CAATGCCCGCATTTGACCTTATTTTAGTCTAGTCCGCAGGAATAAAATCATATTATTTCTTCTCCTTTAAAATAACTTTTCCTTCCATTACGCCATAGTTGGACTTCTCCTGAAATGTCCAAGTCTCAGCTTCTTCTCCTTCTCGCATAGGACGAGTAAGATACCAAAGATTGTTGTCTTTCCAAGTGACTTCAGCTAATTTTTCTCCAACAGGCAAATCAATATTTATAGTGCCGCCATACCATATTACCGCACCCGCTGCATCCCAGTAATACGAACGCAGCAGCTGCCAAAACCGCAATTTTCTTTTTCATAGATTCTCCTTTCATTTCAAATCAACATTATAATCCATCTTTATAGTGTCTTCTGGAACATAGATATTATATTTATCACTATAAAAAATCGGTGAACCAAATATAAGATTAACTGTTTGGTTAATAAAGATTGGCTTATAAGCATCTACATGCGGGACAACATCGTTTTTGAGGTAGATTTGTGAATGGTTTCATCCATATTTTTATATAGATATGTAATTTTTAAATAGCCATCCGCATTTCTAAAACATGTAGCATAAATATTATCTTGCAATGCAACGATGTCATGAGACTCTACTGGGTCTGGAACATACTTTACTGAATTTGTTACCACTAATTGCGGCTCCAGTAAATACAAAAGCTAAAAACCATCCTACAAATCCACAAAAAGTACCTCCTATAAAACCCAAGCCTTCATCACGAATAACCTTGCCCATAAATACTCCGAAAATACAAGCGAGTACAATCCATATCATAAAGTTGACTCTTTTCTAAAAAAATGCTATAATATTATTATATAAGAATTAGTCTGACACGTTAGGGAGTGTAAACATGTTCCTCATATTTTCCGCATACATTTACTTCACGATTGCACATTTGCTGTTCACTGTTCCAACAGCCACAACCTTTCATACAAGTTTCTTTAATACGTTCAGGATTTTTAACCGGAAATACTGGACCACGCTGAACCATCTTTTCAATTTTAATTGGATTTGTTTCAAAATCACACTGGCAAGATGTTTTACAAGTCTTGCAAGTATTAAGATGATGTTCATAACAAGAGCTACAGAAAGCGTGGACCCATCCCTCTTCAACCTCTACGACAGCTCGTGAAAGCGAAGGAATAATCGGCTCGCCGCAAACTGCACAAATAAGTAGATTGTCAGTATTATAAAAATAACCTTTTGAACAAAAATCATTCTCAGGGTCACAGATAATTGAAGTCAGCCTACAGTAGTGATGATCCTTCAAATGAATGCACTGCCCGCATGTTTTAGTTGTTTTCTCGTTTGACAATTTTCTTTCCCTCCTTTGGATTGGAAAATTCAATAACATTATCTTCTTCAAGAGCTTCGAGATGAATATCGGCTAATTCATCTCTGTAATAAGCTTCGATTGCGGTCATAGCTTCGGCATACGAGTCCGCAAAAGTACAACCAGAAAATTTCTCAAGCTCGCAGTTATCCTCTCTAACTCGAGTTCCCCAGAAAATAAATGGATACATAATGTCACTCCTTTCGATTTAATACTGTCTTTAGTTTCATCTCTTCTACCATAAGAAGATGAAATATTGCTTCAGCTCCAATAGGAGCGACAGTAATTTAACGTATGCGATTTTGTCTACTTTCTCGAATACCGTCATTTAGATTCTCTCCTGCATTGTAAGTCCATAACGACCATAAAAATCTCTTTTTAAGATGGATTTTGCTATTGTGTCGTATGCGGACACGATACGAGATTGGTCAGTTCTGTCGGCTTTAAAGATATCAAGCGGACCTTCAACTGGCTCCTCTCCTGGATAGATGGATTCGATGATTTCACCGAAGATATAGCCATCGTGACCAAGGATTTCAAACATATAATGTTCACGAAGATAGGAATAATCATTTAAAGATAATTCATTCCATAAGAGGTCGACTTCTTTGCGGGAAATCTTCATTCCCCAGTAAAATACACCCTGCATATTTTTTATCATTTCCTTTCTTTATCTTATGTATATATAATAACAAAATTTTAATAAAAAATCAATTAGCTACAAATGAGTTGTAGGACAAGATATGACAAAATTATAAAAAGGAATTGTATTATCTCTTGGAAAGGAGGTTTTATCATGGCAAGAAGAGACGATATGACTAAAGTTTCTTTTCGTGTTAGTATTGATGAAAAGAATAAATTAACAAAGTTTGCAGAAGAGAATGACTTGACTATTTCTCAGATTATTCGTCGTTCTGTAAAAATGTTTTTAGATAGCCAAGAGGCAAAAGACGAAGAATAATTGAGAGGGGATTTAAAATGTCAAAACAAAATTTTAAGATTATTTACTCTTTGAGAATACATCTTAAGTTACAGGAGATGGGGTTTAAATATCTTACAGAGATGAAGAATCCACAGAATATGCGGTTTAATTGCTGGGTTTATGAGGCTACGCCGCAATTATTGGAGGCGTTTGATAATATCTTACGAGAAGTGGAGGATGTATAATGGCACAAGATGTAACTTTTATCGTCCACAGAGAATGGTTAGATAGTATTAAAAATCTTCCAATAGAACAGCAAGATAAAATTATTGCAGAATTTGTGCGGTACGGGACTGATTTGGGGTTAAAGCACCCAGATGATGCGTTGACGCAATCTTTTGTAAATATTTTAAAAAGTCGTATAGATTTTAGCAAAAATAAATATGAGAAGAAAGTTCAAGCCGGAAAAAGCGCTGGAAGAAAGAAGAAAGTCGATGACGACGAAATTTTGCGCTTAGCTCTTGGAGGAATGAAATCTGCGGAAATTGCAGAAAAGCTTGGAGTTAGTAAAAGTACAATAGACCATTCTGATGGATGGAAGAGGAGAAATTTGTAATTTTTGCAAAAATTAAATTGCAAAAGTAGATTTTTTTCTATGCTTTTTTTGCAGAATTTTTTGCAATTTGCAAAAGGATCTTCGAGGCAATTTTAACAAAATTGCAATTTACCAATTTTCTGTTTTTGCAAATTGCAAAAATGGACACTGGAAAAATCAGGATTTCAATTTGATTTTGTTAAAATGTTTGCAATTTGCAAAAATCGAATTGTTGCAAAAGTAGATTTTTTGTTAAGTTTGCAAATAGCTATCTTATATCTTACAATTTCTGCAAAATTACAAATTCTGCAAAAATTGTTGGTTTGCAACGATAACACTTCGTGTTATCTTATGCAAACGGCGCTCAGTTTTTGCCTGGCGGGGGATAAAAGGGCGAATTGGATTATATTGTAAGAGATCAAGGATTGAAATCAAAACCGACTGTAAACTCGCCAGAGTTTATTGCGGTCTTGGCTCTTTTAGTAGAAAGAAAGGGAAGGTAGGTTAATAAAATTTTATATTTTTATAAAAATTAATGAGATTTTATAAAACTTTATAGAATTTGGTGGAATTTGGTGGAGTTTTATGAAGTTTGGTGAAATTTCATGGAGTGTCATGAAGTTTGGTGGAGTTTTATGAAATTTCATGGAGTGTCATGAAGTTTCATGGAATTTGGTGGAGTTTGGTGGAGTTTTATGGAATTTGGTGGAGTGTACCTGCCCCCCGGCACGCCTGGAATCACTTCTCACTTTTTCTCCCTTCCCCTCTCCGTTTTATATGAGTCTATCTCACTTCTAACTCAATCTAACCAAATAAAAAAAGCTCCCATGAAAACTTGTTCATGGAAGCTTTTTTCGTGGCAATTTTTATTACAGACCCATATCTTTAAGGAAGTCGGCAATCGGATCTTTCTTACCGCCAATAGTCTGCGGTTTGCGTGTAATATTAAGTTTTGCTTTCGGTGTCTCACCATCAAGCATCTTCAGAAGTTTAAGCTGCGGAGCCAGCTGAACTTTTATCTCATCAATAGTTGCTACAAGGAACTCTGCTGCCTCATTCAAGTCTGCATCTGTTACCTCACCAAGGTCCATCTCCGGAATATATGTTTGGATATATTTTGCAAGCGGCACTACTATTGCCTTTGCATCTGCAACCTTAACGCTTGCTGCACGTGCCTCTGCCTCTGCTTTAACCCGAGCATTAGCCTCATTCAGTACCTTTGCGTACTCTGCTGCCAGGTCATCTGCGCTCTGTCCATTCTGAATTGCCGCCATTAAATCTTCTACTCTAACCATAATCTCTTTTCTCCTTTTTGAAATGAATTATTTATCTTTCTTTATCTTATGTATATATTATATAATAATTTTTATAAAAAATCAATTGGAAGAATATTGCGGGCCTGCTGCCGTTCGCATATCCTAAGCCATATGATAAGATTAAACTGGGCAGCAGGATACTTTAATGCGGCCGGGCCGCTTCTATATTCTTTCCTTTTGGATTTAATATTATTATATCAAAAATTAAAACATAAATCAATTTGCTTCGCAAGATTTGAAACGGACAAACTTTTGCAAGAGGTAAACTTTGCTCTACTGGACTCGTTCTATCTCTGCTATTGGACCAATTTTTTCAGAGGAGAGAGAAGAAAAATTTTTGTTGGCAGCAGGCTAAGTTTGTAGCAATGTTGCGGCCATATGGGAAAATTAACGCGGCGCGCCGGTCGCCCAATAGGTAAAAAAATTTTTGAAGGGCCAACTTTCTGCCGGCGCGGCGGGCATATGCGCCCGGGCCCGGGCTGCCAAATAAAACGGGTCGCATATGGGGGTTGCATCAGGCGGCGCGGCCCTGATGGCAATCAGGATTGTGCAGGTTGCACAAAAAAAAAGAGATTTCGGGAAAAAAGATTGTGCAATTTGACGATGCGATTTTATTTGACTTTTTTTGAAAGATGTGGTATAATGCGAATTCCGGCTGCGCCGGCCGCCTAAGGGCGGGTCTAAATTGATTATAGCACACTTATGGGGTTTTGTCAAGTGGTAATTATAAACAAAAAAGAGGGCTTCTGCCCTCTTAATTTTTGTGAAATATTTTTTTTCACCAAGGAATTTTTCTATTCAAATCGAAATCAATTTGTAACAACTTTGCAATATTTCTTGCGTCCTTTTCGCTGAGTCGACCCGCCCGTACATGACTTTCTAATGAACCTCTATAGACCATTTGTTCGCCCCCTTTAGCAGTGTTCAAATGTAAGTAATGCGTTATCGTAACCATCTTCATTTAAAACCACAACCGCCTTGCAGTAAATATCACAGCCAGGAGAATCGAACACGTGGTCTGAGTCGATTGAATATTCAAAACCCATGCTTTCCGCAATCTGACCGAACACAGTATCAAAGTTATCATCATTTTCATTTATGTCGTAAATATCACCATAGCTATCTACGAAACCTCTTTTAATCATTTCATCAAGAATTTTATTAATCATTTTTAATACCTCTCTTTTATTTTATAAATAAATTATACCATAGCTTTTTTATTTTGTCAATAACTTTTTTTGTAAAACGTGGTTTTTAATTATTCCACGCTTTACAATCAATGTCAGAGTTCATAGCAAGACACGCTTTAAAAATTTCTTTTTCAATCATCACATCTTCTAAACCTGTGTGACTTTCAACAAAATCAACATTGTTTGTTAAGTATCTGTAAAGGATTTCTGCCGTCAAACGTGGGCGGTTGCCACTCATTACAAAATCATTTTCAATACAAAAGTTTTTGTAATTTTCATCTTTTGCGAAAGTCTGTCTTGCCATTTTCAAAGAATCCCAGATTTCACAGCCAAAAGGAAAGAAATATCTGTATTTTGATTTAGTTAGCCATCTTTGTGTTCTCTGACAACTTCTATAATCAAAACGTGCGTTGTGTGCGATAATTGCACTCACTTCAAAGTTTTTACAATCATCATGCAACTGTTTTCTAATGTTTCTGAATGTTTTTAACTCTCTAACGCCGTTTTTAATATCTTCCCAGTATTGCGGGATTTTGTCAGCAAAGTAAGCGTTTGCCATCATTTCTTTGTCAAGAAAAACATCAGCCACAACAAAAGACCTTGTTTCAACGACCTCAAAATGTTCATTTAATACAGCATAGCCCACATCATAACAAAAAGGGTCATCAAAGCCGTTTGTAGTTTCAGTGTCAAGTACGATGTAATTCATTTTTATTTACCTCTCTTTTCTTTTCTCTCTTAACTTATGTACTTATTATAGCAGATGTTTTCTTGTTTGTCAACAACTTTTTTCAATTTTTTATCCCGTTTTGGGGCGAAAAGCCACTATTTTGTGGCTTTTCTATGCTTTACAAGCTTTAAACTGTACTCATTTTCACCAATTTTGAATGAAATTTCTTGTCCAGCATTTATAATTTCACAATTTTCTGCGATTTCTGAACAAAAACCGCAAACTTTTTCGAGAAATTCTACTTTTTCTGCATCTTTTGGACGTTTCTTTTTGTCGAATTTGTAGTTTGTGGGAGTTTTTCGAGTGCCTGTTTTTGTGGCTTCCTTTGCGACTTTTTGCTGTTCAGGTGTCAAGTCGAAAGGTGTGGGGCGGTTGTGGTCAATCTCATTGTCCCACCATTCTTCTGTGGCTTTCTCTTCTAACGCTTTAAAGTCTGTGATTTTCTCGTTAGGATTTTTGTCAATATACTTGTCAACCCAGTTGTCAAGCCATTCCTGTGTAGGATAATTGATTTCTGTCTTTTTCATTTACAACACCTCTTTCATTTGATAAATCTATTATAGCACATGGCTACTGGATTGTCAAGAACTTTTTTTAAATTTCCCTAGTGGGGAGGGGGATTATTCCCCCTCGTTTTCAGTTACAACCTTTTTAGAAAAGTATGCTTTTCTCTTTTCCTCTGTTCTTTCAACCAGACCAGAGTCTTTCAGCTGTCTAACCAGTGCGGAAACACGCTGATTTGAGAGGTCAGCCAGTTCTACAACCTCTTTCATCAGTTCAGAGATTGTGTACTTTTTGCCAACTTCCATGAATGAGAGAATAGCTTTCTTGTACTCCTCATTTGCTTTCTGTGTGGCAGTAGGCTTTCTTTCAGCAGAGTTCTTTTTAGAAATAGATTCTTTCAGAGCTTTCAGCTTTTCAGTTACCTCTTTATTATCCTCAACTGCTTTCATAGCGATTTCCAGTGCTTTTACATAAGTCATTTTGTTTGTCATAGTATCATTCTCCTTTTTGATTGAAATTTGTTTTTGTTTTCTTTGTGTCTTTATTATAACACATCTCTATTCAGTTGTCAAGTTTTTTTTTATTTTTTTCTAAGTCATTTTTGTTTTACCTCTCTTCCTTTATCTTGTATTTATTATATCATGCTTAGAAGCATTTGTCAAGAGGTTTTTTTATTTTTTTTCTTTGAGGATTTTTTATTTCCTTTCCTCTTGACACTATTATAATACCACACCTCACCGCAGATTGCAAGCATTATTTCAAAAAATATTGCACTAATTTCGGGATTTTTGCCAGCTTATTTTTGTGCAATATTTTCTCTTGACAAATGGTGAGGAGTATGTTATAATCGAAATTCTGCCCGCGCCGACTGTGCGCGGGCCGCCCAAATTGTCAACTGAAAAATTATACAAAAATAAGAGCCAAAAGGCTCTTATTTTCTACTTGACATCAATCTCTAATTTAAAGTCACTGTCTGTTAAATAATTCACCATCGAATCAACTTCATCACAGCCATTGACCATCATCAAGGAAAATTCTGTTTCTGTGTAAGTGTTTAACAGCATCCGCACTGTTTTACCCTTTGCATAAGCGTAACCGCACTCCCAGGCTGTGCCACTGTCTGAATACATTCCGAAGTTCAGAACCCACACTTCATCACATTTGTCGATTGCATCAATGTCTTCCATGAACACTTTGTGTCCCCACTCTTTGTTAGGCATTTCCCACGCATTTTCAATTTCATGCTCTATTGGCGCATACACATCAATTCCCTGTGACCGCATCTTTTTAATAATCTGCTGATAAACTGTCATTTCTCTTTCTTTGAACCAAGGACTTGCTAAATAAACTTTCATTTTTTTTACCTTTCTATCTCTTATTTATGTATTTATTATACAGCATTTCTTTCCAGTTGTCAAAACTTTTTTTTATAAAGTTTTGCTTTCAGTTACAAAATACTTTGCATTGTATTTGTCAAGTGACTTTTTAACTGCGGCACTTTCCCGCTGTGTAGCACAATAGCAATTAATTAAAATGTATTTATCAATATCAATATAATTGCAAGGAATACCGCAAGCCTTTAAATCTGAGATTAAATCTTCCCATTCAAACCTACTGTCAACAGTTGCTTCTACTTTCCACAGTTTGTCTTTTCTTGCTTTTTCTTCACCCCACTTTACAATCCATACACCGATTAAGTTAGCAAGAAAAGTTACAACAACTTTCTGCCACAGCGGAAAATCTGCAACCGTGTAAATTAACACAATGTTATAATAACTATAGTAGCCCGCAGAGATTAAAGCGGCTATTGTTTTTCCCGATTTGATTGTTACAATAGATTTGATTGTGGAAAATACCACGTTGATGATTGTTAAAAAGCTAAATAAAATTAACATGTTCATTCTTTATCACTCACTTTCTTTTTCTTTTATTATACACCTACTTGTGGATTTTGTCAAGGACTCTTTTAAAGTTATTCTTGTTACAATTTTTAATAATTCACCTGTTCTTCTATCATAATAAATAGTTGCTTTTGTACCAAGAGGACAAACATAATCATCAATAGAATAAATTTTATCTCCCTGTTTATTTTCAAATTCCATTGTAGTAGAATCACTGTCCTCATGATAGATTTTCTTTGTTGCGGTCACCTCTGCATGTTTTGGCGCACTATTATAAAACAGTAGGCTAATAACTACAACTGAAATGATAACTGATAAACCGATTCCCTCTAATATATTATGCCATACTTCCATAACTCATTTCCTCACTTTCTCTTGACTTTCAATCATGTTATCAAAAAACATTGCTGAAAATTCATCACCTTGTTTTTCGCTTACTCTGTATGCAATCCATTCCATAACAACATCAATGCCGTGCATGAATTTTTCATCACCATTTTTTGCATCATACTTGCCGACCAACAGACCGCACTCACTATTCATCATGTCATTAAAAACGATTCTGTACGCATCTTTTACTGTATCTGTCATTCTTTCTTACCTCTCTTTCTGATACTATTATAACTCACTACTGGAATTTTGTCAAGCCTTTTTTTCCTCTCTTAAAATTTTATTGATTTGATTTTTAATGTCTTTCAAATCATCAAGAGTGCAATACACCTTGTCGCCCCAACCGCCTTTAATTGTAAAAGGATAATTTTTATCTGTACTTTTTTCGACTGTCATTGTTATCAACCTCTTTCCCCTTAACTTTGATTTAATTATACACTACTTCTGGATATTTGTCAATAGGTTTTTTAAAAAATTTTTTGTCCCGTTCTATTGGGGGCTTTCGCCCGCCGGTCCGGCATGGCGTCCGAACCGGCAGAAAAGGAGGAAATCAAAATTTAAGTGAATGATGGACTTGCGGGGAGTCGAACCCCGACCCTTGCAGGTTCTCTGCGGTGACGGCTTCCAACACTACAAGCCCAGAGTGGTGAGGGGCAAAGCCCCTCTTTTCATCACTCTTCAATTTCTTCGTCTGTCACCACCTTTTTAGAGAAGTACGCTTTTCTCTTCTCTTCTGTTCTTTCCACAAGACCCTCTTCTTTGAGCTGTCTTACAAGTGCAGATACTCTCTGGTTAGACAGGTCAGCAAGTTCCACGACTTCTTTCATCAAGTCAGTGATTGTATATTTCTTGCCGACTTCCATAAATTCAAGGATTGCAGTCTTGTAACCCTCGTTTGCTTTCTGAGTAGCTGTCGGCTTTCTCTCAGCAGAATTTTTCTTTGCGATAGATGCTTTCAGAGCGTCCAGTTTGTCATAGACTTCCTTGTTCTCTTTTACAGCGTTCATAGCGATTTCAAGTGCCTTTGCGTATGTCATTTTGTTTGTCATAGTATCAATTCCTTTCTTGTTTGAATGTTTTATTTATTTGTTGTATTTATTATATCACAGGTTCAGAAGTTTGTCAAGGCTTTTTTTATTTTCTTTTTTAAGTTCCTTGTTTCTTTCCTTACCTTGTATAATCATTATAACAGGTTTTAATCAAGTTGTCAAGAGGTTTTTTAAGTTATTTTTTGTGGAGAGTATCAAATTTCACTTCACACGATTATGCGTCGTGGAGAGGTTTGTTTCTTCATCTCCTCTTGACATCTTAATTATATCACAGGGGAAGTAGTTTGTCAAGCCTTTTTTTAATTTTTTTAAAATTTTTTATTTTGTAGACTTGATGTCTTTCCTTACCTTGTAAATAAATTATAACAAATTTTTTCCAAAAAATCAAGAGGGAATATTGCACAAGATTATGGGAAAATCTTTGTGCAGTTTTTCGCCCGATTTTTCTTGACAAAAATGCTGGGGTATGGTATAATTGCGAAATTCTGCCCGGCACAACCATCGCCGGGCCGCCCAATTTGTCAAGTAGTAATTATGCACAAAAATAAGAGCTTTTCAACTCTTATTTTCTACAGTTCAAAATATTCAATCATTCGCTGTTTTTCATCTTCTTTTGTCAGACAATTCACAAATTTTATTTTTTCTTCTTTAGAAAGTCTTTCATTGACAACTTTGAACTTGCACCAGAAAGGATTTATTCCATGTTTAAGAAGTAATGGAAAAACTTTGAAATATTTAAGAGTTACAAACCAACCTTTTACAGCTTCCAGACCTTCAACAATCCATTCCAGAGGGAGATACAGATATTCATTTAAGCCCTCGACCGCACCAATAACAATTCCTTTAATCATTTCTATCAACCTCTTTCTTTATTTTATGTATTTATTATATCATGGGGTTGACTATTTGTCAACCCCTTTTTTATTATTTTCGTGGTGCTGATAAAACGATTTTGTACTTTGTTCCCTCTGACATGAAAACAATCTCACGTTCTGGGTTAGTCACCTCTAAGTTATCAGCTCCCGCATTTTCCAGACATTTTTTGATTTCATCAATCAGAAATCTTTTGCCAGTGTTTTCCGCTCTTTTACGCTTTGTCGTATCGAACTTGTAGACTGTTGGCTTTCTGTTTGCCTGTCGTGCTTTCTTTGCACTCTTGCGTTGTTCCTCTGTCAAATCTCCATCAATGTCACTGGTTCGTGTCATGTGGTCGATTTCTTCATCATCAGCGATTAACTGAATTGCTTCTTCTCTTGTGATTCCAAGAGTGTTCATGTGTTTCATAATCATTTCTTCTTTATTCATAGGCTTTCCTCTCTTTCATTTGATACATTTATTATACATTACTTTTGGAAATTTGTCAATACCTTTTTAAAAAATTTTTTGCCCCGAATCGGGGGAGTTAGTTGAGGCTTACGCCTCAACCTCCTCTGTAACCTTTTTAGAGAAGTAAGCCTTTCTCTTTTCTTCTTCTCTGAGAACTAAGCCGTCCTCTTTAAGCTGTCTCACAAGTGCAGATACTCTCTGGTTTGACAGGTCTGCGAGTTCAACCACACCTTTCATTAACTCTGTGATTGTGTACTTTTTACCTATTTCCATGTATGCGAGAATTGCTTCTTTGTAACCCTCGTTTGCTTTCTGAGTTGCTGTTGGCTTTCTCTCTGCGGAGTTTTTCTTTGCAATTGAAGCCTTTAATGCTTCGAGCTTCTCAACTACTTCCTTGTTATCCTCAACAGCTTTGATTGCGATTTCCAGTGCTTTTACATAAGTCATTTTGTTTGTCATAGTATCAATTCCTTTCTTATTAAGAGATTTATTATTTGTTTTCTATGTCTTTATTATACATCATCTTTATTCAGTTGTCAAGTCTTTTTTTTATTTTCTTTTCGGCGGACTTCTCATTTTCTTTACTTCCTTTCTTTATCTTATGTACTTATTATACATTATTTTGTTTCATTTGTCAAGACTTTTTTTAACTTTTTTTTTATTTTTTATTATGCGGCATAATAGCCAACATAACCGCCGATAACATCAGCAAAGTAAAGTGCGTCATCATAATTTTCAAAACCGCAAACCTTTTTGTCAGTTCCATCGAATACATAATACATACACATTTACCTCTTTCTTTCTTTAAGCCTTTACCTCTTTGACAATTATAATTATATCACATCTGAGCCAAAAGTCAATAGTTTTTAAAAAGTTATTTTTTTAACAAAGTCCCCATTTGTTTGGGGGCTATCCTCTTTATCTGAAAAGAGGATAGCACTTGTGGAAATCTCTGCTTTTACAATCCCACTGATGAGCGTTTTTTGTGAACTTTTTGTGCATTTTATAGCAACGAACAAAAATGTCTTTTTCAATCATTGCGTCACTTAATGCAGTATGTTCTTCTGTATATTCTGCATTATCTGTAATAAATGCGTAAACACTTTCTGCGGTTGTGGCACAAGTCTTTCCGCTACTAGATTTAAAACCATTTGCCACACAAAATTTTCTATAACCTTTTAAGTGTGTAATTGTCTGTAATGCCATTAAATAAATGTCGATAAATTCAAAGTCGTTTAACAGTTCACGACAAATTGTTTTCTTGAAGTCAAAAGCTGAATTGTAAGCCTGTACATACTTTACATTGTAGAACTTGCAAAGATTTCTTACAACCTCAACAGCATCTCTTTCTGTTGCTACTGCTGACATTGTACCATTGTTTAAACGCTCCTCATAAATGTGGAAATTCTTTTTTGCGTAACTGTCTTTTTTAATGTCGTTGTAATGTTCCATAACTAACATAGAAGCTGTTGCAAAAACATTTCCATCTTTGTCGTGAATAACACAACCTAAATTGTACATTCCTTTTGGATTTGCAGCTCCCCCAACAGTTTCAGTATCCAGTGTGCAGTAAATTGTTTTTCTCATTTTTATCAATTCCTTTCTTTTCTTTATCTTATGTATTTATTATAGCACCGATTGTTTATTTTGTCAAGAGTTTTTTTCAACTTCTGTAAAATTAATTTTTAAAGCATTTAAAATGTCAACCGCTTCCAGTTTGTGATTCTCACAAAGCACCTCACCCTTGTTAGCATCCACTAATTGTTCCCACTCTGGTTCGTGAACTAAAATCAGATGCTTTTCATCTTTTGAAAAGTAACAAGGACAAAAACACTCGCAGTCTTTCTTTCCTTTACCATGTAAACCAGCCCAGCATCCTTCAAGCTCCGCACATCTGTAACATTTATTCATTGTTTTTACCTCTCTTTCATTTGATACATTTATTATAACGCCTTTTGGTTCATTTGTCAAGCACTTTTTTAAAATTTTTTTGCCCCGTTTTTACATGGGTGAAAAAGGCAGACTTATGTCTGCCTAAACGTTAGAAGTTAGTTGCGTCTTTCTTAATTTTTGTTTCTGTTGTACTGTTATTCAAATAATTGAACATTGATAAAATTTCCTTTAACTCATCAATAGAAACGAGGTTGTTGTTATTAATAATAACAACCCCGTTAGAGTCTCCCACACGTAACTCCGCATTTGCGTTTTCTAATTTCATTGTAACTGTTTTCATCATGCCTTATTCCTCCGCAAACTTTTCTAACCATTCATTGAATTTTGTATCAATCCAATAGCCAAAAGAACCGCAAGTGTAACCGCCCGCAAGTCCTAAAAATACAACCCATGCGGAAGGCTCATAGTTTGATACTGCTAACACAACTCCTATCAGTGTAAATAATGCTAACCATGCTTTCTTGCTTAAACGTTCTTCCATTTTTATCAACCTCTTTCTTTATTTTCTATAATTATTATAATATATTTTTTTTAATTTGTCAATAGTTTTTTATCTTTTTCTCAAATTTTTGTAATTCCTCTGTCTCTTAAATATTCACCAAAGCTGTCAGCGTCCAGAGTATCGGCAAGTTCTTTCATTGATGCACTCAGTTTCTTGTACACACAACGAACCTCGATAGGCTTGAAGTTTTTAGCTGTGATTGCTGTTGAGCAATAATCTTCTACGTTGCTTAATCGAACAACTGGTTTTCTGAAAATATTTTTTGAAAGTTCAGCGTTCATAAATAAATCATCTCGAACTAAGTCAACCAGTTCGTCAAAAGTTTTGATTGTAAAGTTTAATGTTTCTGCTTCTTCTGGAACAAGGTATCTCACATGTTTCCAGATACTTGTATCAACAAAGTTTTTCCAACCCTCCATTTTGTATTCAAATCTATAATCATAAATCTCTTTCATTTTTATTTTCCTCTCTTTCATTTGATACATTAAGTATAACACATAATGTTGAGTTTGTCAACACATTTTTAAATTTCTTTTTTTCGCTTCTTCTGTTGTCAGTCCATACATTTTCCAAGGGTCGTAGAATTGTCTCATCAACAGTATCACACATTTTATTATTGACATTGTAATCATAGTAAAACCACTTTTTACACTCCCATTTTAACGGACAATGGTAGCAGGTTGTTGTGGTTGCTACAGTGTCCATGTTGATTGCTAGTAACGCTTTTATCTTAATCATTTTGATTACCTCTCTCTCTTAACTTGATTATAGTATAGCATAATTACAGGAGAATGTCTATAGGCAGATTGCACAAAGATTTTGCCAAAAAATTGTTGAATTTCTCTGTTTTGCACAAATTCCGGCCGAAGCGCTTGTCGCCGGCTGGCCATTTTATCACACTTCTCCATTCTTGTCAACTTGGCAAATTGCACAAAAAATGAGCTGAAATTTCAGCTCATTTTTTTACTGTTCCTTTGTTACACTTTTCATAAGCGACCGCAACTCCGCAACTCCAAAAGTATCCATGTACGCGGTCATTGCTTTTTTCAAATCTGCTGTCCTCTTGGCTCTCAACTGTCCTGCCATCCAGCTGTATTCTTCTTCTGTTAAATCTATAGGCGCACACGCTTCATCTCTTAAATAATACATTGTATCAATTCCTTTCTTTACTTTATACATTTATTATACTGCCTTTTGGCTTATTTGTCAAGTATTTCTTTTTTAAATTTAAAACTTTTTTGTTTTCCGCATTTCTTGCAAGTGCAAATAATTTCATGCTTTTCAAAATCTTTTGTGCGTCCAGAGATTAAATCCGTGGGAGTTCCAACAAACTCACTTGTCCAGTAGTAATCATGTTTAAAACAAATCTTTTTCATTGTATCAACCTCTTTCTTTATTATGTCTTTATTATACAGTATCTTTTGGTTTTTGTCAAGTCTTTTTTTTGGAATGCTTAGAAGAATTTTCTAAGCGTTCCAAGAATGTCGTTTACATCAAAACTGTTTTCACCCCATTCTTCTCTGTTGCGTTCTTCATCATCAAAAAGCCAACCGTCACAATCAACAACTGTACTTTTTGGTGTGCCATAGTTTACAATTTTAACCTCGTCCCATTCAACGCTCGGCAGATGTTTTTCGAGCCATGCAAGTTTTACGCTTGTTACTGCGGTGTTGTAAGCTGTCGAACCGCACTTGCTTAACCAACTTACAATGCCGATTCTGTAACCATTTTCCTGTAATTTGTGAAGCAGTCTTGCAAATACTGAAAAGTTGAAAAGCGGTCTTGCAATTGCGTAAGGTGTAGTGTCCTCATTTTCCAGATAGTCTAACCAATTATCTACACCATAGAAGTTGGCAAGTGTGCCGTCCATGTCAAAGTAGATTGTTCCTTTTGTTTCCATCATTTTCTTAATTGTATTGTTCATCATAATTATCAATTCCTTTCTTTTTCCTTTTCTTTAATTATATTATATACTATCTTTTATAATTTGTCAATACCTTTTTTAAAAAACTTGCAAGGTATAAAAACCATCATTTCTTTTCAGATACGCAAGAACTTCAGTTCTTTCTTTTGAAATGATTTCACCAGTTGTAACATCAAACAGTACAGTTTCTTTTCCTACCATAAGTCCTAAACTTTCCATAATTTTTATTCCTTTCTTTCTTTTGATATATTTATTATAACACTTTTAAAATAATTTGTCAATAGTTTTTTTTATAAAAGTTTTTTAAAGTTTCCTTGTGAGTCAAAATCAAAACCAACGTTTTCTCCATAGGTTTCTGGCTCAACCTCAATGTAATCGTCCTGTTCATAAACAATGTTTACGCCCGCCCTTTTAAAGATTTCTAATAATGTTTCTCTATCTGTCTTTCTTTCTTTCATCTTCCTTACCTCTCTTTCTATTATTATTATACCAGAGGGCTTGTTATTTGTCAAGCCCTTTATTCATTTTTTCCATTTTTTTCTTTCTTAATCTTGCAAGCCTTTTTTCAGTGGTGTAAGTTGCTTTTTCAAATTTAATCTGATAAGCAACGCCATCAATTTCAATGTCACCCGCTTCTGTAAATGGCACGTTATCCCATCCCCATTCCTGACCATAGTATTCAGTTACCATTTTTTCAAATACTCTACCTTTATTATAAATACTTTCTTTACATTCATTTAAGAAAAACTCTTTTGAGCAAAGTGGAAAGCATTTTCCACCCATTTTTAAAATTTCTTTTTGGAATTTGTTTGGTGTGAATCGTAAGCTATAACCTGTATTATCGCTTGACGTATCGAGTTTTGTAACGGCGTCCAGTGTGCTGTCATCTGAAAAAGCAACGTAAACAACTTTTTTATCATAAAATCCATAGATGTATTTATCAGTATAAGCGATTTCTTTATATCCATCAACCAGTGCTTTTTTAATCATTTCTTTCATTTTTATTTCCCTCTCTTTTCTGTTCCCTTATCTTTAATCTTATTATACTCTATCTGATTCGGTTTGTCAAGAACTTTTTTTATTTTTTTTATTTTCTTTAGGGCTGTCAGCCCGAACAGTGAACCAATGGCGTGTCGCTCATCAACCCACTGTTCTGTGGGCTTCCGCATTCCCTTTTCCCTTTCCTTGATTATAATATACCACACCCCAGTCCAATAGTCAAGCATTATCGCAAAAAATAATGCACAAAATTTGCGGTCAAAGTTTGTGCATTATTACCCATTGTGCAAAGTGCCGAATTTCGGGATGCCGACCTGCTGAAATTTTGTGCATTTTTTCTCTTGACAAATGCTGTCGCCTATGTTATACTGAAACAACGCGCGCCAGGACCGTGCGCGCGTCGCCCAAAATAAAAAGGTCAGACCGTAAAAGTCCAACCCTTTATTATAACATGAAATCAAAATCTTGTCAAGGCTTTTTCAACTTCATCTGCTGTACAGCTAATTCCAGTAGCGTACTCAATGTAACCTGCCACCCCCCGCATAATTTGCGGGCTTGCATCTGGGGTTCAATGCGTGCTTGCGTTCCTGTTCTCGCTCATCCGCAATCATGTTGCTAATTGTTAAGCTGTGATTGATAACTGCTTTTACTGAATTCATTGCCATTTGAATTACCTCTCTTTCATTTGATAAACTTATTATACACTCAATACATCATTTTGTCAAGTGCTTTTTTCAATTCTTTTTTATCATTTTTCTTTCTCTTATCATCGAACACCGCAGGTCTTGTACCAACCCAGACCGCACGTTCTTCTTTCTTTGCCTTTTGGATTTGAGCCTTTGTCATGCCTTTGTATTTGAATTGCTCTGCCTGTGCTTTCATTTGTTTTTCTTTACTTTTGGATTTTCTACTCATGTTCTACATCTCCTTTACTATGTATTTATTATACTTTTGTCAACCCCATTTTAAAATTATTCTTCTGCATCTATTGGACAAGTCACAGCTGCTATGAAAGCTAAAAATAAAGTTTCATCTCTTAAACTTGAATCTTCACACAGCTCGCAGAACCAAATGGTCTTTTCATCTTCCATACCTCTTGTCTTGATAACTTCATCCATCATTTCTTTTCTTGTCATTTTAATTACCTCTCTCTCTTAACTTGATTATAGTATATCACAAGAGGCTGAGTTTGTCAACCCCTATTTTGTTTTTTATCTTTCTCTTAATCCATGTATTACTATTGTATGACCGCAGTTATCACAAGTGTAATAGTATTCATCATCACCTTTATTCTGTAATGTTACTAATCCACTAACACCACATCCAATAGCGACCGCAATTATAATTCCCATTATCCACTTTACTACTGGTTTGCTATCCTCTGCAATCATGTTCACAATACACAGTGCCATGAATCCGCCAAGCACCAGACTGAATAAAACTGCCATAATAATAAACTCCACTGTATAACTACCTCTCTTTTCTTTTCTATGTATTCATTATACTACTGGATAACTCATTTGTCAATAGGTTTTTTATTTTATTTTTATTTTTTATTTTGTTTCCCTTTCCTCTTGACACTATTATAATAACACACATGCGGTCACTTGTCAAGTTTTTTAATAAAAAAAAGTGAGGAAAAATCCTCACTTTAAAATCAATCTTCATTCATTTCAATGATAGCATTGCCATCTGCATCACGTCCCCATGAGCCATTGAGCCAACCTGTATACCTTGTTGATACAATTTCATCATCATAGATACATACTGTACCCATGTTGTCCATGACCATTGAACAGAAGTCTCCAACCATCCAGTCCTCAATGCCTGTGAATGACCACTCGTTACCACTAAAGTCTACACAGTACACAACGTCCTCTTCTTCATCAACTTCTGTGACTACTGCCAGAGCTGCATACACATCACGCTCACATGTATCATCTACTGGATTGCTTGCGGCGAGTGCTGTGTTACAGCCTGTCATCATCATCACTACCATCATAATCATCATAATCACTTTCTTCATTGTTCTTACCTCTCTTTCATTTGATAAGTTTATTATACAGTATAACCACCCATTTGTCAAGCCTTTTTTGTAAAATATTTTTTGTTAATTTTTTAACAATCTCTGCCCTATTTACCAAAAAGATTGTTTGCGTTAATTAGCACAGTGTGTACTAATCCAATAGGCTCGTATCATTTATTGTATCATAGATTCGGGAAAAAATCAATGTACAAATTGCACAAGATTTCGCAACGATTTTTGTGCAGGATACCTATTGACAGCAAACAAGGCACGCCAGGACCGCCAGCGCGCCTATGTGTCATGGTATACGTATACCCCTACCCTGGTACCCCTACCCCTATACCCATGGTACCCCATGCCTACTACCTACATACATACATGCATTGATACATTTATTTATTTATTTATTTATCTTATTGTCTTTGTTTATCTTATTATCTTTATCTCTCTTACTCTTCTCTTCTCTCTTGTTCTGCCTCCTCTCGCTCTCTCCTTGCCCTTGGCAAGGCCTGTCCTTGGGCAGAGGCAGCAGGTCTTATCTCTCTTGTATGTGCTAATGTTTTATTTTATTTAATTATCATCCAGTAGTACACATGTATGGTATGGTATGTATGTATTCACATGTACTGTATAGTATATGTGTGTACATCATCTATTATGTATGTATCCAACAGATGTATGTATGTACATAGTGTAGTGTGTATTGTACTGTGTACAAGCGGTCCTGTGTATGTATAGTAGTATACATGGTGTGCTGTATAGTATGGACTACCTGTGCATGGTGTGCCCTTAGTGTATAGTCTATGTGTATCACATACATGCTATACATAGTGTGCTATTTATTCTTTAGTATGTTTGTGTATAATAAAAAGGCATTGTGTATCATACACAATGCCTACCTTAAACTCATTTTAATTTCAAATATTTTTTATCTGTTTTGGCGGGCTCGCAAGATGCAAGGTCACCCCGTCGCTTCTCAGAATAGCGGCAATACCTTTGTTGTGTGTTTCTCAGATACTTCTGAGATAAAAAAGTCATCAAGTGTTAGTGAGATAGTGTTGTAGGGGGTGGTATTTCGGGAAAAAATTTTTTTTCATTTTGATTTCGACTTTGCTCTGGGCAACTTTGACACGAAAAGTATTTTAAGTTTCGGATTTACAAAGCCATCTTTTGACTCAAATATTTATCAACTTCAAAATTACAGATAAATTCATCCAGGTATTCCCATCCCCAATCATTATACATCCATCCCTATCTTTCAAACAAGGTTGTACAAGATATAAAATCTCTCTATAACTTACATCATCTAAGACATATGCCTTATCAACTCTTTGAGCCCCTAATATCTCCCCATCATTTATAGGAAAAATAATAAATTGGGTCCCATCCCCTTTATCTAATTCTTCTTTAGCTCTCTTTCCATAAGAAACGTTTCTACAAAATATTCCAACTTTCATCATTGTTTTTAGTCCTTAAAAGAATCCATAGAAGCTTTGCAAAAAGGTTTAATAGCACACTTTTACCTACTCTTCTTCCTCTACATATTTCTGAAGATTCTCAGGTACTTCAACGCCACATTCTACGAACGCAGCAACGGCTTCCCGCAACTTCTGATCATCATCTATTGGACTTGCCATACAAATACACTGTCTACCATCAATTATAGCTGTAAATAATTCCAAATCAGAACCTTCCTCAAGAAACATTCTATCTCTTAATCCTTTTGGAATTGTAATTCTTCCTAAGCTATCAATTTTTCTGCTTGTGTTTTCAGGAATTAATTGTTTCATCATTGTTCTCATATTTCATTTTTCTCCTTTATACATTTTTTATTAAATTTCTTACCTGTTTCGCAAGGAAAATTATATCTTGTGATGTATGCGTAAAAATGTATCTTTCTCTTTTATCTATCCAATCATCCACGCTCCTTGCGGTTCTTCATAATCTCGGTCCATTCTTCGTCTTCAAAAGGATATATATAACCGGCTTCCCGCATTACTTTAGTAAAATCTGATACAAGCTGCTCCATCATAACTAATATTTTGAAAATGGGTCCTCATTATCCCATCCTTCTGGAAAAATACAATCTAATAAACTATTTAATACGTTTACTAAAAAGAAACATGGCGCACCAATTAAAAATATAAACATTGCCAAACATCTATCAATATTAGAACTTTGCGACATAGGTTCTATAAATTGAAAGCATAATGTGCAGAACATTAATAGCCAAAAGAATACAATAATTTGTAACATTTTATCTTCTCTCCTTTTTTATTTTACATAGACATTTTAACATTTTTTTTCTATTTTGTCAAAAATTTGACTTAGGCTGGGAATTCTGTTATAATATATTTAGGTAATGGAGGTGACTATTATATTAAAATTAGATTATACTCTCACCTCAGCTGAAGAAAGATTAGAGTTAGTAAATAAAATTCTTGAGGAGAATAAAGAGCCCAATGAGGCATATTTAGAAATCCTTGCAGAATACTTAGTAATTCCAATAGAGCGAGAAGAGAGACGACAACATAAGATTTTAACTGACAATCGCATGGCTACAGTTAATAAAAGAGAAACTTCTTTTGAAGGTTTAGTCTCCCAACTTGAAAATGGCGAAGATGGTATTTATAATTTATTAGATGATGGAAAAGGTAAAACAACAATATTTCAACCAAAAGTAACAATAACTAAAAAAGATGTAGAAGAAATTCCCTATTTAAAACAGATAAGAGATGCTATAAAAGTTTGGGAAGAAAAATTAAAAACCGCATCAGGTAGAGAAGCTTTTATTATTAAGAAAGCCATTATTAATTTGCGGAAAGACCAATACGTTATTAAAAATTCATATAAAAAACCAATCGTGTTTAGTAGAATAACACGTTCAAAACATATTACTAAATTTGAAGATTCATTTAGATTTGATGATGAAAATTATATTATTCCAGAAGGATATTCATTTTGCGACCCTGCGGTTTGTTCTGCAATCCTTTGCAATTACTCTCGTTTAAAAGAAGAAGGGTTTGGGGACTTTGAAGGTGATGCGTGGTATATGATGGAAGATTTTGATGATTTATGCGGACGTGCATTGTCCGACTATCCCTTATATGAGCGTATTGTGTCGGACAAGATTGACGGCATGCAAAATATTGAAATACAGGCCGATATTGAAGAACAATTTGAAGTTAAACATAGTTTAGAATATATTTCCAGCTTATGGAGGAAAAAGATTCCGAAGATTATTGCTTCACAAGCCGAAGATGATACATTAAATTGGTATTTTCTTAATAAAGAAAAAGGTAAATATAAACGTTGCAGTAGATGCGGCGAGATTAAATTAGCACATAATAAATACTTCAGTAAAAATAAGACAAGCAAAGATGGATTTTACAGTATTTGTAAAAAATGCCGAAATAAAAAGGACAAGAAATAATAATTTCGGACATCCAGAAGTCTTAGTTAGTAAAGGGGGAATTTATTATGGCAGCAGGAGATACAAGATTCTGCGATAAATGTAAAAAAACAATTAATGAAAAAGAATTTTATGGTTCAAATAATTTAGAGAAATATCCTGACGGAAAATTAAATACTTGCAAAAAATGTTTAACTATGCATGTAGATAATTGGGACCCTAATACTTACCTATGGATTCTACAGGAGTGTGATGTACCTTATGTTCCAGAAGAATGGCAAAAATTGCTTGCGAAATATGGTCAAGATAGAAGTAAAGTTACAGGAGTAACAATTTTAGGCAGATATCTTTCAAAAATGAAGTTAAAGCAATGGAAGCAATATCGTTGGAAAGATACTCAGTTTTTGCAAGAATTAGCCGATCATAAGACAGAAGAAGCGATGAAAAGAGCTGGATATGGTGCGGCCGAGATTACCAAAGTAGTGATGGAAAATCGAGCTACAATACCAAAAGGAGACGTAGAAGTTCCGGTATACGATGACAGCTCATATATGAATATGTCGGACGCCGGCTTGGGAGCTCCGCCCGCAGACGATTACTTTGCCGATGAAGGCGATGATGATATTTGTGCTGACTTAACTGATGAAGATAAAAGATATTTGCGGCTTAAATGGGGAAAAGCATATAAACCCGAAGAATGGGTCCGACTGGAACAACTCTATTTAGAGATGAAAAAGTCATATGATATTCAAGGCGCGGGTCATGAAGATGTATTAAAGTTAGTATGTAAGGCCTCATTAAAAACTAATCAGCTTCTGGATATAGGAGATATTGATGGCGCTCAGAAAATGTCAAAAATGTATGACATGCTTATGAAGTCTGGTAAGTTTACTGCGGCACAGAATAAAGCTGATAATGGAGAGTTTTTAAATTCTATTTCAGAGTTTGTAGTATTATGTGAAAAAGAAGGTTTTATACCTCGTTATTATACAGAAGGTCCAAAAGACAGAGTTGATGAAACTATTTTGGATTTAAAAGATTATACTCATAGTCTTGTTGTAGAAGAAATGAATTTAGGTAATCTTATTGAAAATGCTGTTAAACAAATGGCTATTGAAGAGTCTAAAGAAGAAGATGAAGATGTTGAGGAAGAATTATCATTTGAAGAGATTGAAGCTTTAAAAGATGAGGACTTTGAGGAATATGGAGATTTCATTGAAGAGCAAGAAGAAGACGATGAAGAAATGTTAAGACAAATTCAGGAGGACAGATAATATGGCTTTACAAGATTTATTAGATTTATCTGATTCTCGAAAAAAAATTGGTCTCTCAGAAGAGCGTGTGCGGGCTGTTATAAGCATAGGCCGCCAATACATTGCCTATTGGAGAGAATATCCTGATATGTTTGTTGACTACCTTTTGGAAATGGGAAATCCTCAAGACTTTAAATTTTTCTTTTATCAAAGAGTGTTCTTGCGAATTGCAATGAGACATCAATACGTTTATGCAGTATTTCCTCGTGCGTATTCAAAATCATTCTTATCAATTATGATTTTAATGATTAGATGTATTCTTTATCCTAAATGTAAACTCTTTGTTACTTCTGGAGGTAAAGAGCAGGCTGCAGGTATTATGAAAGAAAAGGTTCAAGAGATATGTAACCTAATACCCGCGTTTAAACAAGAAATTGACTGGACTCGTGGAAAAACTCTTGAAGGAAAAGATTATGCAAAATATGTATTTCAGAATGAATCTTATTTTGATAATATTGCGGCAAGAGAGAGTTCTCGTGGTAAGCGTCGACATGCCGGAGTTATTGAGGAATGTGTAGGTGTAGATGGACAAATTCTTTCAGAAGTTATTATTCCTACCATGAATATTTCTCGTATGTGTATGGACGGTTCAACTCATCCAGAAGAGCAATTAAATAAATCCCAATTATATATCACTACTGCTGGATATAAAAATACATATCCTTATGATAAATTAATACAGTTCCTTGTATGGCAGATTGTAAAGCCAGAAAAAGCCATGATTATGGGTGGTACTTATAAGATTCCTGTATTAGTTAAATTACTTGATAAAAACTTTGTAAAAGACCTAAAGATGGATGGTACATTCAATGAATCATCTTTTGCCCGTGAATATGAATCTAAATGGTCTGGTACAGTTGAAGATGCATTCTTTAATTCAGAAAGTTTTGATAGAAACAGGATTTTGAAGCAACCAGAAAAAGAAGCCTCTGGACGAATTGGAAAAGGTGGATTCTATGTGCTGTCGATGGATGTTGGTCGTAAAGGGTGTGATTCAGTCATTTGTGTATTTAAAGTTACACCACAGCCGCAAGGAGTTTCATTAAAACAGTTAGTTAATATATTTACATTAAGTGATGAACATTTTGAAGACCAATGTATAAAAGTAAAGAAATTATTCTATAAATTTAAAGCTAAACGTCTTGTTATTGATGGTAATGGTCTTGGTATTGGTCTATTAGATTATTTGATTAAACCGCAAATAGACCCAGATACAAATGAACTATTTCCAGATTTTGGCGTTTATAATGATGAAGATGGATATTATAAAAAATATAGAACTCAAAATTGTGAGCAAGATGCTTTATATGTAATTAAAGCAAATGCGCCAATTAATACTGAAGCTCATGCAAATGCTCAATCTCAACTTTCTTCTGGAAAAGTTAAAATGTTAATAGATGAGCGTGTTGCAAAAACAAAATTACTTGGAACTAAGGTTGGTCAAAACATGACTCCTGAGGAAAGGGCAGGATATTTAAAACCATTCACCTTAACTTCTATATTAAAGGAAGAAATGATGAACCTTCGTGAAGAAACAGAAGGTGTAAATATTATTCTAAAACAAGCAAATAGAGGTATTAGAAAAGATAAATTTTCTGCTTTTGAATATGGATTATATTATATTAAACATGAAGAAGATAATAAGAAAAAGAAAAAGAAATTTAATGCTAAAGAGTGGTGTTTTTTTAACTGATATAATTTTAAATAATTCTAATCTTTTGAAATTAAAAATATGATATAATGGAGAGTAAGGAGGCGTAAATAAAAAGTGGATGCAAGTTTTGGAGAACGTAAGATACATGAAATATTAGAAGAGTCAGGTTTAGATTATAAGATGGAATATATCTTTCCAGATTTGCGGAGCTCAAGTGGACGACCTTTAAGATTTGATTTTGTCATATTTGATGATGATGGACATATTGATTTTATTATTGAATATCAAGGAAAACAACACTATGAGCCAAGTGCAAAATTTGGTGGCAAAAGAGGTTTCTATCAACAACAGTTTAATGATAATAAAAAAAGACGTTTTTGTGCGCTACATGATTTTAATTTAATTGAAATTCCATATACAGAAGAAAACCTCCTTTCGTATGATTATATAATGAAGAGGGCTGGATATTAAAAGGAGGTGAATTTTTGCGTAACAGACAAGAAGAGATTCGGTCAAAAGGCTTTGATATGATTAATTCTCGTCGAGGATATGAAGGTCCAATAGATTATGGAAAGATTAAAGTTGGGACTAAAACCCTTGATGATGCTGTTTTAAATCTGGGTTCAATGCCTAAAATCCGACATGACTTTGGAAATAAGGCATTTATACTTCAAGCCATTAGTGAGAGGAATTTACCTTTAATAAGAGAAATTTCTAATTATTTTTATAATACGAATGGTATTTATTCTAAAGTATGTGATTATTTTGCTTATCTATATAGATACGATTGGTATATAACACCGGAAATTAAAGATGAATCAGAAAAGTCTTTTGAAAAAGCTTTAATTGATTTTAATAATATTTTAGGCTATCTTGATAACTCACATGTTAAGAAGGTTTGCGGTGATATCGCCAGTGAGGTTGTAAAGAACGGAGCTTATTATGGATATATATCTCCATCAAGAGATGGATTGGTTCTACAACAATTACCGATTAATTATTGCAGAACAAGATTTAATATTGGTGATATGCCAGTAATTGAATTTGATATGCGTTTCTTTGATGAAAACTTTAGAGATGTTAATTATAGAATGAAAATTCTAAGAATGTTCCCTAAAGAGTTCCAAAAGGGATATGTATTATATAAACAAGGTAAGTTAGAACCTGATACAGAATATTATCCATTAGGTCGTCGTGATACTCATTTAGTTAATACTAATACACAATTAAATTGGCGTCCTGGCTATTGGTATACTCTTGAGCCAGGTTCTGCGGTTAAATTTTGTCTTAACAATGGCGATCAACCATTATTTATAAATGCGATTCCCGCAATCTTAGATTTGGATGCGGCACAAGATTTAGACCGAAGAAAACAAATGCAACAACTTTTGAAAATCGTTATACAAAAATTACCACTTGATAAAAATGGTGATTTGATTTTCGATATAGATGAAGCCAGAGACATTCATAATAATGCTGTTGAAATGTTGCAACATGCTATTGGAGTTGATGTTTTAACAACTTTCGCAGATGTACAAGTTGAAGATATGGCTGATTCTAATACCACAACTACATCAGATGATTTGGAACGTGTCGAGAGAACTGTGTATAATTCTTTAGGTGTTTCAAAGAACTTATTTAATACAGATAGTAATTTATCTTTGGAGAAATCAATTCTTCAAGATGAATCTACAATGCGAGTTTTACTTTTACAGTTTAATTCATTTTTTGATAAGATTACACAACAGTTGGGAAGCAATAAAAAGAAGTATAATTATAGATTTTATATGCTTGAAACAACTCAGTATAATTATCAGAATTTAGCTAAAATGTATAAAGACCAAGTTCAAATGGGATATTCAAAGATGCTCCCGCAAATTGCTATGGGACATTCACAAAGTTCTATTATTCATACTGCATTCTTTGAGAATAAAGTATTGAAGTTAAGTGAGATTATGATTCCTCCTCTTATGAGTTCTACTTTAAATGCGGACTCAATTTTGGGTACTAATAATCAAAATGGCAATTCAAAAAATCAAAAAACATCAGAGGAAACAAAATCTACAGCTTCTACCACTAAAACAGTAAAAACAAGTGACAGTGCTGGGCGTCCTGAGAAGGCTGATAGTGAGAAGAGTGAAAAGACAATTCAAAATAAAGAATCTATGTAGGGAGGATTAAAGATGGCACACTCAAGCGTAAGTTTAGAAACCCCTATTGAGTTTATAAATATCACTCCTCTTAATCCTCTTATTTCAAAATGTCAGATTAAAGTTTGTTATGTTCAAGATACACCAAATAGAAATGGTAGTATCATTACTGAAGAAGTTGCGAGAAAAATTGCAAATAGTCTTCCTGGTAGTCCAATTGTAGGATATTACAATAAGGCTACTGGAGATTTTGAGCAACATAACAAACAAATAAACATTTCAAATGGAGAGTTTAAGTTGACTGATTCAACAAGACCTTATGGTTTTGTAGATTTAGGCGCAAAGGTTTGGTTTCAAGATTTCTTAGATGATGGACAAACCGTTCGTAAATATCTCATGACTGAAGGATATTTGTGGACAGGTCAATACCCGGAATGTCAAAGAGTAATTGACAAGGGTAATAATGAATCTATGGAATTACATAAAGAAACTTTAAATGCAACTTGGACAAAAGATGAAAGTGGAAAACCGCAATTCTTCATTATCAATGAAGCAATTATGGAAAAACTTTGTATTCTTGGAGAGGACTTTGAACCTTGCTTTGAAGGCTCATCTGTAACAGCTCCAAAGATACAATTTTCTTTTGATCCTAATTTTACCACTCAATTTAATTCTATGGTAAAAGAAATGAAAAATTTATTAGATAAAGGAGGAACGCAAGTGTTTACTACTTATGCAGTAAAAGTTGGTGACTCTCTTTGGAATGCTTTATATGCTCATACAAAAGATACATATAGTATTGCAAGAGTATGTGAAGATGAAGGACAAAAATATGCCGTTCTTCAAAATAGAGCAGACCAAAAGTATAGTAGATTAGACTTTTCTTTAAACGCAGAGAATGAGGTTATGTTTGCAGATAATGTAAAGGATATTGAATATACTCCATCAGGAGATGTTCAGTTTGCGTTAGCTGACGTTGAAGCCTTTGAAACTGAGTTCAAGAAGAAAGAAGAAGAAGAAGAAAAGGCTAAGAAAGGCGATCCTGAAAATAAAGATCCTGAACAGAAAAAAGATGATCCTGACAAAAAAGATCCTAAAGAAGATCCAAAGGCAGACCCAAAAGAGGATCCAGATAAGAAAGATCCTAAAGAGGACCCTAAGAAGGATGATCCAGAGGATCCAGAAAAAGAGGACCCAGAGTCAGATGACGAGGACAAAAAAAATAAAAAAGATAAAAAGAAAACTCAATATTCATTAGAAGAGATACCAGAATATCAAACTCTAAAATCTGAATATTCTGCATTAGAGGGGCAATTTTCTACCTTAAAAGCCCAACTCGCATCTCTTGAGCAGTTTAAGCTCGATACAGAAAGAGTTAAGAAACAGGAAATGATTGATAAGACTTTCTATATGCTTTCCAACGAAGATAAGAAAGATGTTATTGACCATATTGACGAATACTCATTAGATGATATTGAATCTAAACTTTCAGTAATTTGTGTTCGTAATAGAGTTAATTTCTCAGCTCTTGAAAATGATGATAACCCATTGAATGGACCAACAACTTATAATCTTGGTAATGTTCAATTTGGAGACCAATCAACTCCAGCATGGGTTCAGGCTGTTTTAAAAACTGCAGAAACATTAGATTAATTAAGGAGGAATAAATAAATGGCTTTTAAAGACTTTTTAACCGCAGGTTTAGATCGTGCAGGCTTAAAGTCTCAGGCAGAGTATGTTGATTTTGGATTCGGTCAAGTAGAACCAAATCATCTTTCAGCTCAAAGAACTGGACAAATTTATGCACAGCTCCCTGCAGCTCCAGATATTACCATGCTTGAGCAAGGTCAGTTTGTAAAATATGATTATGCCGCAAATGATAACGGTATTGGAGAAGTTAATTTCACTGGTAAAGGCGAATGGATGCTTGTTTACAATGAAATTAAATTATATAAAAACCACTTAGATGGAACAAAACAGTGGGATTGTGAATTCGTAATGCACAAGGATGATTATCAAGCTCGTATCTATAGTCCATATGACTATGAACAAGCTGAGATTGAGTATCATGATTGGCATAGACTGAATGGAACTGATGAAAAGGGAAAAACAAGTATGACTGTTAATACTTATGTTTCTCTTGATATTGAAGGAAAGACTGTTACTATTGATGGTGAAAGATATGCTGTTACTGGAGATGCAGAAACAGGACGTAAGTTCACTTATAAAGGAACCGAATATGAATTAGATGAAAATGGTCAGTCTAAGAAACAAGTTCCAGTAGAATATACATATGATGATGTTACAGCTGATGTAGCTGATATCTATGAAATGGGATGGACAAACGATCCATGGAAGAGACTTGGTATTTATCGTGAAAGAAAAATGCCTAAAGGAACTACAATGGTACCTCGTGTATTCAAGACAAATGTAGGAGATATCTTCACAACTAATACAATTGGCGAGACAGAAGTTTCTGTTGGAAACATATTAACACCACGTGCTAAAGATGGTATCTTAGCTAAAGAAGGTGCTGAAGCGGCTGGCGCAATGAAGTGGCAAGTAGTTAAAGTTTATACAATGCCTGATAAACAAAAAGGCGTAAAAGTTATGCGTATAGCGTAAGGAAAGGAGGGTAATATTAATGTTAGATAGAAAAAATCTTGTATCTCTAATGAAAACAGTTGCTAAAGCTGATCCTTCCGCTCCTACCGCTTATAGCTTTAATGGACAATCTTTAAGCTACGATGCTATGAATCAGACTTTACGTAATGAATTAAATGAGTTGGCAGGTACTTATTCCCTATATAGAGAGAATAAGAACTTAATCTTCTCTATGATTGAAGAAACACTTGATGAAGTTCTTCCAAAGAAAGTTATTCAGCAATATGATCAATTTGCTGAGGTTAAGACTTTTGCACAGGGTGACAAACCTATTTTCCGTCGTCCATTAGCAAACAGAAATCGTGCTAAACAGTTCATCACAAGAGTAGGTCTTGCTGGAATGTACGAAGTATTCAAACTCGGACCAACCGAGGCAGAAAGCTTCGAAGTACGTACAAGCGCTATTGGAGGCGCTGCTCAGATTGGATTTGAGGAGTTCCTTGATGGACGTGTTGACTTCGCTGAAGTTACAAAAATTATTATGGATGGTATGGATGAATTAATCTATAAAGAAATTGCATCTGCATTAAAAGCATCTATTAATCAGCTTCCACCAGCAAATAGAGTTGCTGCTAACGGATTTGATGAAGCTGCTATGGATAGACTTATTACTATTGCGGCTGCTTATGGAACACCTACTATCTATTGTACATATGAGTTTGCTGTTCGTATGATTCCACAGGAAGCATGGAGATATACAGAAGCCATGAAGACTGAACTCTGGAACACAGGACGTTTAGCTAATTATAAAGGCACTAAAGTTATTATTCTTGAGCAAGGTTTTGAGGATGAAACTAATACTCGTAAATGCATCGATCCTGGATATGCTTGGGTAATCCCAACTGGAGCAGATGGAAAACCTGTTAAAGTTGCTTTTGAGGGTGGCACAATTGTTGATGAATTTAACAACTATGACCGTTCTCGTGAAATTCAAGTATATAAGAAAGTCGGCGTAACATGTATTCTTGCTAATAACATTTGCGCTTACTGTGATACATCATTACTTGGTAAAATGTATACTTGGGATCTTGATGGAGTTACTGGAAAAGTTGCTACTTATGATGGCAGAAAATCTGGAACTTTAGCTTAATAAAATACCGTAATATATTATTAGGGGAGAAGGGAACGTAAGTCTCCCTCTCCCCTTATTTTTAGTTGGAGAAAAAGGAGATTAATTATGATTACTGAAAATACAATGTATAATGTAAAGAATAGAAGTTCAAGCGTTGTCGTTTATAGAATTCCTGAAACAAACCTTCGTAGAGAATTTGCGCCAGGAGAGACAAAGAGAATTCCATTCGGAGAGTTAGAAAAATTAACATATCAGAGTGGTGGAAGAGAACTTCTTGAAAACTTTCTACAGATTTTGGAAGAAGAGGTTACTACTGATTTAAACGTCAATAGAGAGCCAGAATATAATATGTCTGAGGCACAGATTCGTGATTTATTATTAACAGGGTCTCTGGATGCCTTCTTGGATGCACTTGACTTTGCTCCTATTGGCGTTATTGATTTAATCAAAACAATGGCAGTAGGTCTTCCATTAACTGATTTGAATAAAAGACGAGCTTTAAAAGAAAAAACCGGTTTTGATGTTGATAGTGCTCTTCGTCATGTTGAGGAAGAAAAGATTGCTGAAAAGCCTTCTACTGGCATTAATACATCTGGTGCCGCACCTACTCGTAGAGTACAACCTGCCGCACAAGAAGGAACAGCTCGTAGAACTACACCTAAATATAAAGTAGTTGAAACTAAAAGTGAATAATTAAAAAGGAGGACATTATAAATGGCAGAAGGAACACCTTTCTCAGCTATATATAATTGCTTTCTTGGAAAAATCACTGATGATATGTATATGGAGTTAACTCCAGAAGACACTATAAAAGATCTTCAAAGACTTCTTATTCAAGCCATTCCAGGGTTTGAATTTCCTCGTAAGAATCTGGATAGCTATGAAATTAAAGTTGTTCAGATAAAAGAGGATGAAGTTCTTCCAGATGATTTTATTATTGGTGTCATTTGGAATGACCTTTCAGATAATACTGTTGACGTTCCAGATGTTATAGTAGAAAAATCCGCTTTTGCGGAAGAGCTTACTTCTGAAGAAATAAATATCCTGGCTCTTTTAATGAAACAAGGTTGGGTTCAGAGACAGGTTACTTCTATTGAAAATACCAGAATGAAATATTCTGGTTCTGATTTTAAAATGACTTCACAAGCAAACCATCTTCAAAAATTACTTTCTCTTTTGGAAGAATCAAGAAGAGATTCTTTCCATATGCAAAGATTATATAAGAGACGTAAAAAAGACAGAGATGGACACTATGAGTCAAATTGGTCTGTATTGAGGGAAAAAAGTGCTTTGCGATAAGTATGAGATTGAATTCTCTCAAGAAACTATTCAGAAGACTGTTCGTCGTTTAACCAACCAGCTTTGGAAATTAATTCCAATGAGAGAAAATGACGAAGATTGGTATAAACAATTACAAACTGTAACATTGGAGATTGCGGGACTGAATGAACTTTTCATCAGTCCTACTTTTTTACAATTATTAAGTAAATTAGAAGGGTTGCAAATTAAAGAGGTAAATTTTGAGTTGTATCGTAAGACTATTTTTGAATGTATTAATATCTTACAGGAACTAAACTAATGTCAAGTTATGATAAGAAAATAAAACGCAACACTTCTTTAAATTTAATGACGGGCCGCCTTAATATATATGACGGAACGCAGGAACGTCCAGATGATTCAGAGAAAGAGAATACAACTTTCAACTTAGATGGATTAAAAGATCAAATTTTGAGACTTCATCAAGGTGGAGGTTATTTACAGCAAGATAGAATGATAGCTGATAAAAAAAGGTCTTTAGATAGGGCTTTATTGTATTCTTACCAAGCTTGTACAATTAAAAGAATTGCTTGTACTGATAACATGGATAATAGTACAATTTATCCAAATGTGAATCATTTAAACAATAAAGAAATATGTAGAGCTTTAATTAATCCAGATAAAAACAAAATGGACTATGATGATAAAATTGTTTCAGTTCCATATGAAGACAATTATCATCCTGGAGATGTTTTTGAATGGGTTGGAACTAATACTTATTGGATGATATATCTTCAAGAATTAGAAGAAAGAGCATATTTTCGAGGAGAAATTAGAAAATGCTCTCATCAAATTAATTGGGAAGATGAAAATGGAGAACATTCAACCTATGCCGCAATTCGTGGTCCAGTTGAAACAAAAATTAATTATATCCAAAAGCATCAAATAAGTGTAGATACTCCAAATTATTCATTAAATATCTATATCCCAAGAAATAAAGAAACTTTATCTTTCTTTAGAAGATACCAAAAATTTTATCTTCAAAGTAGAGAAGAAGGCGGTCCAATTATTTGCTGGAGAGTTGAAGCTGTTGATTGGATTTCTACTCCTGGAATTTTAGAAGTTACAGCTGTAGAATATTATATAAATGAAACTGAAGATGACCTTGAAAAAGGAATCGTTGGTGGATTAAAAGTTGACCCAATAGATCCAAATAAAGATTTAATGAGTATGGCTATACAAGGACCTACATTTATTAAACCTAAACAACCTTATGAATATTATTGTAAAGGATTTAATAGTGGGGCTGAAGCTTGGTCAGTTGATACTAATAAGTATCCAGTTGAATTTAAAGTTGATCCTAAAGACCCAATGCATATTAAACTTATTTGGTTTAAGTCTTATCATGGTCAATTTGAATTGAAGTATGGTAATTATTCAAAGACAATAGTCGTTGAATCATTATTTTGAGTGAAAAAGGAGATTATATAAATGAAAGTAGAAAGATTTTCTTTACCTAAATCAAGTTTTCTTTCTATTGAGAAAGACATGGGTATTATTACAGACAAAGTTTTAAGTTGTGATAGATTGAAAAAATTATTATATTATACAACTGAAGATGCCTTAGATAAGCCTAACTTAACCATTGAGCAATCTAATATGTTATTTGGTAAAAATATAAAAATAGTACCAAAATTAACTGTTGATGGAAGTGTATTAAATTACATTATGATTAATTTTGATAATTTTAGTACAAATGCCACTAACCCTGAATTTAGAGATAATATTATTGAATTTGATATTATATGTCATTTTGACCAATGGAAATTAAAAGATTTTCAATTAAGACCTTATAGGATTGCGGCAGAGCTTGATTCTATGTTAGACAAAAAGCATTTAACAGGAATTGGCGATTTAGAATTTTTAGGCGCAAATCAAATTATTTTAACAGATGAATTTGGCGGATTATGTTTAATGTATTCTGCTATTCATGGAGAGGAAGATAAAAAGGGGATGCCTAATCCGCAAGATAATATTTCTTTTTTAAGTGATTATAAAAAACAACATGGCCTAAAGGAATGATAGAATGGATACAAGATTAGCGTTAATGACTGGTTGTGATTATCCTATTCCAGAGTGTCAATTGACATTGCATCAACCCACAATAAAAGAGATAGGGTTAATTGGAGAAAATGATTTTTTTACAGGCTCACAGTGCTTATCTATTTATAAAAGTATGTTCGTCACAGAGGACAAAAGTGCTTTAGACGATATAAATAATTTTCAAATATTTATGACAGTAATGAGGGATAAAGAATCTATGGAGAAAAAACATAGTGTCCTTCAAGTCTTAACTTTGTTTTTTCCTAAATATGACAAAGTTTTGTTTACTCCGCAATCATTACTTTTTCAGAGTAAAGAAGGAAATGTAGTTATTGATGAAAATAATTTTGATTTTCTTCAAGCAGCAATTCGAGAGGTCACATGCTCCAAAAGTGGACCAATGGACCAACAGGCTTTTAACCCAGCAAATGATAAAGCCAGAGAAATTGCAGAGAAGCTAATGAGGGGGAGACAAAGGGTTGCGGCCCAGAATGGTTCCGCAAACACGAGTATATTTAGTTTATATCTTTCTATTCTATCTATTGGATTACCAATGCCTGTAACAGACTTGGTAAACTGTACAATGTTTCAATTATATGATCTCATGGAGAGATATTCACTATATATGAATTGGGATTTAGATGTGCGGACTCGTTTAGCGGGTGGCAAACCTGATTCTCAACCAGACAATTGGATGAAAAATATTCATCAATATTAAAAGGAGGAAAATGCACTATGAAATTTGGTGTTCGTGAAATTTGTGATGTTGTTTTAAGAGCAAAATCTGCACAAAAGATCGGAAATAAAATTTTCTATAAAAATGAACCTGTAATTTATTTCGATACATTGAAGACCTCCAGTATGGAAGGTGCAGCTACCACTGTATATGCACAAGGTGGTCGTGGTAATGCTCGTTTAGTAGCATGGGAAGGTGAGCGTACTGTAACATTCACCATGGAAGATGCTTTAATTTCTCCAGAAGGATTCATGATTCTATCTGGTGCAGGACTTATTGAAGCTACTGATGGAAAGCCAATCTATCAGCATGTTACTGAAACAGTAGATAAAGGTGAAGTTTCTGTTAATGAAAAAGAGATGACAATTAAGATTTCTCAGAAACCTTATTTTGGAACTCAGCCTACAGATGGTGAGTTTGAAGCAGCAAAAGAGGAAATGGCTTATGTAATGCTTATGAAAGATGGTGAAATCGTTTCTGAGCCTTATATTCCAGTACATGAAAATATTACAATTGGAGCAGATGGAAGCTATACAATTAGAGTTGCAACTCATCCTACTTATGCAGAATTAACAAAAGCTGAAAAAGAAGAATTCCATAAGACTGGTATTACACCAGCTTCTCATACAGATTATAATATTAAATCTGATTTCCCAGAGTTTGATAGTGTTCTTGTTGATTACTATGTAGAACGTAAAGGAAATGCTAAACAGATTGAAATTACTGCTGATAAATTTGGTGGTAACTATTATCTTGAAGCTTCTACTTTATTCCGTGATCAAAATGGAGTAGATATGCCAGCTGAATTTATTATTCCAAACTGCAAGATTCAGTCTAACTTTACATTTACTATGGCTTCTTCTGGAGATCCAAGTACATTTACATTTACTATGGATGCATTCCCAGATTATACAAGATTTGACCATAGCAAGAAAGTTATGGCAGCTATTCAGATTATTGAGGATGCAGGTTCTCAAGATATTCATCGTCATAGTACAGAGCATGAGGATGCACATAACTTATTAACATTTTAATTTATAGGGGAAATATAGGAAACTATATTTCCCCTTATTTTGCGTTAAAGGAGAAAAAATGTTAGATTTTAAAAGAAACATAAATAGAGTTTATAAAAATAGAGAGCCGTTTTGGGGAAAATATGTTGAATTAAATAGTGTTGAAGTTCCAAGCTTAGATGCGATTCAACAATACCAGCTATCTAAAATTCAAATGTTTCAACAGCAAGCCACTCAAAGAGCTGCTAATAAATATGCAAATATTAATGCTTTATTTAAATCAGGCGCAATTAACTCACTTCCATCTGAATATAGCCAAGATGAAAATCAAACTTTAGATAAAGTTATCACTAAATTAGTTACTTTATTAAATTCAACTTATAGTGGAAAAAATAAAGATGGTTCTTTTAATTATGAAAGGCTTAATAATCAATTAAGTGCATTGAGACAAGCTATTGAATCTACTAATAGTGCTTTAACTGGGGCAGGTGCAGATGGGATACCATCTCAATATTTAGATAGAATTGATGAAGCTATTTCTGCTTGCGGAATGGGAGATTTAAGTAAAGAGACTTTATCTACTTGGTTTAAACAATTAAATTTATTTAAAGGTAATTTAGTAGAAGATTTAGGTGTTGAATGGTTAAAAGCCCAAAAGATTCCTAATATTACAACTTTAAACACAGGTTCTTTGAACTTACAAGGAGAAGTGTCTCAAGGTCGTCATAGAGGACAGTTAATTCAAGATTTAATGATGTTAGATATTTCTATTCCAAATATAGGAAATATTCCTATCACATATAAACCAGCAGGTAGTGATGCATATATTGATTCAACAATTAGTCAATTATTAGCTGATATGGCTTCGGCTTCTGGCAGTTCTAAACAAATTATTATTACTGATGAAGGGTATGATACTTTATTAAGTTTATCTGCATTAAATATTCAAGCTAAAGCTGGTTTAAATCAAAAGCCTTGGAATGAAAATAAAAATACAAGTGTTTCTATTAGTGAATTTGATGCATCAGATGGACTTGCTGTTTCTGCATATAAGACTTTTGAATTATTACATGAATTAGATCAAGATATTCATAATGCAAATGAAGATTGGGTTAAAACCAGTAGTAATGATTATAATATGTTAGCTGATTATGGTTTAGCATCATGTCTTTTTAAAATTTTACATCTTGAAGAACAGGGGAACCAATATCTATTAACTCCAGATGGTTTTGTTACATATACTGAAAGAATGGCTAAGTTAATGGAAAACCGAAAATCAAGAGTCCATATTAAAGGTAGAGTTACTATAGATAGTAATACTCTTAATAATCAATATACTGTTGGTATGACTAATATAAACTAATATTTGACAAAACTAAAAAAATATGTTATATTTTATATAAAGAAGAGTTTTAAGGAGGCTATGTAGATGGCAAAAATTGGTTTTACAAAACTTTCTCTAAAGAGAAAAAACGAAGTAAAAACTATTACTATAAATAATAATCAAATTGAAATTAAACAGTATTTACCTGTTAATGAAAAATTAGATTTAATTGCAAGAGTAATTAATGGAGCACATGATCAAAATAATTTTCCTAATCCAATTAAGATTGAAGTAATTGGTACATTAGAGATGATTATGGCATATACTAATATTTCTTTTACTGAAAAGCAAAAAGAAGATATTCCTAAGTTATATGACCTTTTAGAAGAGAATGGTATCATTAAAGATATTATTTCTCAAATTCCAGAAGATGAATATAATTTTATTATTGATGGAATTAATAAAACTGTAGATGCAGTTTATGCATATAATAATTCTGTTTTAGGCATTTTAGAATCAGTATCTCAAGATTATTCTAATTTAGATTTTGATATAGAAAAAATTCAACAAGCAATATCTAATCCAGAGAATCTTGAGCTCTTAAAGGATGTATTAACCAAACTTGGATAATATAATTATTTTATTTTATAAGAAAAATAGAGTTAAAAGGAAGAGAGTTAAAATTAACTCTCTTCCTTTTTTTTATTTTGCAAAATAAAAAAATATACTTTATTTTTGGAGAGAAAGGAGAAAATGCTTAAATGGCTAAACAATTAAATGTAAATTTAGCTTTCACTGCGGATACGAGTAATGCTAAATCTCAAATACAAGATTTACAGAATCAATTAAAAAAGATAAGTTCTGGCATTGGTACTGGTACATCATTACCTATTACAAAAGAAATTCAAGAAGCCAGAATCGCCGCAGATGAATTAAAAGTTCATTTAGAAAAAGCTATAAATACAAAAACTGGAACATTAGATTTTACTAAATTAAATCAATCAATCCAGCAAAGCGGGACAAGTTTACAGGCTTATGGACAAAAATTACAATCTTTAGGTCCAGAAGGTCAGCAAGCTTTTTCTTCATTAGCTAAAGCAATAGCAAATTCTGAAATTCCTTTAAAACGGTCAAGTGCATTATTAGATGAATTTGCAACAACCATGAAGAATACAATAAGATGGCAATTATCTTCAAGTATGATGCATGGTTTTGTAGAATCAATTCAATCTGCATATAATTATGCACAAAGTTTAGATCGTTCTTTAACTGATATACAAATTGTAACTGGAAATAGTTCCAGTTATATGGCTGATTTTGCTAATAAGGCAAATGCAGCTGCACAATCATTAAGTACAACAACAAAAACATATTCTGATGCATCTTTAATCTTTTTCCAACAAGGTTTAAATGAAGAAGATGTATTACAGAGAACAGATACAACTATTAAAATGGCGCAAGCTACTGGAGATACCGTTGATCAAGTATCTTCATACATGACAGCAATTTGGAATAACTTTTATGATGGTTCAGAATCTCTTGAACATTATGCAGATGTTATTACTAAATTAGGTGCGGCAACCGCATCAAGTAGTTCAGAAATTGCTGAAGGTATTCAACAGTTTGCTGGTATTGGTAAAACAATTGGTTTAAGTTATGACTATGCAACTGCTGCATTAACCACCTTAACAGCTAATACAAGACAGTCTGCGACTGAAATTGGTAACTCCTTAAAAACTATTTTCTCTCGTTTTCAAGGCTTAAAATTAGGAGATACTCTTGAAGATGGAGTAGATTTAAATAAATATTCTAATGCATTAAAGAAAATTGGCGTTGATATTATTGATGTTAATGGTGAAATGAAGGATATGGATACTATCCTTGATGAAACTGCAGGCCGCTGGGATGGATTAACAAGAGCACAAAAAATGGCTTTTGCAGAGACTGCTGCAGGTACTATGCAGTATACAAAGCTTATATCTTTAATGGATAATTGGGATGATATGAAGCAAAATCTTGAATTTGCTGAGGCGGCAGATGGAACTCTTGAGGAACAGGCTGAGATTTATGCAGATTCTTGGGAAGGTGCAAAAAAAAGAGTCCGTGCTGCATGGGAAGAAATATATAATGATTTATTAGATGAAAATGCATTTAAAGGAGCTTTAAATGGATTAACTTCTATTCTTAATTTAGTAGATCAAATAGTAGATAGTGCTGGTGGATTAAAAGGAGTATTAAGTGGATTAAGTTCTATTTTAATAAGTGTTTTTCAAAAACAATTAAGTGAAGGTCTTTCTAATGTGATTTATAGTCTAAATATGGCGACTAAAATTGGAAAAGAAAAACAAGAACAAAATAGAAGTCAATTTTTACAAGATTCTGCAAGAACAATGGCTGGATATAATACTGACGCTGAAATGGGTACTATGACTCAAGAAGGTCAGATGAGAGTTCAAGTTTTTCAAGATGAACTTAATTTAAAAGACCAATTAATTCAAAAATCTCAAGAGATGAGTGAAGTTGAAAAACTTGTAACTCAAGAACTATTGGATCAACAAGGTGCTTTAGGTCAAATAGCGATTGCAAAGAAAAAAGAAGCAGATGCTGTAAAAGAAAAAAGATCTAATGCAAATGATGCTTTAATGGAAAGAGCTTATCAAAGAGAGATTAAGGAATCTTCTCAGCCAGCTCGAACAGATACAAATGGAAATGAAATTCCAAAATTTACAGTTAACCCAAAAGAAATTATTTCACAGAAAAAGGCTTTAGAAGAAGATGTTGCAGTAATTAATCAATTAGATGCTGCAATGGCTAAATTGAGAAATGGACAGCAATTAACAGATAAAGAATTTCAGGATTTAGATGGTTCTCTTAAAAAATTATCTCAATCAGCCAAAGACACTGAAACAAGCCAAACTGGAGTTCATGAAGCTTTAAGAGAAGCAGGAAAAGAAATGACCGATTTAGGAGATAAAGCTGATTTAACTTCTGAAAAATTAACTAAAATTAAAGCTGCTATTAAGAATGACGTTGAAGGCGGAACTGGTAATTTAGCATCATTAACAGGCGCTACTGGAGAAATTGAAAATGATCAAGTGGCAAGAAATTATGTTAATACTCTCCATGAAACAGTTGTAGCCACTAATGAAGCTAATCAAGCAAATGAAAACTATAGAGCTGGGGTAGAAAGAACAGAAGGAACTTTAAATAGAAGCGGAAATAGTAGTTTAAAATGGTCTGATGGATTAGTTAAAGCTGCTCAAGGAGTAACTTCATTAATGTTTGCTTTTAACTCTTTATCATCAATTATTGATACTGTAAAAGATCCTGATATGTCAGCTTGGGAAAAAACTACAAGTATTATGATGTCGTTATCAATGGCAATACCTTCTATCGTTATGGGATTTACAGCTTTAAAAGAGGCTCATTTAAAAACAACCGCAGTAACTATTGCTCATAATATAGCTGAATCTGCATTAGGAAAAACTCTAGCTTTAATGTTAGTAAAAATAGGTCTTACTGTGACTGGACATTTAGATCAAGCAAGAGCTTTAAATGCTGCAACTGTTGCTCAAGTAGGTTTAAATGCAGCAATGAGTGCTAATCCTATAGGTGCAATTATTGCAGGCTTAACTATTTTAGTTGGTGCATTGGCAGCAGTAACGGCGGGCGTTTATGCTTTTATAAAAACATCTCAAGGAGATACATCTTTAGAAGATAATTTAGCAAAATCTAAAAAAGAGGTTGATAATTTTAATTCTGCATTAAAAGATGCTAAAACAAAAGCTTCTGAAATTGAATCTGATTTTGATAAATATACTACTGTTACAGATGCTCTTGCTAATTGCACTCAAGGAACAGAAGAATGGGCAACTCAGATGTCTGCGGTTCAAGACTCTGTTAATGATTTAATAGCAAAATATCCTACTTTAGCTAAATACCTCCAATATGATAAAAATGGAACACCATCTATTTCTCAAGAAGGTTTTGATAAGGTTAAAGAGGAACAAGAAAAAAATCAATTAACTGTTCAAGGCGCACAGTATCAAGCAAAAATTAGAGAAAGCAATGATCAAAATGCAGTAACTAAAGATACTAATAGTGAAATACAAGAAAAAGCTGATGAAGCAAAAACTGCTCTTGATAATACTAAACAAGATCTTATTGATAATCTTCTTAATCAATATGGTGATTTATTTAGTGCAGATGAAATTTCATCTATTCTTGAAGATGCTTTTACTAAAGGTATTGATAGTGAGACTGTTAAATCTGCAGTTGAACAAGCTGTATTATTAAAAATGGCTCAAGATAAAGGCATTAATAATGATACAGATATGTTTTATAAAGATAGCAAAGCCAGCCCACAAGAGAAAAAAGATTATATTCGAGAGAATGGTGGATATGCACAAGAAGCTTCAAATGGCTTTTTGGGTATTGGTAAACATGAAGCTACAGATGGAACAGAGGAATTTAATGATGATTTTAATTCCAGAATGTCAAGTATATTAAATACCTTGGATTCTTCTGTTTCTCAATATGCTGAGTCAAATCAAAATTATGTAGATGCAAATTCAAAATTAACAAATGCTGAAAATGATTTAACTTCTGCTCAAAATGATGCTAAAGCTCAACAAACTCAGTATAATCAAGCTATGGCGGCTCAATTATTGGCAAATTCAGATTATGTTCAAAAAATGTCTGATAGTTCTCAATTTCTTTCCAGAGCAGGAGAGCAATATGGCGATTTTGTTAAAGAAAAAATTGAAGAAGCTTCTAATAATTATGATGATAATTATCAACAATATTTAAAAGATTATTTGCAGTCAGTTAAAGGTATTGACGGAGTAATTTCTGAAATTAAAAAAGATAAAGAAGGAAATATTTCCAGTTATAAAGTTAATGGTGAAAAACAAAAAGAAACTGTAAATAAACAAGATATTATTGATTTTGAAGGTAGTAAGGCCGCAGTAGAAGATTTTAGTAATGATATGGAGAATAACTTCATACAGTCATTAGAAGATTCAGGTAATGCAGTTCAGGCTTTTGCGAAAAAAGCTTCTGATTCTATTACTGATGCTCAAAGTCGTCAAGTAAATGATGCTGTTCAATCTTTTGGAATCAATCAAAATCTTTCAGATATTTCATATTCTCAAAATCAAGCCTTAAAAGATAGTGGTATCACTCCTAATGCAATTTCACAAGGCACAATTACCGCAGAAGATTTAGGTATTACAGATGAGATGGCTCAAAATCTTGGTCATAAAAGTGCAGATGAGTATGTTAAGGCTTTTGGAGAAAGTCTTGAAGAAAATAATCAGGCTTTTGATGCAATAAATAAAATAGACGGATTTAAAGATTTATCTGAAAATATTAAAGACCAAATGTCTACTGGATTAGCATCTGGTGTTGAAGATATTGTTGATAAAATGGAACTTGGTCCATTAGGAGAACAAAGTGGTCTTATCTTTATGTCTGGCCTTCAATCAGCTTTAGGAGATGCTAATGCAGATAAGGTTAAAGATGGATTACAAGCTATTTTAGATACTGATTGGACAGATAATGAATCTATAAGTAATCTTTCTTCAGCTTTATCTGATTTAGGTATTACAGTTGATACGACTTCAGATGCTTGGCAAGGTTTTGAAGCGGCAATGCGAGCTTCATATGGAACAATGATAGATATGTCCAGTGTTGCTGCTAATTTTGATCAATTATCAAGTTTACAAGACGCTAAAGCTGGAGAAACTGTTAAAACAGATGATATAGCTCCATTGTTACAAATGTTTCCACAATTATCAAATTATTTAATAGATGTGGATGATAAGACAAAAGCTTGGACAGCAGATTTTGATTCTATTCAAGGAATGGATTTATCCAGTATTATTGGACAAATGCAAACTTTGGCATCTTGGCAACAAGCTGTATCCAATCCAGCAGATGGAGGATTAAATCTTAAAGACTTATTAGGAGATATAGATACAGAAAGTCTTGATTCAATGAAACAAGGCCTTGATAGTATTATGCAAGATACTAATGCTACAAATCTTTGTAGTCAATTAGGTTACTCTAAAGAAGCTCTTGATAATTTATGTCAAAATGGCACTCAAGAAGAATTACAGCAATTATATGATACTCTTAATAATTTTATGGGTGCAAATTATGACGTATCAGGATTAGCAGAAAAATTAGCCAGTACGGCTGAGACAACTCAAGAACTTCAAGAGATGTGGGATAATGGTTCTCTTGGAGATAATGTTGATGCTTTTAATAAAAAGTTTGAAGAGTTGCAAAATACAGTTGATTCAGATATAGATACTGATGCATTGGATAATTTAGCAGATCATCTACAAGAAAACTGTGATCAAGTAGATGATTTAAGTGATTCATTAAAAGATAATGCAAAACAAGCCAGAAGAACGGCTGAAGCTATTCTTCGTTATGATAGTGCAGTTGAAGATATTACTGAAAATTATGATGATTGGATGGACGCTTTAAATGCGGATGATTTGCAAGAACAAGCTGAGATTGGTGAAGAATTAGCTAATATCTACGGCGATATGTTTGATATTGATGGGAGTTCATTATCAGATGCTTTCTTAACCAGTGCGGATAATCTTGAGTTATTAAAAGAAGCCGCTAATGGTTCAGAAGAAGCTTATGCTGAATTACAAGACCGTATGCAACAAGATATTGAAGCTCAATTAAGTCTTGATGATACAAATTTCTTCGATGAAAAAGCTGCTGTTGAAGCGGCTATGGATGCGATGAATTTTGAAGATATTGAAGTTGGAGCATCTCTTGATACTGGAAATTTTTATAGTCAGTTGGAAGATTTAGTAAATTCAGCTGGTATGACTGCTCAACAAGCAACAGACTATTTAGCTTCAATGGGTATTGATGCTGAATTGGAAACTGTTCAGAAAAAAGAGCCTGTCCAAAAGACAGTAAATTCTTTAGTTCCAAATATTACTTATCAATCTGCTACAGAACCAGTTGTAGCAGGAGATGGAAAAGTTAATAATCAAACTATTCAAGTGCCATCTATTACATATAGTGCTCAACCTCAAGCCATAGAAGACACTAATGCAGCAGGTGGTTTTTCTTTAAAAGTAAAATCTGCTAATAAAGCATCTGGTGGTGGTTTTAAATATAAAAACTCTTCTAATGGAGGCGGTTCTCGAGGAAGCGGCGGCGGAGGTGGCCGTGGAGGAAGAGGTCGTGGCGGTGGTGGCCGTGGAGGAAGAGGAGGCGGCGGAAGAGCTGCCCGCAATAATTCCGAGCAAACCAAAAAGAATAAAGATGAAATCGAACGCTATCATACTATTAGTAAGCAACTTGAGTCTTTAACTAAACAATATGATAAAATTTCAAAAGCAAAAGATAGGGCTTATGGAACTTCTAAAGTCAAATTAATGGATCAAGAAATAGCTAAACAAAAACAAATTATTGCAAAGCAAAAAGAATATTTGAAAGTAGCAAAAAAGAATTTAGCGATAGATAAAAAACGACTTCAAAATGGAAAAACTAAATATACAGATTCAAATGGTAAACAACAAACTGTTGCTTCTGGAGCTCAAAATTATGTTGGAAAGAGTGCTTTATTCGATAAGGATGGTAATATTACTAACTATGAAGAATTAATGAAAGCTGCTATAAAGAAATATAATGCAGCAGTTAAAGAATTTAATAGTCATACTACAGAGGATGAAGCTGCAAAGGCTCAATTTGAAGCTGCTAAACAACAATATGAAGGTTTTACAGGTTGGTTAAAACAATATGAAGAAACCAATGAATTAATTGCTGATAAGGCTCAAGATGTTATTGATGCTGAGAATGAATTATATGACCAAAGATTTGAAAAGACTCAATATATTATGGAGATTAAAATCGAAGTTAATGATAAAAAACTTGAATATCTTGAATACTTATTAGATAAAGTTGATGATAGTGCACATGATGCCGCAGAGGCTATAAAGCTCCTTGGCGATACGGCTCAAAATGCACTTGATGCAAGAAAAATTAATCTTCAAGGTTTGAATGATATGTTTAATAATGGTAATCATAAGAATCTTGAAGGCAAAGGCGATTTAGCGAAAAAAATGGCCGCAGGAGATAAAAAGACTATTGCTCTATTATCAAAAGAGAATTTTTCTGATGATGAGATGAAACAGATTCAGGATGTAATGTCTAATCTCTTGGATATAAATAAACAACTTCGTGAAGCAAGACAACAAGTATTTGAAAAGATGGATGATGCATTTGAAGATGGCGTTGATAAGATGGATCGTCTTATTGACAAACAAAAGCATATTCAGACAATGACTGAATCATATGGTAATATTGTCGATATTGTTGGTAAAAAATCTCTTGGTATCACATCTGAAATGATGAAAACTTACAATGCTAATAAAGTAAAACAAGCAACAAATTTATTAGCTGAAAGTAAAACTAAAATGGATACAATCCAACAGCAACTTGATGCAGCTCAAGCCGCAAGAGATAAGGCTATGAAGGCTGGTCATACTGAAGATGTAAAGATGTGGGATAAATCCATTGAAAACATGGAAGATGAGCTACAGAACGCACAAGAAGATTTTATGTCTAACTGGGAAGACGCTTTACAAGCAGCCAGAGATGCCTTTGATAATAATGTTGATAATATGGTTGATGATTTTTCAACCAAAGTTGGTGGATTAACAGGTAGCATTGCCGCACTTCAAGAAAAATGGGATCAAAACAAAACTCTTGAAGAAGAGTACGTTCCTCAATATGAAAAGATTTATCAATTAACTAAATTAACTCGTGATATTAATAAGTCTATTGATGAAACAAAAAATGTTAAAGCCAAAAGAGAATTAGCTTCACTACAAGAAGAAATTAATGGATTACAATCTGATAGTAAAAAGATGAGTGAATATGACCTTGAATATTTACAAAAACGTTATGAATTAAAGATTGCGGAAATGGCATTAGAGGATGCTCAAAATGCTAAGTCACAAGTCCGCATGACTAAAGATTCAGAAGGTAATTTCAGTTATGTGTACACCGCAGATGAACAACAGGTAGCAGAAGCAGAACAATCATATGAAGATAAGCTTCATGAAATGCAACAAATGAATGCAGAGTATATTAATACTTTGCAGGAAAATATGATAAAGATGGAGCAAGAGCAAGCTGAAAAGATTGCTGAATTATCTGAACTATATGAAGTTGGTTCTAAAGAATATCAAGATGCTTTAGCTAATTTACAAAAATATTATGGAGAACAGCTTGGTTATTATGGTTCTCAAATGAATAATGTTTTATCCAATAATACTGATTTGTATGAAAATGATGTAAAACGTTATGGTGAATTAACTGATAACAAAGCTATGGCAGATGAAAAATATATTGGTGATTTCAGTCAAACTCAATTATCTGTTGCTACTGGATATGAGAATATGGAAGATCTTCAAGACAACTGGAACACAGCTGCTAAAGATATGTATAGTCAAGTTGGCCAAGCCGCAGATGATTATGCTGCTCAAAATGAGCTCGCTATGGAAGCAGCCGGCACGACTATGGATGATTATGCTAATACAATGAGTAATGATGTTGCTCAAATAACTACTGATTCAGATAATTTACGAACTGAAATGGATGATACAGCACAACAAATTAATACTGATTTTGAGACTATAGTAGAGTCTGTTAAGGCATTTGAAGATCAATATAGTGATTCTATTGATGCAATTGTTCAATCAAATGAAGAATTATATGAATCTTTCTTAAAAGTAGTTCAAGCTCATTCTCAATTTAAAGCTGTAACGAGTGATAATAAGGGTTCTGATGGAGACACTAATGGAGGTAATAAAGGAGATACTCCAAAACAGCCGAAGCAAAAGAAGAAAAAAGATAATTCAGATAAAGCTGAAGGTGTAGCTGCAGCAATTTGGATTTGGGGAGACCATTCTGGATGGGGAGATGACCCAGAAAGAGCGAGAAAACTTCAAGAGAAAGGTGTAACTGGAGCGCAAGCTATTATTAATGCAAAAGCTGAAAATGGTTGGTTATATAACAAGTATTGGGATAAACGTTTTGAAGTAAGAAGTAAATATAGTTATGGTAAATTTGATACTGGTGGATATACAGGTGATTGGAGTGGTGAAGGTCGTTTTGCCATGTTACATCAAAAGGAAATCGTTCTTAATAAAGATGATACTGAGAACTTCTTAAAAACTGTAGATATAGTTCGTCAGATTTCAGATATGATTGATTTAAATGCAATGAGCGCAAGTGGAGGTTTAGGTTCTTTATTTGCCGCATCAGTAAATAAAGATAATGGCGTTCTTGAACAAAATGTTCATATTACCGCAGAATTTCCAAATGCAACTAACAAGGATGAAATTCTTTCAGCCTTTGATAACGTTGTTAATCTTGCTTCTCAATATGCAAATCGTAAACGTTAATTTATTTTTGGGGATGAATCATTTGATTCATCCCTATTTTTTATTTTGGGCAATTAAAAACACTTGACCCAGATAAAATTTTATGTTATAATAGAAATTGGAGAGAAAGGAGTTAAATATGGCAACAGAGAATGGAAGTCAAGCTACTATAGATGATAACATTAAAAAGTTATTTGATGCTATGGATATTATAGCAGCTCAACAAATTAAAAATTTACAGTTTGATAAAACTGTAAAATGCTCCATTACTGATGACTCAAAAAGTGAGCAAGGTGAATATACTGTTACCGATGGTTCATCTACATTTAAAGCGTATTCTGAATCAACGAAATACAGTAATGGTGCCTCTGTTTATGTCAATATTCCTAATGGAGATTATAATAATAAAAAGTTAATTACTGGACGTTATGATCAAGATAGAAAAGATTATAATACTAATGACCCAGAAAAAAGTTATATAGATATTACACAAAATTTAATTTCCAGCTCTATTGGAGAAACTGGTATTGTCGCTAATGGAGAAAAAACTCAAATAACTATTTGGGATAGTGGAGATAATTTTAATAAAAAATTAGAAGAAGAGAAAAAAGATGATACCAAAAAAGATGAAGGTATTAAATATAAAGCATATAAGAAAATGCTTGTTAAAGCTAAGTTTAAAAATTATTTATCTACAAGAAATGTCATTCTTGGTAATTATGGTATTAGAGTAGATATTCTTGGTGAAAAGAAAAATACCGCAGAACAAACTGTCGAAGATTGGTACATGTTTAAATTGGATTCTTCCAGTATGATTGGAGATCCATATAAATTTGAAGTTGGATTTGAGCAGAAGCTTTTATTTGATTTAGACCCCGATGTAAATATTACTCGTGTTAGAGTAGTTCTTTATCAGGATAAAAATTTTTATGATAAAAGTAAAAATTTATTAGCTCCTTCTAATTTTGATGATATTTTTGTTTCAGAACCTTTTGTTAGCTTTGGTTATTCTTTAGAAGATTTTACTGAAGATACTGTTTTATTATATACTTTTGATTCAAAAAAGTATGCAGAACATTTGACCCCAGAAACTAAAGAAGCTTTAGCAAAACAAAGCGAAATTGAGCATCAAAAAGATAGCACTAAAAAAGCTTTTACAGTAGAAGACTTAGATAAGACAGAATTATATAATGAGCAATTAAATAAATTAAATAAAAAGAAAATTATTCTTAGATGGGTTCATGAAACAACTGGAGAAGATGAAAAAACAAGAAGCTTTGAGTCTGTCGCACAAGCAGAAGATATTCCAACAGGAGCAATAGTTCATTGGTATAAATATGATTTAACTCAAGGTGTAACTGATAAAATAGCAGGTGCTTTTTGGGTTGAAATGGTAGAACAAAAAAATAAATTTGAATTAGAGTATTCTCCTAATCCTAAAAAATCTTTTGAGATGTTTAGGGTTGTTGTAGAATGTATGTCAAGAGAGTATGTTAATAATTATTTAATAGCTAATGATGAAGATATCCTTGAAATTGAAAATAAACCAGAAGATAAACGAACTGATGAAGAAAAAGAAAAATTAGACAATTTAAAAAATTCTTATTTAGAAAAAATCCATGATTATATCAGTGAGGATTTAAAATTTGAAAATGAAAATATGGTTCCAGATGAAAATACAATAGATTTAATTAAAGGTCTTACTATTACCTGCGATGATGGTGAAGGCGGATATAATGGAGTCTATCGTATTTATAATGATTCTGGCCAGATTATGAGTTCTTCTGAAGCTACTAAGTCAAGAATATTAACTGCTAAATATACATCTATTGTATCAGGTGTTGCGGAACTCGATACCGCAGAAAAGATTACTTGGTCAATTCCTTTAGAGAATACAATGATTTATCATCCAACAGAAAACACTGATTATAGTTTTTATGATAAAGTTGGAAATGTTACACAAGAAGATTGGAATAAAAAGACAGTTGATTATTTTACATATTCGAATATCACTAAAGAATATACAAAAGTAACTAACTGGGACGAGCGAGAAGTTTACTATCAAAAGAATAGAACTCAAGTTGAAATTAAAGATAATTATTTTAAAATTACTCGTTATGGAGTTAAACCAAATAAAGCCGCAGGTACAGAAGAAGCGGACTCAACACAACAATATTTTAGAATAAAAGAATATTATACACAGTCCGCAATTAATAACACTGTATATTGTACTATCACAAAAAATAATAGAACTTATACAGCAGAATTTTCAATGGTATTTGGGCCTGTTGGAACAAATGGAACAGATTTTACCTTTACGCTTGAGTTTGATAATAAGCAACCTGCTATTACCAGTTCAGAAGACAGCGTAACTATTATTCCAAAAGTATATGATTATCAAAATAAAGATGTAACTGAAAAATATATCAGTAAAATATCTTATAAATGGTATAGTTTTAATGGTGATTATTATGAAGCGAATAAAAAGAATGCTATTGAAATTGGTGAAATAAATGAGAAAACTGGTGCAGTTACATTAACTTTAAATAGTCATAATATGGAAGATTTGAACTATTTCATCTTACAAGGTAAAGTTTCAAATGCCGTTAATATTCAAAATTTGAAGAAATATGATAATTCAGATAGCGAAGATAAGACTGTTGATGGAAAAGTTGAAGTAGATAAATTAGTTGAAAATACTGGTGGCGAAAAAAAAGGTGTAGATATTTCTTTATATACTTATTTACCAATCCCAGTTAGAAGAACAGATGAATATACTACATTTGATGGAGCTACAAGGATTTCTTATAATACATCAGGCATTGACCCGCAATATTATAAAGACCCATATGTAGTATATCATTATGCTAATAAAAAAACTTCATCTGTAGAAAATATTAATTGGATGATGTCTTTTGGAAAAGATACCAGAAGCTCTGCTACTGGAGCAACTAATTTAAAATATTATCCTACTCTTGATTCTGACCATAAACTTATTCCACCTTCTATGTTTCTACAAGATAATGGAAAAGAAGTTTCTGTCATTGGTTTTTCTTTTGGTAGTTCAGGTATCCAATTAGAATGGATTCAACCATTATATATTTATCAGAATGTTTTTTCTTCAAGTTTGTTAAATTCTTGGGATGGAAGTTTGACTTTCGATGAAGAAAATGGTACAATATTATCAACGATGATGGGAGCAGGAAAAAAGGATTCTCAAAATCGTTTTAATGGTGTTTTAATGGGAGATTTATCTCCAGCCTTTGATACTGAAGAAGGCGTAAAAGCATTAGCAGATTATTATAGTGGAATTGGATTATATGGATTTAATGCTGGTCAAAAAAGTTTTGGATTAAATATTAATGGACGTGCGTTCTTTGGTAAATCTGGAAAAGGTCAAATTTTAATTGATGGCAATTCAGGTACTATTCAAAGCCAACATTTTTTAGCATCAATGAAAAAGTTTTATAATGGTAAAGAGGATGAACCTACAGACGTTAAAAAAGCTGGCATGAGAATTGACCTTGATAATGGTATTCTTGAAACATATGGCTTAGATTCTACTTCTATGATTAAAATAGATCCATCTGCAGGCGGAAAAGATGGGAAAGAAGGTAACGGAGCTTATTTTGTAGTACGTAGTTCCGCAGGAGATAATTCAGATTCGACAGATGAGTTTGATGAAGATACAGAAAAAATAAATAAAAAAGGTACAGAAATTTTTTATGCAGGTAAAAAGAAATATTTTCTTCAATCTCATAATTATAGAAAGAAAACAATATCTGTACCTGCTGAAAAGGAAGATGCTGAAGATGATGATTTTCCTCAAGAAACAGTTGAATATGGTAGAGGTATAAATTTTGATTTAATGAAAGGTAAATTAAATGCTTTTAATTTTACCCTTACTGCAACAGATGCTTCTACTGGAGCTTATGTTAAATTAAACAGTGAAAATACAAATAGTGGAAATCCTTATTTTGTAATTCATGGTGTTAAAAAGGACGATTCTGGGAATGTAGTTCACGTTAATAATTTATTATATTTTAGTAATAAAATTCAAAGAATGCGTTCTTTAGATTATAATACACATGATGAAACTGGTACGGAAATTAATTTAACAAATGGTAAAATTACTTCTTATGATTTTAATTTAAAAGCTGTTAGAAAAAATCAAGGTATTCAAATGAGTAGTAGTGGAAAGCCATTTTTACTTATTAAAGCCAGAGAAAATCCAGACAAAGAAGATTCTCCATCAAAAACTTTGGTATATATTACAAATACAAAAGACGCAGATAACAAAGCTCAATTTTATCTACAATCAAAAGATTATAGCTCTAAATCTGGCTCAGAAGCTGGAGTAAGAATTGATTTAGGTAATAATAAAATTACAGCATATGATTTTAATATCACTGCTTATCATAAATATACTGATAAAGATGGAAAACCTCAAAGATACACTTTACAAATTGATAGTGGTCAAAATGATATTCCTTTTCAAGTTGGAACAAGATTTAAAGTCCATTGGGATGGAGAAGTAGATGCAGATTTTATAAAAGCTACAGCCGGAAAAATTGGACCTTTTACTTTTAACAAAAATGCTCTTTATACAGGAACTGGCGACAAAGCAGATACAATAAATGGACCTGGAGTATATTTAGGTTCAGAAGGTTTGGGCGTAGCCAGCGGAAAATTTAAAGCTGATAAAGATGGTAATATAAGTTTAACTGGAGCTATCACTGGTACAAAATGGAGTGTTGATAGTGCTGGTAAAGCAACTTTTGATAATATAGATGCTACGGGAGGACTTATTGCTGGATGGACAATCGGAAATGGATTCCTTCAAAATGGTAGTACAAAATTAAGCGCATCTGGTTTAGATTTTTCTGGAGGTCATTTACATGCGAATGAACTTAAATTTGGAGGCGTAACACTAACAAATTCAAAATTAACTATGGGTGGCGGTGTTGAATTAAGCTCAGCAAAACTAACCATGGGTAGTGGCGTAGAATTAAGTGCTTCAGGCTTAACAGCTGGCGCCAATGTCTCTTTAAATGCATCAGGCTTAACTATTAGTGGAGCGTCATTAACTGCTGGTGTAGGTGGAGGACTTTTAACTGGTGGAAGCTTTTTTGTAGGAAACAATTTATATGTTACAGGTGGAGCACAAATTGGTGGAACTTTAATGGTAGGTAAAAAAGCTCTTGGAGATTTAGCTTTTGAAAATTCGGTTAAAAAAAAAGTTAATGTAACTTTAACTAAAGAAGTTTCTTATGCAGGTCAAGCAACTTCTTGTTCTACAATAGTTCATATTAGTTGGAGTGTAAATGATAAAAATGAATTAAAAGGTGGTCCATGGGTAAATAGTGGGGAAGGAAATCAAGGTTTTGATGCAGTCGTAACAGCTACAGGAATTTCCCCAGGAGGATCTAAAATGGTAACTATTACAGCAACTGGTGCAGAAGTTGAAATTAGTCCAAAGGACAAAGGAACTGCAAATTTATCTAATGGTAGTTTTTCAAGTGTTACTCTTTCTTAAAGAGAAATATATATAGATAAAAAGGAGAATATATTATGGCAACAAAAAATATCACTTTAACAAATTTAGAAATTTATACAACTGCTCAAGCTTTAATGGAGAATATCACAACTGATATGAATCTTCCAGTTAAAGTTGGTTTTTATATTCAGAAGAATATGAAGAAAATGACAGAACTTGCTCAGGAGATTGAAAAGTCTCGTATGGAGATTTTTGATAAATATGGCGAGAAAGATGAAGAAAACAATCAATATAAGTTTGATAAGAGTGTTCAAGAGCAAGTTCAAAAAGAACTTAATGATTTATTTGATTTAACACAGGATGTTAAAACAAATATGTTAGAGCTTGATTGGTTTGATGATATTGATTTAACTGCAAATCAGATTGCTGCAATTTCATATATGATTGCAGATGATGATGAGGATGAAGTAGAGGAGTAATAAAAGATGGCTAAATTGTACCCACCAAATATTAATGGGACAATTCCAGCTTTTTGTAATGATAATGGGACTGTTCTTATAACAGTCCCATTTTCTATGAATAAAGCAGTTTCCAAAAGCGAAGTTGGAGGTTTTGCTTTAAAAATAAAAACTGTAAGTGGAGTTGTAAAAGGTGCTATAAAAACTACAAATAGCAGTACATCTTCTTATAACATGGAAGATGATTATAGTGCAACATTTGATGTTGGTTTTTTAGATTTTTCAGTGGGGCAGTATTATAAATTTCAACTTGCTTATATAGGAAAAGATGGAATTGTTGGTTATTATTCTACAGTAGGAGTTGCTAAATATACAACAGCTCCCGCAATACAAATTAGTGGACTTAAATTCGGTAGAATTAATTCACATAATTATTTTTATACAGGTGTATATAGCCAAAAAGGCGGAGATACTACAGAAAAATTATATAGCAGTAGATTTAGATTATATGACTATGAAAAGAATGTTATTCAAGACACTGGTGAAATAATTCATAATACTTCATTAGATGATTTAAGTTATGAAGCGCATGATACTTTCTCTGTGCCGCAAGACCTTGAATTAGATAAAACATATTTTTTAAAGTATTCAATTAAATCTGTAAATGGTTTAACCGCAAACACACCTTTTTATAGAATTATGCAACGTCGTTCAGTTAGTCCAGAAATTAAAACTGATGTAGTTGCAACTTTAATGCCAGATGAAGGATATATTAAAGTAACTCTTGATGATAAATATGATGCAGTAATATCAGGAGCATTTGTAGTATCTCGTTCAAGTAGTTTGAATGGTTATGCCTGGGAAGAATTTAAACGTTTTGATTTACAAGCTATACCACCAGAAAAATGGTCTCTTTTGGATTGTACTATTGAACAGGGTGCAACATATAGATATTCTTTACAACAATACAATTCCAATGGAATCTATTCAGATAGAATTATTTCAAATAGTGTTCCAGTTGACTTTGAAGATATGTTTTTATATGATGGAGAACGTCAGCTTAATATTCGTTTTAATCCAAAAGTAGCTACATATAAAAAAGATTTACTTGAATCAAAAATGGATACGATTGGAAGTAAATATCCTTTTATATCAAGAAATGGAAACGTAGATTATAAAGAATTTTCTATTTCTGGACTTATTTCTTATCAAATGGATAATGTAGAATTATTTATGACTAAAGAAGAATTAGGTGATTTAAAAGAAGAAGATATGAACGCCAATCTAACTAAAGAAAATATAACTGCGGAACGTCTATTTAAAAATAAGGTATTAGATTGGTTAAATAATGGAAAACCAAAAATCTTTCGATCTCCTGCTGAGGGTAATTACATTGTACGATTAATGAATGTTTCACTTAGTCCGCAAGATGGATTAAGCAGAATGCTACATACTTTTTCATGTAGTGCATATGAAATAGCAGAATTTAATATTACTAATTTAAGACATTATGGATTAGTAGATGCAAATGAGGACACAGCAATGCAGACAAGATGGAAAACAATCGTCCTTAGAGATGCAGGGGATGAAACTAAACCTAAACCACAATTACTTTCTTATCCAGCTTATTCAATTTCATTTACAGAGATGACTCCTGGAAGTAAAGTATATATTGATGGACAGAGTTTCATTATTGGTGCTACTGGTTCTTATTATGCAGAATTTCCTGATCATCCTATTAGAAATGTTCGTTTTGATTGGACTCAAGATATGAATGGCTTATTTACATATAGTTATAAGACAAGATCTATTACTATTTTTGGAACTATTAAAGATGCTCAAATTGTCGATGTTCCAGTTAGACAATTTATTGGAGAAAGATATAAACAACAGAAATTAGTTGATAAATATGGTCAACTTTATACTACTAAAGATATTTTTGAATTAATTAAAGATATTAAAACAGAAGTATTAAATACTTATTCATTAAAACTTCAACGAAGAGATTTACGAGATATATATGTAGATGTTGAATATACTGAACCGCAAGAGGGTGAAGAAGAAAATAAGTTTGTTCCAGATGCTTCACAAAAGTATTATAATGATATGTATTGTACAGGAAATCCTATTGATCTAAATACATTAGATCCATGGGCAATATATTATATTCGTTATAGAAGAGGGCGTGTCGCAAAGAAATTCCCAAATGAAGGTTATTATGTAGAAGCAAACAATGATACATTTGCTCCATATACTGGATATGCAATAGATGGAGATTTGAAAGACTTCTTTGCTATTGGATATGACACTTTTACTGCTATTATTGATGATGAAGAAGTCAATGTGTTTGATGAAATAATGCCTATTGATATTCAAGACAGTTCTTTTATAAAAAGTTTAACAATAAATAGAGGAGTTATTGCTTATATCAGTTATTCAAAACAAGATATAACTTATACCTTTGAAGAGACTGGTAGTAAAGAACTTATAAAGGCAAAATTGGATTATCAAACAGCTGAATCAAAGCTTTTGGAGGAGTATAAGAATCATAATAATACAAGAGATAGTATAGTTCAAGCTAAAGCACAAAGAGATTTAGCATATCAAAAATTCTTAATCCTCTTAAATAAAACAATTACAGAGTATAAGGAGGCGAATGGTATTATATCATGAAAGATCCTTTATTAAACAAAGATTTTTTAAAACAACTCGATGAGCAGAGTACACGAGAAATTTATGCTAAGGTTATAGCTTTAGATTTTGATGAAAATCCAATAGAGGAGATTACTGGTAGAATAACGCAGGGTTCCATTTCAGTAAATGGAACTTCTGCGGTTCGCCGCACATGCTCCATGACAATGGTAGCCAGTGAACTTAATATTCATAATTACTATTGGGGATTAAATACAAAATTTGAATTAAAAGTTGGCATTAAAAACACAATAGATACAATTAATTATCCAGAGATAATTTGGTTTCCAGAAGGGCACTATGTAATATCTACTTTTAGTACATCTCAATCCACCAGTTCATATACCATTTCATTACAAGGTAAAGATAAAATGTGTATGTTGAATGGAGATGTGGGTGGCGCAATTACCGCACTATCTGTTGATTTTGGTAAATATGATACAATTGCCGCAGATGGTACAATTACCACAGATGATTATTTAATTAAAGATATTATTCGTGAAGCAGTTCATGAATATGCAAAAGAGCCCTTTGAGAATATTATTATTAATGACCTTGATGATATAGGTATTGAGCTTATGGAATCTCGTCAAAAAGATCCTTTTTATCTTTTAATGAATTTAGATATGGACGTTGTAAATCAACTTTTCTTTTCTCCAACGCAAAGTGGGTTTTATGAATATGATACTATGAAACCAATTAAAAATTTTGAAGATGGTAAATTTAAGTTCGATCAAAGAATTTCTATTGATATGGGAAATAGTATTGAACCTACTTATATTAGAACTAAAAATAGTGATACAAGATATTCTGTTATAAAAGTTCAATATGGGGATGTGGTTGGATATAAACCAACTGATTTAACATATGCGGGCGACCTTATTTTAGATGTTGGAAGTTCAGTTACACAGATGCTCGATAAATTAGTATCTATGTTAGGAGAGTTTGAATATTTTTATAACATTGATGGACAATTTGTTTTTCAAAAGAAAAAGACTTATGTTCAAACATCTTGGAATAATATTATGAATAATACAACCAGTGATGTTTATGTAGAGAATGCTGCAAATACATCTTCTACAACATACTATTTTGAAAATGCAAATATAGTAACATCTTTTAGCAATTCTCCAGATTTATCAAATCTTAAAAATGACTTTTCTGTTTGGGGACAAAGAACATCTGCCAGTGGAGCAGAGATACCTGTGCATTTACGATATGCAATAGATAAAAAGCCTTTATATTATAAAACATATGAGGGAGAAGTATTTTTTACAGATAAGTATTATACTAAATTAAAAGAAGATATAAAAAGTTTAACTACTGAGGAAGATTATGAAAAGCTTGAGAATTATAAATTCAAATATCCAACTCCTGTTGGCTTAACTCAGCCAGAAAAGACTGTGCAAGGTTGGACTCCTGGATGGTGGGATATTAGAGACTGGCATGATTATTATAAACTTGTTACAGGAATTGAACCTTCTGGAACAATGAAGTGGTATTCTCGAAATGATGAATCTGGATGCGTCAAAGAAAGTTCATTAAATGAATATTGTAAAGCTCATAATTTTTCAACCTTTACAGATGATGAAAATTATGTTTGGTTAATTGTTATAAAGAAAACTGAAGTTGATACTATTCATGGCTCAGGAAAACCAAATCCTGACGTTTTAAAAGAATGTCAGTATCATGAATCATATGATAATGGTAAAGGAAAAATTATAACAGAATTAGTTCAGCCTATTGTAAAAAAGAACTTTATGTATCCATATGCAGCTTGTTCTGATACTCATACTTTTTTACATTTCTTAAAAGAAAATGTCGAGAATGGAGAAAATGTATATTTTTATAATCCAAGATTTTATTTTAATGAGCATGATATGGGAGATGAATTAACAGAATTAAAAAAAGAGCAATTATCTATTGATAATAAAGATGAAAAATATCATAAAGTTGATTGGCGTGAATTAATTTATCAAATGTCAAAAGATTATAAAAGACATATGCATGATGATGATTTCTATGTAAAGATAAGTCAAAATAATAACAAGTATTATCCTGATGGATATACAGGATATGAACAATATTATACCGACATGGATGGCTTTTGGAGACAGTTATATGATCCATTTTATACAGGTTCATATAAAATTGCTTATACAACTAAAACAAAATATGATGAAAAGCCAGAGTCATATTATTATTATGTGCGCTGCGAACAAAATGTCGCTTATGTTGTAGGTAGACAATATTATACTCAATCATTAGCTGGTGAATATATAGCACTTAGTTCTTTAAGTGAAGCGGTATATAAAAAATCTCCAAAAGATTATTATTATATTCATCAATGTAAAAAAGGAGAAAATTATATTCCTAAAAAACAATATTATCAAAAATACGATGATGAATATGATAAAACAACGTATTGGAATAATGGAATTAAAGAATCTCCAGAAGCATTAAATTTTTGGTTTGATTTTTTAGATTCTGAGGGTGAATTAAGTCAATATTCCGTTAAGAATGTTGGAACTCGGCCAAAAGCTGAAAATAATTCTGATGTTAAAGCTATCTATTTTAGAGAAACTCCTAATATTATTTATGTAGATGAAAATAGTATTGAGTACACTAAAATAAATATTACAGAAGATATGTTTTATGAGGACGGAGCTTATTATTATATTAGCGATGGCTCTGGTGGTTATACTTTAGCTTTAGACTGGAATCCTAAACAAACTTATTATATAAGTTCATTAGATGCACAAAGAGCTTTAAAACCAGGATATAGTTTCCTTCAAATACCTTCTCAATCCAGTAATATTTTTAAATTTAGTTCTCAAGGAAAATCTGCAAAAGATGAGTTAGATAATTTATTATATAATTATTCTTACTGCACAGAAACAATTTCAATGACGACATTACCAATTTATTATTTACAACCAAATACTCGTATATTTGTTAGAGATGATAATAGTGGTATTTGCGGTGAATATATTGTTTCAAGTTTCACTATTCCATTAACTTATAATGGAACAATGAACATAAATGCAACAAAAGCAGTTGAGAATTTATTTTAAGAGTAAGGGAGATAAAAAATGGCAAATAAAGTTAAACAATTTCGTTTCTACAATGATGCGGAAGCTGGAAAAGGTGATGCAAGTAATAACTCCCCAAAAACTGCAGAAAAGGCACAATTTGTTGATGGTACAATTTTCGCAGATTGTTTTCCTATTTCTCAATTAGGTATTCAAGCATTGCCTGGAACAAGATTCTTATTAAATAATGCGCCTGAGACAGATTATATTTTAATTGGACAAACAGGAATTTTTGAACTTGATTTAAACAATCAAACTGAAATTACAAGTATTAAATTTGATGCGGCATCAATGGAAAAAATTAATGCAGTAACAAACGCAGTATTAATTGTAGATCTTATTTATGATGATGGGGAGGATTAATATATGGGATTTTATGGTAATATAACAAATACTACTCGTACACAGTTCTCATTTGATGCCACTTATTCAAGTAGATATGAAATGGACACGCAAGTCGCTAATGATGGAGTGTATGTAGGTAGATATGTATTAGTTGAATATGATAAAGATGTTAAAGGTAGTTTATCTGGTATTCCTCAAGTTTATAAAATTACAACAGATGGATTAAACAAAGATTTTGCTTTATCAATTTCTGCTGATTTCATTGTTAAAGAAAGCTTAGATGAAGAAGGAAATAAAATTAATCCAACTATTATCCAATGTATTGATGAAGATAATAAAGATGCAGAATATAAGGCTAATTTAGTTGAAAAAGGAACTACTCTTTTAGTGCCAGGTAAATTAAATGAAGAAGGAAAGCCTATTTATAATTTAGTTGCAAATAGTGGAACTTATTCAGATCCAAAAGCTAAATTATATGATGAATATTGGATTGCGACTGGAAATGACAATTATACAATTACTATTATGAAAGAAGATGAAAAAGGTAATCCTAAAAAGGAAATTACTACTTTTAAAGGCGCTTTATGGGAGCTTTTAGGAGATTCATCTCAAGATAGTTTTACTCTTAATTTTAATAGAGATAAACAATATTATAATACAAGTAGAGGTTATGATTCAACTGTTTGGCAAAAAGTATTAGATAAAGGCTATGAAAAATATGTAATGGTAGCTGAATTAAATACTGTTGTGCCATCATTTGATCTTGCCGCAGATGCGCCTACTATTGTTCCATTAAGACCTCATTTTGACATAGATAGTACAAATGTATATTATAAGCTTCATTGGCAGCCAACTTGGGGACTTAGAGTAAGATCAAGTGAACCAGATACGCAAGTACCTCAATATGATACTGAAGGAAAACCTATATCTGCAACTATTTTATCTTCAGATGGTAGAGTTGAATATCCTTCAGATGAACGAATTCGTTGGACAAGAACGGAATTTGATAAAACTACTAATTCTAAAAAAGTTCTTTATGCTAATTACAATAAAACCGGTGGAATCAGTTGGGTTGAGCAAGCACCGGGCGAAGACCCGCCTTCTATTAATGGAGCTGTATATTATAATAAAGATGGCTTTAATCCTGATGTAGTATCTAAAAGTTGGGATAGAAAATATCTAAATCAGCTTGGATTTGCAAGTAGAAGAGATCCACTTACTGACCCAGATGTTCGAGCTGATCAAGATTATGGATTTGTTAAGGAGGAAATTTCGGTTTGTCCTACTGGATTAAGTGGTAATACTTATGCGAATCATAATGGTGTTGCTACACCTGAAGTTGATACTCAAGAACTTTCTATTATGTTACCATCTATTGGAGACGCTATTTCAGATGTTTGGGATTTAGTGTATGGTGGTAGAAAAACGAGTATTGATATTCAACAAACTCAAAAAAGAAACAAAGATGTTGAATGGTATGATGCGAGAGCGGTTCAAGATAGAAACGGATTACGTTTAGTTAAAGACGGTTTTACATATAGAACAAATAGTGGTGTTGCAGTAGGCTATCCAAAAAATTATTATAATACAGCTAATGTAAATACTATAGCAGGTTGTATTAACTCTGTCCATGATTTAATGGGTATGATTATTCAGCCATATAATACTTTTAAGGCAATGCAAAATAATATTGATAATAATGATGATAATACAATTTATTTCAATATAGATGATAATAAGTATTATCGTCGTGATATGAAATATACCTATACGCCACTTGCCGCAGACGCTTATAGATATGAACGAATTGATTTATCTGAAGGCGAATTTAAACCAGATTTATATTATGTTAAAAATGGAAGTAAATATGATGTTGCTTCTGGAAAATATAATAAAGATTTAGAATATTATGTAAGAAAGCTTACTGCTTCAGAAGGATATGAGCAAGTAAAGGTTCAGCCTTTTGATGGTAGTAAATATTATTATATAAATAATTTAACAAATGGTGGTAAAGATTTTATTTCAGAGCCTACTTATCATAGAGATAAAACTTATTATACTATGGATTCTTCTAAAATTGATAGCACTCGTATGGATTTAGGAGATGATTTTAAAGGCTATACCTATTATCAGTATATAAATAAGACTAATAATAATGTATTGCATACTCCTTATTATGCTATTGATTGGTCTCTTAATGGTGAAAGCTATAATCCAAAAGCGACCTATTATGACATAGAAGAAAATTTTGCTTTAAAAGATGTCGTTTCAGAACCAGAATATACTGATTTATATTTACCAGGTATTTTTTATTATAAAGCTTGGGCAGAAGACAAATATTCTAAAATATATTGGGATGGAAATAGTCATTACGATGTTGTTTATAATAAAAATGAGGATGGTACTTACACTCCTATTCAAGGAGAGCTAACAGAAGGAGAATATTATTATATAAAACTTCATACCGCAGGAGAGCCATATATTTTAAAATCTGGAGAACAACCTGTAAAAGCTGATTTTGATTATCGTATTGATAATAGCAATTTGGGAACTGGAAATGTCCCAAATAATAAAGGTGAATTAATCGATCATTATATGGTTAAAAGAGGAACAAAAGTAACTGAAACTTATACAGAGGTAGATACTTATCAGCAAGTTCAATTTAATGATCCAGATCATCATATTTCCAGTAGTTATACATGGGATGCATCAAAAAATGGACCGGCTTGGGTTTTTGATAAAAGTGTTGGAGATTATATAAGAAATACATTACCTTTTGACCCTGAAAAAAATAAACAGAATTTATATTTTGTTCAACAGAAAAAATATATATATGTATATACAGGCGGTACTATAGATGAAGATAAGCCTCTTCATTTATTACCATATGCAAGAGATAGCGTAAGTTATAGAGATCCTCGAACAGGAAAAGTAGTTGAGAATTTTAACATAAATTTCGCAGATATACAAAATGGAAATCCTTGGTTTGTAAAATCAACTATAAATGACCCTGAACTTGGAATATATACAATTTATATCCCAGTTACAGCAACATCTATTAGACGACAGTTAGTAGATTATTATACAAATCCTCTTAGAGATGAAAAAGATCGTTTACAATATTATCAACTAAATAAAAAGACAATTAGTAAATTTTATAGTCCAGATTTATATTATTATAAAGTTGGACAAAAATTAGACAGCGAGAAAAAAGGTAGTTATATCCTTGAAACTAATAAGAGATTAAGAGTTAATAATGTACAAGATTATAGTTTAGCTCATTTAACAATTACACCTAATGATTATCATAAAGTTAATGAACATGATACAGCGACTAATAAGAGAATTTATTTCTATTATCCAAACTATTTTTATCGTAAAGATGGCGATGAATATGTTTTAGCTCAAGAAAAGACAATGAATCCAAATGAAACTTATTACGTAATTAAGAATTTCTATATTGATTCAGATAGTATGAATATTATGCCACATGGTCAACAGTGGAATAATAAGATTAAACATATCCCACCTTCAGTTTCTTTAGCGACAAGAGAAGTTGGATTTACATATTATGAATTAGTAGATTTTGCTCGTAAATTAAATACTATTCATGGCATGATTCTAAAAATGAATCAAGTAATTGATTCTGAGGATACTGATACAAGAGATTTACAAACAATTCAAGGTGCTTTAAATACCTTTAATGATTGGATTTCTCACTTAGGAAAATTAGATTCTCAAGATATTGTTATTGTAGATAATTATGGTCGTTTGACAAGCGCTCCCGCAAATGTTACTCAAACTGATGAAGGACTTAACCATAAGCCAGGAACAAAACAAGATGTAACAGGAATCGCGTCAGATGTTTTCCCAATGGCAGAGAGTCTTACTTCTGGATTTAGAAATCAATGGTTAACAGTTAATGTAGATGGTAAGCCAACTAAGCCAATTGTTTCATTGAGACATAATTATCAACCAGTAAGAGATACTACTTCTAATTCTGATATGAATAATCCTAAAAAGGATACTATGACATTATATACTCCAATAGTAGACCCTAAAGGACATGTTGTTGGTCATAATGTTGAAACAGTTACATTACCTTATGGATTTAAAACTATTACTACTAATGGTAGAAGTGAAACCGCATCAGGAGATAACACTGGAAACCCAAGTACCTCAAATGTAGTTGCAGATAATACTCAAGATACTCTTGGAATTAATTCTGGTAACAAATGGATTAGAATTGATACAAATGCAAGTGCAGATACAATTACTATTAGCCATGATATTCATACTCCAACAGTAAGTGCAAAAAGCCAAACTGACTTAAATAATCCTGCAACAGATAGTATTACTATTCAAGATACAACTTATGATAATGCTGGTCATATGACAGCTAATCAAAATCATAAATATATTTTGCCTTATGGATTTAAGTATATTACAACAAATGGTCGTGTATCAAATAATAATACAGAAAATCTTGCGGCGCAAGGTCAAATTGCTGCTGATAATACTCAAGATACATTAGGTATTAATTCTGGGGATGAATGGATTCGTATTATAACAAATCCAGATTCAGATGTACTTACAATTAGCCATGATGCTAAGAATACCAGTTCTGTAGACGGTGGAAACATTAGTTTGAGCAATGAAGAAAATGGAACAACATTTTCAATTACTTTATATGATTTTGATAGCAAAAATCATTTTAGTAAAAAGACAACTACAAAATATACTTTACCAAATAGTTATGGTAAAATTGCGGCAGATGTAGGAACAACTACAGAAGCTTCATGCACACATGATACATTTACTTTAAGTGGAGATAGTTGGATTAAAACAACTGTTAGTAAAGATAAAGTTACCTTTACTCATCAAGCTCCGCAAACATCTAATTTAAGTTCTACTGTTGAAGATACTAATAAGGCTCCTAAATTAGGTGGAACATTTAGTATTCCTAAGATTTCATATGATTCAAAAGGTCATGTATCAAGTAAAACAAGTTACATAATTACATTACCTTCATTGAGTTTGTCTGGAACTAAAGGTAGTGCAGATAATGTAATGACCAATTTAACATATTCTAAAAATGGAGATGCATTTACTGCTACTTTTGGAAAAATTGGAGATTTAGCTTTAACAGGTTACTCAACTCCAACTTCAATAACTGGTGATATCGTATCAACAGATAGCTTAAATATTGGTCTTGGTAAATTAAGATATTATATTAATCAAAATAATATAGCTATTAATAAAGAAGTAGAAGATAGAGAAGCTGCAATTACACAAGAAGAAAATAATAGAAATACTGCTATTAATAATGCTATTGGTAAATTAGATTCTGAAATAAAAGCAGCACCTGGATATTATGTTTCTGCTGTAAAGCAAGTTGATGGTCTTATGACAGCTACAACAGCTACTTTCCCAACTGCATCTACAAGTGATAAAGGTATGGTTACTGTTGTAAATAATTATTCTGAAGATCCAAAAGATTTATTCTCTTCAGTCCCTTCTTCAATGGCATTTGTTGACATGTTAAAGAAATTAGAGACATGTTATAAAAATACAGATACTTTTAGTTACACTACAAGCACATATGATGAAACTTCTAAAGCTGTAGTTCCAACAGAAGAAAAATTTACGATTGAACAGATTATAAAGAGAATTAGTGATATTGAAAAAACTGTAGTAACTCAACATCAAAAACTTTTAGATTCATCTGATCATTCAATGATTTTATAATAACTGAAATGTCCTGGTCTATTTACCATAATAGGCCAGGATTATTTAATTTATAAATATATATTTTGATTATTTATAGGAGAAAATGAAAAGGAGGTAAATGTTTTGGCTTCTTATACAACAACACCTAGCAATTATGTAAAATTTTTGCGTGGTACTCCAACAGCCTGGGCGAAGATTCCAGAGGCAGATAAAGATAAAGATACCCTGTATTTTATATCTGAAACGAATGGAAGAACAGGCCAATTATACTTAGGACCTAAATTAATTATTGGTGAAATTTCCAATATTAACAATATCGGAGATTTACAAGATGTTCTTATTTCAGAAGATATCACCGCTAATAATATATTAATCTATGATGACCATCAACAGAAATGGATTAATAAACCTATTTTTGAGGTTTTAAGTCAAATTGTTACAATAATGGTTGGAGCAAAAGACGATGCTAATGGTCTATCTGGTTTAGTACCACCTCCAAAAGCAGGAGATAATAAGTTATATTTACGTGGTGACGCAACATGGGCTAATCCTACTGCCGCAGTTGAACTTGTTTTAGATACTCTTGTTGGTAAAGATACAGGAAAATCAATTCGAGAAATCTCTAAAGAAGAGGTTTTAAAAGTAGTTGATGGTGCTTCAGAAAAATTCGATACATTAAAAGAAATTGAAACATGGATCGAAAATAATCATAACGCTTCTGATATCATAAAACTTGATAATCGAGTTACTAAACTTGAGGGTACTGTTGGTGATTCTACTAAGGGATTAGTTAAAGATGTTACTGATTTAAAAACATTCTCAGAAAAAGTAAATACGACTTTATATGGTGATGAAACTGGTACAAATCAAGGTCTTGTAAAAACCGTTAGTAGTTTACAAACTGAGATGGTTGAAGTATCTAATAAAGTAAATATTCTTGACGGTAGACTAAAATGGCAAGACATTAATGAAACTGAATAAAAAAAAAGGAGGGCAATAATAAATGGCTAATGTTTTAAAAAACGCTAAAGTTGGTTTTCTAACCGGTGCTCAGAGTTCTATTGATACCATGTTATCTAAAGGCGCCAATGCCGGAGCTAAACATGGTTATTTTTATTTAACAAAAGATTCACATAGATTATATGTTGGTAATAGCGATGGAAGTATTTCCGCTGTAAACGAAGGTGTACAAACTGTTACTTATTTAGGCGATTTACCAACACTTCAAACTGCTGCTGACAAAGTAGCTTATACAGGACGTTTCTTCTACGTTCAGTATAAAGATTCTACCGCAGGTCAAGTAGATAGTAATATTGCTAATATTCTTTGTGTATATAATGGTAGCGCATGGGTACAGATTAATGCCAATACTGATACTCATATTAATTCTAATACTTATACAACTTCTACTACTGGAACTACTGCAACTATCACAAATGCGATTGGTAGTACAGATGGTGGTAGTGTTACTGGTAAATTTGAGATTGTTACTGCGGGCGGAATTAAAATCGCTAATACCGCAGGTAAAACAAATAGTGTTACACTTACTGGTGATAAATTCACTTTAGCTGCTGGAGATGGAGCAACTGGTGAAGTTAAACTTAATTTAAGTTCTGCTAATGGTCAAGCTGGTAGCTCAGTTACTTTAAAAGCAGATCCAAATACAACTGTTCTTACCAGAAAAGAAAATGTAATTACTATTGCTGGTAGAGTTAATGCTTCTTTAGCTATTACTAATGCGACAGATGGAAACACTGGTTTTATTGTAACAGTTAAAGATAATCAAGGTAAAACTGTAACCGGTTCTTATGACCCAATTATTAAGTATGGTAGTAAAGCTCAAAGTTCTACTAAATTAGTTAATGGCGTATTTAATATCAATGCCTATAACAAAGAAGAAATTGACCAATTAATGAGAGACCTTAATGCGATGGAATATCGTGGTACTGTTGGAGCAAATGGTACTGCTGCTACCGCATGGGCAGAGCTTCTTAAATTACCTCAAAAAATTGGTTATACATATTTATTTAGTTCACCGATTACTGTAAATAATGTTGAGCATACAGTAGGTACTTTAGCTATCGCTCGTGGTACTGAATATACAGCTGCTGATTTAGCTGCAGGTACAATTACAAAGGCTGAATTAGTTGGTACTATTAATCCAGCAACTCTTACATGGGACTTTGTAGAAAGTACAAATGATACTGATACAACTTATAAGTTATATACAGCTGCTACAGGAGTTGGTTTTAAATTACAAGATTCTTTCAGTGGTAATAAAGGCCAGATTAAGTATGCTGGTGCAGGTGGATTAACAGTATCTCAATCTCTTCAAGGTGGAGTAGACATTTCTCAAGATAAATCAGCTGAGAATGTAATTACAATTACTCATAATACTGTTAAAAGAACTGATACTAATACTAATCCAGACAAAATTAAATTAAGTTCTCAAATCCCTGTGACACATTTGAATGATACTATTACCATTCCAGTAATAACAGGTATTAACACAAATGCTGAAGGACACGTAACAGGTGTAAATACTGTTAATTATGAATTTAATGATACTGCTACTGTAATTACAGAAGTAACCAGTGCCGCAAGTGCTAATGCAGATGGTTCTGTTGCTTTAAAAACTAAAGTTACTGCTACTTCTTCAAGTGGTAAAAATATGGTTCAAAATGGAACTGCCACTGCAACTTTTAAATCAAGTTCATTGACTCTTGGAGCAAGTGGTTCTTCAGTGTCAATTGATATGACTTGGGGCGAGTTCTGATAATTTTAATTTTCTATTTTTTATTCTAAATAGAGAGAATTATAGGGATTAAAAAGAGAGATTCTCTTTTTAATCCCTTTATTTTTTTTAAATATATATGAGATAGAAAGGAGATACCGCATAATGGCAAATGCAAGATTTAGACCAGTTCGTGGTTTAGAAGAAAAAATTCTTCAAGGTAAATACCAAGAAGGTTTCATTTATTTTGCAACCGATACTGGAAACATTTTCATTGATGCTCAGGGAATTGCGAGAATCCCTATGGGCGGTCGCGGTGCCGCAATTATTTATGCAAAAGCTACTTTCGTTCAAAACTCCGGAGATGACTATTATACATTTTATATGGATGAACTTGAAAATCCAGATGATAAATTAAAAATTGGAGATTTAGTCATTAATAATGATGGAAGTTTTTACAAAGTTGTAGATATTGATGAAATAACAAGAGCTGTTACTTGTGCAAGAATCGCTGTCAGTGGAACTGGCGGAGGCGGTGAAGGTGGTGGTGGAACTACTTCTACTAAAAAAAGAGGTCGTTTAACTGTCACAGGTGTAACAGAAGCAGATTTATTAAATGGTGATAAATGTCAAATCCAAATTTTAGTAACATCTGCAACAGAAGATGGTAGTCCTGTTGACCCAGGAAGAGATGCAATGAAAGTTACAATTCAATTTTTTGCAGATAATGGTGCTGTGCCATTTTATACTGATACAAAAAAGGTAACTCATGCTGAACCTATCATTTATGATGCCACTGAATTTATTCGTCAATCTACTGAAAATAAAATCGTATTTACAGTAGAAGGTAGTAAAGATAACATTTTCTACAATAGTGGTACTGCAACTTATTTTGTTACCACTCATGAACTTTCTATAGATTGGATTGACAGCCAATTTAGTGCTAATAAGTTTTTTAGCACTGAAATTCCTGTAGCTGTTAACTTTGCAACTGGCGCAGATCGTATTCTTGATGTTTACTTTGATGATTTCTTAGTATATACTCAAACATATAATACTGCAAACACTACTGCAAATGCAACACCAGTTATTACAAAAAATTCAGTTGTTTACGATAAAAATACAAATAATTCTACAGGTATAGCACTTGGTGATAACTATAACCATGGTCGCCATATAATTAAAGCTCAGTTAAGTTTGGCTAAATCAAATGGTTCTCGTGGTAGTGCGACTCCTATGATTTCAAAAGAAATTGGTTTGTATGTAAATGAAGGTCAACCTTTAATTTGGTTTGGAGCAATGCAATCAACTTATTATGAATTTGATAACCCAATTGTTCCAATTAAAGTATATGATCCTAATAATACTGGCGATATTGCAATTTACTTATTTATTGATGGTACAGATGCACTTGATGGTTCATACTATACCGCAAGAAATGATGACAATTCATTTACCTATTGGACATTGACTAATTTAGTAGCTGGTCAAAATACAACTTATCAAGTTCGTATCGGTCAAGATGATACTGAAACATGGGCTACAGTTCCAGATTTCACTGTATTAAAAGACCCTCGTAATATGGGTATTGCTACTACTGGATTAAAAGTTAATGTTGACTCAAGAGGTCGTTCAAATTCTGAGTCTGCTAAGAAACGTTCTGTATTAGACGTAGGAGATGAACATGCAGTATTTAAAGATTTCAACTGGTATAACAACGGTTGGATTATGGATGATACTAATACCACTTGTTTAAGAATTAGTAATGGAGCTTCTGTTAATTTCCCTATTGGAGTTAGCACTTTTGCAGGAGAAGAAAATCCTTCAAAAACTATTGAATTAAGATTAAAAGTTCGTAACGTACAAAGTTATGAAAAATTAATTACTACATATACTCGTTATACAGTAATTGATGATGTTGCTCCAGAAATTAAGAGCTGGACTGACGATGAACTTTTCAAAGAATTTTTGGATCAAAGAACCGCAGTTGGTGGTTATACTAACTACGATGCTTTCTTGTCTGTAAAATTGCCTCAATTAAAAGAACAAGGACAAAATGTTCCTTCTTATGATGAATTGCTTTACAAAGGTTTATATCGTGACTACAACTTAACAGCAGCCGCAGTTAAATATATCGAAGATGGTATTGATGATAGTGCTATTTCTAAAACTTCTGCAATCTGTCTTGGAGCGCAAGATGGTTACTTTACTAATGGTATTAACGCAGTAACTATTGACTTCGTAGAAGATAAGATGCTTAATATTACTATTGTTTATAGCAACGGTAATGCACAAGATTCAACAGGTGAAAACCGTTTAATGAAAGTTTACTTGAATGGTATGCTTACCAGCGTAGCTCGTTCTACAGCAACAAGTGAATGGTCAATTAATAATAAAAATCTTGTTATTAATTCTTCTAACTGCGATATTGATTTATATAAATTTAGAGTTTATAATAGAGCTTTAGGTTTAACTGAAATATTGAAAAATGTTGCATATGATAATACTGACACAACTGCTTGGGATTTAGCTGAAATGTCTATACCTAATAAATCTACTGATGAAGAATATCAATTTTCTTATGATAAGATGATTAAGTATAATAAAGAGCATCCAAGATCAGAAAATATTATGCCATATATTATCTTTACAACAGACCAAGATGATACTTTATCAAAAGGTAATCTTCCTTGGAGAAAAGATACACCTGTTACAGCTGACATGGAATTCATTAATACTGGACTTGAAAGAGCATATTCAATGGGTAATTTATCCGCTGAAGCTACTGCCGCAGGTCAAGAACTTGATGATTATTATCTGCACCATTGCCCATCTTTCACAGCTCAAAATATTACATTAAGCGTACAAGGAACTTCTTCTGAGTTCTATCCACGTCGTAATTATAAAGCTAAAACAAAAATTAAAGTTGATAAATTAGATGCTGATGGAAAGAAACAGTACGATAAATATGGAGACGTAGTTAAAGAAAATAATTACGCAATGGTTGCTCATAAAGGACCTTTTGCCGCAGATTATGAACTCGGTAAAAAGAAGAATTTAAAATACTTCTATTATGACAATAATACTGTTGGATGTAATAAATTTACTTTGAAAGTAGACTTTATGGAATCTTCTGGTTCTTATAATATGGGTCTTGCTAACTTAGTAAATTATGCTTATTCACATCATCCTCTTGAAGATTACAATGGTTCTAATGCATTTTGTCAAGTTGATGAAACAAAGAGTGAACAAAAAGCTATTGCTAATGAAGCTGGTAATTATAAGGCAGGAACAGTTTATTATTATTATAATCACAAAGGAAATCTTAAAAATACCAGAGATGATGAATTAAAGATGTTATCATCTGCGGAAGATTTCGTTTTAGGACCTCGTGGATTAGCTCAACGTGAAGGAGTATCTAAGGTTCTTGGTGGAATTGGAGAAACACCTTCTTATTCAGCTGATGCTCAAGGTAGCGCAATTAAAGATAAATTAGCTGAATGCACAAACGTTTGGTATGAATATGTACCTGGATACAAGACTGCAAAAGTTGACCATTTAAGTGATTATAGAACATCTGTTCAAGGTTTCCCAACTTTAGCCTTCTGGCAAACAAAAGCCATGAAAGAAGCTGGCACAGAACCTTTATTCATTGGTCGTTATAATATGCTTCTTGATAAAGGTGCGGCTGAAGCTTATGGATTCGCTGACCTTGGTATGAAACAAGCTTATGTTGACTATAAGAGTACAGATGATGTTGCAGAATGTTGGGAATTTGAAAACAACTCTCGTGGATTCTGTTCATTTAGAGACCCATGGAATAGACATATATTATCTTTCAAAGCACCTGATACTGCTGATAATAAATATACTGTTGCTAAAGCACCAGTTGTAGCAGACTCTTTTGAATATAGATATAATGCTCTTGATGATTATATTGATTATTTAGTTGACTTAAAGAATTCTTCTCAAAACTCTAAAACTGTTAGAAAATTACAAGATAAATTAGGAATTGATATTGCTAATGATCTTGACGAAGGTAGAAATAAATTACTTGAAATTTATGGAAACTGGGAAAAAGCAGTTGCATGGGTATGGAGTACAGCAACAGATGCTTTAATTGATGTTAATAATGATCCAAAGAATCCTTTATTAAAAGAAGTTCCAAGTTTAAACACTTATGTACAAGTTGCTTTAGGTGAAAAAATCTTTGAGGAAGGCACTTTCTATTTTGAAAGCACTGAAACAGGACAAAAGGTTAAAGCGCAAGTATATAGTAAAGATATAACTTACTATGAACTTCAAGCTGATGGAGAATATCGTAAGATTCTATTAACTGATGACCCTGAATTAGTTTACAAAAAGAATAAATTCTATACTAAGAATAGTTCTGGTAATTATTTATTAGCAGAAGAAAATTTTGTAGAGACTGAAACATATTATAAGGCAGTTAATAATGAAAGCAGTATTGAAGAGTTCTGGAAATTACCTGCTCCTGTTCAATATGGTAATACAACTTATAATTATGATACAAAAGAATATCGTTTAGCTAAATTTAAAAATGAATTAACAGATCATTTTAACCTTGAATATTTAGCAACATATTTCGTTATCACTGAAGTTCTTGAATGTTATGACTCTCGTGGTAAAAACTGTATGATGGCATCTTGGGGCCCACAGAAGAAAGGCGGAGACTATATTTGGTATCCAATTTTCTATGATATGGATACTCAATTAGGTATTAACAATACTGGTATTCCATCATTTGAATATAACATTGATGCAACCGATGATGGAACATTCTCAACAAATGATAGTATTCTTTGGAATAATTTCTACTCATTGTTCTTAGGAATTATTAAAGATAAATATGAACAATTAACTGGTGTACCAAGTAGTAACTTTGGTACTTTAAAGAAACCACCGTTTACTTCTATAGATGTTATTGAGAATATTTATAAATGTAATCCAGACTTTACTAAGAGTCATTCAATGGAAGGTTTAAGACCTCTCTTAGCAATGAACCTTGATGAGCATTATAAATACATTTCAATTACGAATCCAAAAGTAGGATACCTTGGTTCTGGTACAACACCAGAGTTGTTAAAAGATACAAGTGATACATATTTCTATGCTTTACAAGGAGATAGAAGTATGTCACGTGAGCAGTTCTTAACTAACCGTTTCAATTACATTGATTCTTGGTTATCAGTTGGTAACTACAAACGTGGTGGACAAAACAGAATTCGTTCTCGTATTTCCGCAAACAGTCCTGCAAGTACATCAGATAAATGGATTGAAGGTACTGCAACAAATGGTGCAGAAGGTATTATTACTAATGAACCATATTATGATCCAAAGACAGGTAAAAAGAAACATATGTTCGATGGTGAATATTGGTTATCAATGACACCTGTTCGTAAAATGTATGTTACTGTTGGAACAGATACCGCAAACTTTGATTCTATGAAATATACTGGAACTCCAGTTAAATTTACTACTCCAGACCTTGAAAATGGTATTCGTAAATCTGGTAACTATAAAGAGCAGTTGTACTATATTTATGGTTTAGATCAAATGAAATCACTTGGTGATTTAAGTAAACTTTACTTCCAAGAGTTCGAGTTATCTGGTAATGCAACTAAGATTACAGATTTAAAACTTGGATATGATGGAGTAGATGAAGAAAATAATCACTATAAAAATGCAAACGTAAACAAATGGACTATTACCGGTTCAAGTGGATTGCCACTTGTTAAAGAAATCAATTTAAGTTACATTACCTTTAGTGATAATAACGTAACATTTGATTTATCTGCAAGTGAAAAACTACAGAACTTTAGAGATACTGGTTCAAACATTACTCAAGTTACCTTTGCTGATGGTGTTGCACTTGATACATTGCATTTAAGCGCTTCAACCGCAGCTTTAAAATTAACTGAAGCAAGATTATTAACTGATCTGATTGAAACTTATAAAGTTCCAGAAGAAAAGGATAAGAATAATCCGAGCGGAGATTTAGTAGCTCAAAAAGGACTTTATATCGAAGGATTAACTGATAAAGAAGTTGGAAAAGGATCATCTAATCTAACAACTTTAAATATCATAGGTGGAGGCTTAGGATATAACAGTTATAAATTATTAAATAAATTCTATGCGGCAACTGCTTCTTTGGGTGCGCAGAGAAAGATTAATATGGCTGACGTTCAATGGAGTCCATACGTATTAGTAGATGACCCAGAAGCTACATTTAGTGCAAGTTCTCAATACTTTAGAGATGATGGTCACTTTGGATTAGTTGCCTTCACAGCAGAAGATTATAAAGCACATCCTGGAGATTGGGTTCAATATATCAACAATAGTCAGATGTACGAATATGACAGCACTATGAAGACAGTTGATATTACAGACACTAAATTACTTGAGAATTTAATCACTAATGCAAGTTTCGTTGGTGTTTCCAGTGGAACAAAAGTTCCTACAATTTCTGGTTACATTTACATTAATAATGAAAACGCAGTTGAAGAAAGCGCAATTCAAGACTTGTTAGTTAAGAATTATCCTAATTTAACATTCTTCTTCAAGAAAGTTACTAAAGGTTTTGCGGCACGTTTCGTAATTCAAGATAAAACAATTGATTCCTTAACTGGAGTTGCTACAACAACAGAAACTTTAATTGGTACAGATAAGATTGGTTTACATGAATTTGAAACAAATCCAAAAGTTTTCTTCACAAATCCAAAAGACAGAACTGAATCTTCTTTTAGTGAGACAAGAATTAATGCATTAAAGCCTTCTCAAGACTTTATTGGATGGTCTACAACTCCTGATAGAACTGGTTTGATTGAGTCTTATGATACAAATTGGGTTACTTTATTAGGTAATAGCGCAATCCATAATTGGGGAACTCAACAATTATTAGCTGATAAAACTGATTATACATTCTATGCTGTATTCGAAGACCACCATTGGGATGTAAGATTCTATCTTGTAAACGATGATGGCTCTGAGGAAGAGATTGAAAATACTTATGGAAATAAGATTGGATATTCTGTTGTTCATGGAAGCGCATTACATGATCCAAATTATCTTGTTCAAAATCCAAAAGAAGATAGTCTTCCTATTACAAGTAAGTATAGATTCTTAGGATATACAAGAAGAATTTCTGGTGAAAATAATGTATATGGTTCCGCAACTTTAGCTCCTGTTGTAGATTTAACAACAATTAAAGCTACTCAAAACTTAAAGTTCTATGCGGCCTTCAGTGTTGAAAATGTTTATGATAATCCTACTGATGATAAGTATTTTGAATTTAATTGGCAAACAGACCAAACTTATTCTATACGTGTTAAACCTGGTGTTTCTTTAACAGGTAAAATTACTATTCCAAAACAGCATGATGATAAGGTTCATGGTAACGCAGATATTAGTATAATTCAAGAATTTGCTAATCAGACAGGAATAACTCATGTATTCTTCTATGAGGACGCTCCTTTGAAATATATTAAAGAAAATGCATTCCAGAACTGTTCTCAAATGAAATATTGCTATCTTCCAAATAACTTAATTGAAATTGGAACTATGGCATTTAGAATGTGTGCAAACCTTATTTGGACTGGTTTACCAAACAAGTTAGAGAAGATTGGTAATTTTGCATTCAACCAGGCTCTTGCTGATGCTCCTTCTGGAGACTTTACAATTATCATTCCTCCAAGCGTTAAAACAATTGGAGATTCAGCTTTCATGTATATCATGTGTACATCTACATTGAAGTTTTTATACATCGGTACTGAAACTGAAAACAGTAAATTGACTTCTATTCAAGAGAATTCTTTTGCACAGAATGGTGAAGCTATGATTACTGATCCAGAAGCTAAAGCATTTATTTATGGTGCTTCTGAACAAATGAAACCACTGATTAAAAAATCTTTAGCTAAAATGTATGCAGACCCTGAAACAATGATTGAATTCAAATAAGGAGGATTCTAAAAAGATGACTAAAACTGTTTTGTATACCTATTTAGGTACTAATGGAACAATTACAAGTACAGTTCATCTTGAAGATATTTACTATATTCGTAAATATAGATTAGTAGCAGACGCAAGAAAAAGTCTTACCAAAGATGGTAAGACTTTTGTCCAAAGCGTTACTATTCCAGAGGATGAACTGGATGAATGGCGAGAAGTTGGCCAAAAATAATTATAAATGAATCTCTTTCTTTCATATCTTTTGAAAGAAAAAGTAAAGAGGAAAGAAGTAGTTTTTCTTTCCTCTTTTTAAAATTCTAAGAAAGGATTGGGATAAAATAGATGATTACCTATGTAAATAGTCAGAATAGTGCAAGATATAATCGTCTTTTCTCAAAAGCTACAAAAGCTTTAAGTGATGCTGGCGAGTTAAAACTTACATATGTAGAAGTTCCTTTGGAAGAAAGCCAATTCGGAGAAGGAATGTATTTTGTAAAAACAAAAGACGGTCAATATGTCCAAGCAACTAATGCGTTTGACCCAACAGAAACATACTATGAACCAAGTAATGGTATTACATCTCTTGCTGAGTATTTTGGTAGTATCGTTGAGTTAGCTGAAATTGATAAAATCTATACAGTTCTTCCATTAGATGAAGATGTATTTGAAATTGATGCTAATACAAGAGAAATTTCTGTTCCTCAAACATTTGCTAAAAATGGTGTATCCGTACAAGGTGACCATATTTCAGAAATTGTTTATTTCTTAGTAGATCGTTTTTATGATAACCAAGATTTAGATAACTGTAATGTTTATATTGAATGGCAATTAAGTCAAAAAGATGAAAATGGTAATACTATTCAAGGTATTTCCGCGCCTTATATTGCTGATGTAACAAGTAATCCTGGTAAGATTTTAATTGGATGGTGTTTAAATAACGACATCACTAAATATGCTGGTAACGTACAGTTCGCAGTTAGATTCTATATCCAAGATGAAGTTACTAACATGCTTACTTATTCTTTATCAACAAAGACCGCAACTGTAGCTATTAAGTCTACATTAGATTTTAACATTCCGCAGATGATGCTTGATGGTGAAAATGTATTTGATGAAGATGATAAGAAAGTTCTTGAAAGATTAGTAGATTCTACTGCTACTGGAGATACTACAAAGGCTCAGCCTCCTGTATTTATCGAGAACCTTGCAGAAACAGTATCTTTCGCTACAGAAGTTGGTTATACTATGCAGCAAGTTGAAGCAATTTCCCCAGATGGTGGTACTTTATCCTATGTATGGAGAATGTATGATATTGATACAAATGAATACATTGGTCTATTAACTGCTCAAAATATTTATGTTCAAACTACTGATACTGCTCAGAGTGTTACTAAATATTATTATAAATCTACTGCTACAGAAGATGGAGTTCCAGCTTATGAATTAATGACAGAAGAAGAATTAAGAGCTGTAGATTGGGCTACTCCAACAGGCGTTCTTGAAAGAAAATCTCAAGTTAAGATTACTGCTACTGGACGTTATGTAGCCGTTGCAACAAACCGTGTAGGAAAGAGTCGTGAAAGCACATTAAGCGTTATTTGTCAAATCTTCCATCCAAGCGAAGTTACTATTGTTAAAGACATTGATGAATCTTTAGTTCTTAAAGAAACTGAAGAGTTCAAAGGCGTTTTAACAACTCAAACTGGTAAGAGTGATAGCGGTGTTATTACATATCAGTGGTATAAGATTAAACCAGAGAATGTAAAAAATGCTTTTGATGACGAAGGTAAATTGAAGAAAGTTCAGACTAAACACTATGATAATAAAGATAAACCAAATCTTGTTACAAGTGTTGAGATTAATGCTCCTTGGGAGAAAATTGCGGACGCTATTAATCCAACTTATACAGTTGTAGGTTCTAATGATGCAACTGATAAAACTGGAGCAGTTGGAGATGGATATTATGCAGCAGTTGCTACTAATAGTATCAACAATGAAACTTCAACTGAAGAGACAAGAAATTGTCGTGTAACTCATACTGCAAGTCCTGTTACTATTGAAATCTCAAGTTTCGATGGACATGGAGACCCAGTAGTAGATACTCCTAAAAAGACTGAATTAAAAGTTGATTATGCCATCGCTCACAGCTATGGATTGAAAGTTGATTATTCATTAGCTAAAGAACGTGGTGAAGGTCTTATGAGAACTGATGCCGATACTGTTACATATCAATGGTATAAATACTATAAAGGTACAAACAGTAACATTGATGAAGATGTTCAAGATGCGGCACTTGGAAATTATAACTTTGATGGTGATGTTCCTATTGAGGGAGAAACTCAGCCAATCTTTAAACCAAAAGATAATGAAGGTGGATATTACTATTGTATGGTTAGAAATACATACAACGGAACAACCGCAGATAGATGTTCTAAGTTCTTCTTAGTAGTTTCTATTCAAGACTAATAAAACAGTTAAGGAGGGTTAAGCATGGTTACTAATATGCAGGAATATTATGATTTACTCTATCGTATTCAAGATCAAAATAAGCCGAGCTTAGCTGTTTTAATTCCATCTACAGAAACAATCTACGATGTTGATTTGTCTACAAGAACAATTAAAGGGCCAGTCTCTCTTGGTGTAGAGGCTGACCACCGTTCTGAAATTATCTATTTTAAATTAAATAGATATTATGATCATATGGATTTAATTAATACAACTTGTTTAATTCAATATGAAAATGCGGAAGGAAAATCCGGACTTTATGTAGTTCCTTTTTATGATGCAGATACTTTTATTGATGAAGATAAGTTGCTAATTCCATGGTGTATTAGTGGACGAGTAGCTGCGGCCGCAGGTAAAGTAAAATATTCAATTCGATTTTACAGTATAGATAGTAGTAAATCTGAATTAACTTATAATCTGAGTACAATCGAAACTACAACTGAGATTAAACAAAGTTTAGTAGTAGATATTAATTTAGATGAAGAAGGCGATAATGACAGAGTACAGAGAATTCTTGATACTAAAGAATATACTGTAACTGAACAATTAATCGCACGAATTGATCAAATTAATAAGCAAATGGACATATTTTGGCAAGACGCTTATTAAATATATAGGGGATAAGACGAAATGTCTTATCCCCTTATTTTTGTTTAATAGGCCAAATTATAATAATATTTTTGGTCAAGTTTTTATATATCATAGAATGAAATTGACTTAACGTCGTTTTTATGATATAATTAACTCAGAGAAAGGAGGATTTTCCTTTTGGCAAATTATGTTAAATTTAAACAAGGTTTAAAAAAGGACTTTAATACAACAAATCAACCATTAACAAATGGTATGATTTATTTTGTTATAGATGAAAATAATAATGGTTCTATATACTATGATACTATTGTTGATGGTAAACAAGCTACTAAAAATGGAACTGTCCATAGAGTTAAATTTTCTGGTTTACCAATTAAAATAACTGGTTCTGTAATAGGAACAGGAGTTATTTCTCAAGACGGCGAAACTATTGAAATCAATACATCAACTAATCATTCTCATGGATTAGCACATCAAGATTTTACTGTAACTTTATCAAATGATGATACTAATTTAAAATGGACAAGATTAGGAAATCAAAATGGGGAAGGCTTTTGGTTAAAATCTATTAAAGGAGATGTTAAAGCTCCAGCTTGGTTCCAACCTAATTATGGTGCAGGTATTGCTTTCGGCGGTGGAAGTACAAAGGGTATTATATCTGTTAAATATAATGAACCCAGTATTAGATTTGCAGGAGGAAATGGTGATGCTCCAGTTTGGTATTTTACCATTACTGGTGCTAATGATAAAACTTATGATTTAAGTAAAATTGGTGGTCATTCAAGCGATAGTGCAAAATTAGACCATAATGTAACTTTTAAGATTGCTTCTACTGTTGATGCAACTAATGGCGCCAATGGTACTAAAACCGATTTATCTGGCCCCACAGTTAATTTATATTTGCCAACTAAAATATCTGGTTTTGATTTATTACAAGCATCAAGATTCCAAGGTAATGCAGATAGTGCAACATATGCCACTTCAGCAGGTTATGCAAAAGGATTATTCTTAAACCCAGAAACTCATCAAGAGGATATGAACTTTAATTTAGCAGATGCTAAATATGTAAAAAAGGTAACATATTCTATGGCAACTTCTACTACTAAGAAAAATAAACCTCCAATAGGAGACGCAAATATTCTTTCTTTTGGATGGGATAATTCTGGTTATGGTTCTCAGTTAGCAATTCAAAATGGTGGTGCTGGTCATTTAGCTGTTAGAGGTTCTGTCACTACTAATGGAGCTTCATCTTGGGGTGAATGGAGTACCGTTTTAGATTCTTCAAACTATACTTCTTATATAAATAATTATTATTGGGCAGATGTCAAAGTATCTACTACATCAAGTATGGAAACTAAACCAACTTTTAATACTGCTTATACTTCTAATTGGTGGCGTTCAACTGGCAAAACAGGATGGTGGAATGATACTTATAGTGGCGGTATTGCCATGGAAGATAAAACATATGTAAAAGTTGCTGGTGATAAGAGTTTCTTAATTCCAAATGGCTCTTTAAAAATTGGCGGTAATGGAAATATCTTCTTTGCTACTGGAGATAATGATGCTACTTTAAAAATATATGGTCAGACTAATACTCAATTTGGACTTGAAACTATTGCAATTCAGACTTGTTTTGATAATAGAGATCCGCAAACATCAGAATATACAACTCAATATGCGAATAGATGTAATTTATTACTACAACCAAGAGGCGGACAAGTTTACATTGGTAAAAATTTAACTACTCCTGGAGATACTGGATATAAATTATTCGTAGATGGTAACCAATGGGTTAATGGTAGTTTATTTTTTACAGATATTACTGGAAATACTACTGATACAGGAACCAGTTTAAAGGGCGTTTATGGTCGTATTGGTGATAATGATGGTTGGAGAATTGCTGGCGGAGCAAGGGAAAATAATAATGGATATCTTGAAATTGCTACTGGCGATGATATGGATGAACCTATTTATGTACGTCAATATGGTGGAGGAAGCTGGAACGGATATGTATCCCTTGCAAGAACATTCACTTTATTAGATGCGGCTGGGCGTTCTCGTGCACCTGAATTATTTGAAGCTAAAAAAATTCATGTCAATAGTTTATTAGATCAAAGTGTAGCAATTGCAGATATAGGTTATCAATTTCAAGTTACTGGAACAAGTAATTTTACTGATAACGTTGATATTTCTGGTATAACTACTCATCATAATCATATTCAAATAGATGCTAATTATAATATTGCAAAACCTGGAAAAAATTCGGCTTGGAGTGGTTCTCATAATAATGCTATGATTAGAATGACCAGTGTTAATGACTGGTCTCCTTTATTAGCTCAAAAAGCGACTAATGGCTATTGGATTTTAGGTCATTATAATCATCATAATGAAAAGGATGAAAATGATAAAAATAATGATTTTAGAGATCAATGGTTATTTGGATATCTATCAGATAGTAATCTTGAAGGCACAACCGGTGCTTCAAATTCATTAACAACTACTTATAGACTATTAAATATTGGTGGAAATGATAATCAAAGAATGTTCGTTTCTGCGAAATATAATGCGGCAATAGGGTCTGGAACTCAACCTGTTTATGTACAAAGCAATGGTAATGTAGCTGCTTGTAGCTATAGTTTAAGTGCAACCATTGAGGCAGGAACCGCGAATAGAATGGCATATTATAAAGCGGCTAATCAAATTGGTTCTTCTAATCATTATGTAACTTCAAATCAAGTTGGAATTAATGCATCTACTTCAAAGAATTATACTTTTTATGTAGGTGGAGACTCTTTATTTGATAATGCAATAACTATTAACGGTAATGTTCATATTTTACCTGATACAGATGTTGGCTTAAATGAAGCTGGTTCATTAGTAATTGGAAATAAAGCTGGTCAAAATTTAGGCATTGATGGCAATGAAATCATGGCTCGTAATAATTCTAAAGCATCTGAATTATTCTTAAATAATGAAGGTGGAGCTGTTTACGTCGGTCAAGATGGTATTACTATTAAAGCCAAAGCTTCTGCTACTAATCTACATTCAGGTGGATTAAGAATTAGCTCTGAAGAAGTTGGCAATAGTGGCAATGTTGCTTTAGAATTATATAGAGGCAATAATGGTTCATGGCAAATTGCAAATGAAACAGCGACTCTTTATTTTAGAACTAACTGGGTCGGCGAAAAGAAAACTACTTATGCTAAAAATACTTTAATTATAGATCATACTACTGGCTCCGCGAGTATTCCATATTTAGCTATTGGTCAAGAAGAACGGAATACTACTTATGGTTTATATGTTGTAAGTAGCCAATCTTGGATTAAAAATACTTTATGGACTGGACATGTTTACCCAGATACAAATCAGAAATGGAATTTAGGTAGTGCTCAATATCAATGGTCTTCATTACACGTCTTTAGGGACCTAAATATTTATGGTAATGAATCTACTACAGATGAATCTCATATTAAATTTAATGCATCTGATAAGACTCAAAGAGCAATTATTGCTTTTAATGGAAATATTAATAATGATGCTCAAAGTGATACTCATTTAAAAATTGCTACATCTTGTGGAGCTATTAAAATAAAACCTGCCAATGGATATTTAGACTTAGGTTTTGGAAATGATTTACATATTCAAGCAAATACAAAATCTTTTAATCAAGATATTATTGCTGCGTATGATGCCCCTGGCAGTGGTCATGGCATTGATTTAGTTATTGGAGGTGGAGCTACTACAGTAGTTGGCGCTGGTGAATCTGCAGCAGCGATGCGTTCAGTTGGAGCATCTGCTAATGAAAATTTATATTTAACAGCTGATGCAAATGTATTTTTATATAGTAATTGTGATTCCATTGGAAACCGCAGATATGCAGTTTTTGATACAAGTAGAAACTTTTATCCTGATGCCGATAGTTCTGGATCTATTGGAGTATCTAATAAAAGATGGAATAATGGATACTTTAATTATTTGAATATTAGAGGTAATTGTTCAGCAGATATGGCTTATAGCACCACAAATCCTAAAATCATTTTTTCTAATTCAAATGGCGCTCAACCAGTTGGTATTGTTTATACTGATACAGACGTTTATAGACCTACAAAAGGTTTAAAAATAATGGATGTAAACAATGATGAGGCTGGAAATGTATGGCTTGAAGTCCAAGGAGATATTTGGACAGGTGGAAATATTAGAATTAATAATAATAAAAGCTTAATTCAAAACCAAATGGATACTTCAAATTATACTGTAGCTGTAGAATGGTATAAAGGTGGAAAATCTCAAAATACATATAACCCACAAATTGGTCAACATAATACTGGTAATGATGGAACTGGTTCTATTTGTATTTTACCATATGCAACTGCTACTACACCATCTGGCGGTTCTGTAGGTTTATTTATTGCTAAGTCCAGAATGCTTTTAGACAATTATAGAGTACCAACCACTGGAAATTCTGGAGGTACGGTAGGTTCTGCAACTGTACCAGTATATTCAGATGGTGGAGTCCTAAAAACTATTACTTCTTATAGTGGAAATGCAACTACTGCGACAACAGCATCAAAATTAAGTAGAAATGCAGGTTCTGCAACTAAACCAATTTATTTTTCTGGCGGAATTCCAGTTCAATGTAATGATACTCTTGGAGTGAATATTAGTGGAAATGCGGCAAGCGCAACATATACTACTCAATTATTAGGTGTTAATGAAAGCAATACTCCATATAGTGCTGTAGAAGATAATTTGATTCGAGCAGTATGGAATGTAAAAGGCGATAGTAGATGGTATTTAAAGGCAGGAAGCCATAATTGTAGAGTAAATTATGCTGATAATGCAGGAAATGCAGATACCGTAGATGGATATCATGCAGCTGATTTATTTTCTGGTGGATATAAAACAACACTGGACTTATCTGCTTTAAATAATAATCTCTATTATCCTGTCACAGGAGCATCTATACCTGCCAATGGTTATCATAAAATTAAAGTTTCTGTACACCTGAATTCTGGTACAAAACCATCTTGGGCTACGCATGACTCTGGATTTACAACTAATGTAGAATTATATACTACTGCTTATGGATGGGGTAAAACACACGGTGAGACTATAGTCTTAAATGATAGTTATAATTTTACAAATTGTGGACAAGTTGTAGGTTTTACTCAAAATGGAAATAACAGCACTCCAGTTTTATGGTTAAGAGGTGGAGGAAAATATTTTGTAGAATGTGATTATAGTGCATCATGGACGGTTAGAACTTCATTGTATTATACGTATGGAAGTTCCAGTGAGACTTTAAAACAGACTGTTGAACCTCAATCATCATATCCAGGAATTAAAGCTGGAGATGGCGGAGCTATTAATGGTATTATTAGAGCTGGTCAAGTTTATGGTGCAGTATGGAATGACTATGCTGAGTATCGTCAAACTAAAGAATGTATTCCAGCAGGTTATTGTGTTATTGAAACCGGAAAAGGAGATTTAATTAAATCTTCTGAAAGATTACAACCAGGAGCAAACATAGTATCTGATACTTTCGGATTTGCGATTGGTGAAACTGAACAAACTAAAACTCCGCTTGCGGTCTCAGGTAGGGTATTAGCTTATCCTTATGAAGATAGAGATTCATATCAAGCTGGTGACCCGGTTTGTTCTGGACCTAATGGAACTATTTCAAGAATGACTCGTGAAGAAGTCAGAGAATATCCAGAACGAATTATTGGTACAGTATCAGAAATTCCAAGTTATGAAATTTGGGGAACTGGTAATGTAAAAGTAAATAATCGTATTTGGATTAAAGTTAAATAGGAGGAATAATTATGGAAAATTTCTTACAAATGTTATCACAAATTTTTGAGGTATGCGTAATTCCATTATTAGGAATTTTAACAGCTTACTTAGTACAGTATATCGCAACAAAAAAAGATGCTTTAATTAAGCAAAATGATAATGCCTTAGCTGCAAAATATATCACAATGTTATCAAAGACAATTACTGATTGTGTAATTGCCACAAATCAAACATATGTAGATAGCTTAAAAGCCCAAGGAAAATTCGATGCCGAAGCTCAGAAAAAGGCATTTAACATGACTTTAACTGCAGTTCTTTCTATCTTAAATGACGAAGCGAAAGAATACCTGACAGCAATCTATGGCGATTTGAATACATACATTACAAAACAAATTGAAGCAGCTGTTAATAAAAATAAAATGCCTAAATAAGAATAAGGGATACAGAATATATATTCTGTATCCCTATTTTTTTTGTCTAATTTTGTAGTACAAAAAAAGATTTAAAAAGACTAGACTTTTCGTATTAAGATTATTAGTAAAAATTTTACATACTATTGAAGGAAAGAAAGAAAAATATTTTTAAGAAGGAGGATTAAAAAATGTATCCTAACTACAACTACTTCCCGCAGAATCAACAACCTATTAGACAGCAACCACCAATGCAAAACCAAGGTATTTTGTACCTAAAAGGCAGGCCAGTTTCTTCCATTGAAGAGGTTAAAGCCATTCCAATAGACTTTGATGGCTCTATTTTTATTTTTCCAGATATAGCAAATAAACAAATTTATACTAAACAAATCAACTTAGATGGAACCGCATCAATTAACGTATACGAATTAAAAATATTACAACAACCAACCGCACAACCACAAATGACAGATTATATAACAAGAGATGAATTTAATGAACAAATGGAAAAAATAAGAGCTATATTTGCGGGCCAAGTACCAGAGCAAGCGCCGCAACAAACAACTCCTTCCATTCCTTCACCGCAACCAGTCAAGAAAGAGGATATTAAATTTTAGGAGGAATTCTTATGTCAATGAATATTAACCCAATGCAATTAATTCAAATGATTAAAGGAGGCCAGAATCCTCAGCAGTTAGTAATGAATATGTTAGAGCAACAAATGCAAAATACTCCAATGGGAGCTAATCTATTGTCTTTAGTAAAGCAGAATAGAAGTGCAGATATTGAACAAATCGCTCGAAATATATGCAGTCAAAATGGTAAAGATTTTGATAAAGAATTTAATGCCTTTAAGCAAATGCTTGGGATTAAATAATATATTTTAAAAAGGAGGACATTAATATGTTCAATAACGCAATAAATGGCTATAGTTTAGCCGACATTGCCGCAGCTACTGGAACCAATAGAAATGATAATGGATTTGGATTCGGTGGAGATGGAGCCTGGTGGATTATAATTTTATTCCTTTTCTGCTTTGCAGGATGGGGAGGAAATGGAAATGGACTCTTCGGAGGAGGTTCCACAGGTTCTGGAATTACAGACGGTTATATTTTAACCTCAGATTTCGCTAACATTGAAAGAAAAATCGACAATGTAAATAGTGGACTCTGTGATGGCTTTTATGCCATGAACACAGGTATGTTGAATGGATTTGCTGGTATTAATAATAATATTACTCAGCAAACAATCGCAGACATGCAAAATACTAATACCATTAATGCAGGTATTACCGGTTTAGGAACTCAGTTGCAACAGTGTTGCTGCCAAAACAGATATGAGGACGCTCAAAACTTTGCTCAATTAAATTATAATTTAGCAGACCAAGAGTGTTCAACTCGTAGAACAGTTTCTGATGCAACCAGAGACCTAATGGAAAATCAAAACGCTAATACCAGAAGCGTTTTAGGTGCTATCCAAGAGATGCAAACACAAGCTTTGCATGATAAGATTACTGAATTAACTGCAGCAAATTCTAATCTTAGATTACAAGCAAGCCAAGCAGCTCAAAATAGCTATTTAATTAATGCTTTAAATCCAACACCTATCCCTGCATATACAGTTGCTAATCCATATTCTGGATATCATAACTGCGGATGTGGTACACTTTAATCTAAATTAGCTTAATGGTTAGAGGGTCTGCCAACCCTCTAACCTATTAAATTCCTGAAAGGAGACTATTTATGGAACTCACAAGCAATGTAGTACAAACAGTAAATGCGAATGGAAATGTTGTATTTATTACAACTCGAATCCCTGGTAATTGTTCAGTTATTCATACCGAGGGAAGCGGAAATATTAAAATGAGAGGCTTGTCCAATAATCAATGCCGCTCAAGATTCAAAGTAACTTTTACAGGTAATATTGCGGTCCCAACTGGCGGCACTGCAGGAGCTATTTCATTAACTATCACTATAGATGGTGAGGCAGTTCGCACTGCCCAGATGATTGTTACCCCTGCCGCAGTAGAGCAATATTTTAATGTAGCTTCATGTGTGTACATTGATGTACCTACTGGATGTTGCTCAACAGCTGGAGTAACTAATACGTCAGATCAAACGATTAATGTTCAAAATGCTAATCTAATCGTAGAAAGGGTGGCTTAATATGATGAAAAGACTTTGTGAAATGAAAAATTGTTTAATTAATGCGGCCCAATCTCAAATGTCTAATCTTCAGAATTGCGACGCTGAAGAATTAGGCGAAGTTATTGATATGATTAAAGATATTGAACAAGCTATCTATTATTGTACAATCACTAAAGCCATGAAAGAAAAATCTGACGATGAAGAACCTCAGAGAATGTACTATAAAGAAAGTATTCGTAAGAAAAAATGTAATGTACCTATGGACTATTATGATAGATACGAAGATGAAGATGAAAGAGAATATCCAATCAAAATATACGACAGTCGTGAAGGTAAAAGCCCTGAGCGTAGACGTATGTATATGGAATCTAAAGAACTTCATCATGATCAAGCTAAAAAATTAAAAGAACTTGAAGAATATATGCAAGAACTTAATGCAGATATTCTTGAAATGATTGAGGGCGCAAGCCAAGAGGAAAAACAGTTACTTCAAAAGAAAATTGCTTTATTAGCAACTAAAATAAATGTTTAAAATTAATGGGGATAATTGGCGAGTCGTCTTTGTATCCCCATATCACCCAATGCTTAAAAAGAAAGATGGCTCTTATACTCTTGGAGCTTGCGTTGATGATACAAAGAAAATCTATATTAATAATAAACTTTCTCTCGAAAAAATTAAAAAAGTTTTATGCCATGAAATAACACACGCCGCAATGTTTAGCTATGATATTCAATTAACCTATGACCAAGAGGAGCTGTTAGCTGATTTGCTCGCTACTTATGGACAAGAGGTAATTGATATAACCAATAAGATTTTTTCTAAAATAAAAAATAATAGGGAATAGAATTAAATTCTATCCCCTCTTTTTTATTCTTCTTTTGGACGTTGATCTTCTGCAAATTCAGCTTCGACTTTCTTTTTTACTAATGAAAATAAATGGTCGCCTTTATGATTACCACCTAACCCATTATAAGCCATATGGTCTTTATCTAATTCTTCCCATTCATCAAGAGTAATAATATGATCTTCAGCTAAAAGTTTTCTACAATTATTTCTAAACTCTTTTCCTTGCATTGATAAAACGCCTGCGGTCAAAGCTGTAATATTTTTTTCTAATGCTGAAATTTCTTTTTCAAGAACCGCATCATCAGATTTAGATTCTTCCCGACCCGCTTCTAAAGCTTTATCAACCTTGGTATTAATTTCATCATACTTATCTTCAGAATTTTGATTCATCTTATCGTGTTCTTTTTCTAAAGATTTTAACACTTGTTGATTTTCACTTTGAATTTTTTTAAGCACATTATCAAAATATTCTTTTTGTTCTTTTTGACGTTCTTCTTTTTCAAGTCTTAAATAACGTTTTATTAAAAAACCGCCGCCAGTTACAATCAAACCTAAAATAAGTTCAACCCAATACTTTAAGACAATTGATCCAATTGTTTCCAGCATAGTTAAAAGCCCTCCTTATTTTTAAATTTTCTCTCTACAGATTTTAAAAAACAAGAAGGGTTAATTCTATTAGAATGGCCAACTCATTACACATTCATTTGCATATACACCATTATCGGCTTCCAATGAAGCATCAGTTCTTTTTACCATCTCCAAATAAAACTGAGAATTTGGATTATTAAAGAATATTCCTGGTACATATGAAGCTTTGCTTACAATAACCGGGATATATTCTGGTTTAAATAAATAGTATAAATAATTAGAAAAAATATCTGCACTCGGCAATGTTCTTCCTTCAAATTTAAAATATTTATATCCCATACTATTGTACTTTTGGATATCTTCCCAAGTTAAGTTATTCTGTTTTCCAAGAGTATCAGGGTCATTAATACCCCCTTCAATTTGACATTTCGTAGTAATACTGTATTTATGCTTACCATATGTCAAGTTAGTTTTACTTGTATCGAGATAATGTAATTTTCTAACAGGGCAATGACTATGACAAATTGCATTTGATAAAAACTCACATTTACCTCGTAACTCTTGAGGAATATTTTCAAGCATATCCATATCTTTATTCAAATTATAATCCAAACAAACTTGATAGTAATCTGGATTTTGAAGTTCTTTAAGGAATTTTTCTTTATTTAAACATTTAGTTGTAGAACTAATATATTTAAAGTCTGGATATGTTTCTCTTAAATACTGTTCCAAAAGAGGAGAGTTTACAACAACCTCATTATTACCATCTTCAAGTAATTTCATTTGAAGATTACAAAATGGATCATATATATCTTCTTCTTCGATTGCGGAATTGGTAAAAATTAATCTCATAGGAATATTATAGAACTTATAAAAATCTCTAATCTTTTCAATTTCTTCTTTTGTGACCTGGCGATAAAATGGAAAGTTTCTGCCGCCGTCCCAAGTACAAAATGGGAAGTTACCAAAGAAGGTTCCAATTTTAATTCCGTCTCTAAAATATTCAGGATTCGTATCACGTAATTCCAAAATAAATTTATTTAAAGTAAAATGTTCGTAAAATCCGGATAAATTATAATAAATCATTTTTAAGCCCTCTCTCAAATAAATTAATCATTAATGTATAGCTTTCATTTGCATCTTCTGGAATGATGTCATCAAATAAAACATATGAGAAGTCTTTTGGAATATTTCTATACTCTTCAAAGAATTCATCGTCATTCTTATAAAATCTTTTAGTACAATTTCTAAAAGTAGAATGACCGCTATATTCAAGTATATAATGAGATTCTTCGGATAAACAGTCACAATAATTTACGCAATCTCTGCATTTTGTAAAGCTCATTAAATAAATCTTCTGTACGCCTTTTACTTTTAAATGAGCATAACGTCTTGGTAAGATTATATATTTAATATTTTTACAATTATCAATCTTATCTTGAATCTCTTTTAAGTTATATCTTAACAAAGCATTTTGATGCAACGCAATTTGAATATTGGGATAGCGTTTTACTACATAATCAATCAAGTTAAAATCTGCAATCTCATAATATGCAGAATCATTATTTTCCCACTCTTCAAATAATATCTTATCAAAACGATTTAGATATTCTTTTTCATTAAGGAAGAGATTGCCGCAGTCAACAAATAACATTTTAGATGGTATTGAATAACTATTTACGCAACCTACAACATCATCATACAGTGCAAAATATCTGGTGTCTAAGGCATTAATCCCACCGCACATAATGTTAGATGGGAAATTGCCTTCGATGCCTTTGATTTTTACTGTATTGCTATACATATCTAAAATATTAATATTATCTTCAAAATTATAATAAATAGATGGCAATATAAAAATCATTTACTATACTCCTTTTACTCTTTACTTCTTTATTATTTTACATAAAGAAAATCTACTTTATTCTCAATATTTTTTTCAATATCTAATATTTCATTGTCTGGTTGAAATTCTTGAATACTATAAAACAAATGATAAAGACTATATTGGAATCTATCCCATTCTGCAGCCGTTAAGAATTTTTTATAATCGACTATAGAATTTCCAATGCAAATTCCATATAAAACATTATCTTGAAACAAGCTGAAGTCATCAAAGTAAGTTGCATTTAAAAGATAAATATACTTATTCACATTGGATAAAACATCATCTTTATAATCTGTATATCTTAACTCTGGAGCGTATTCTTTTAATAGGACTAAAAACAGCTTATTCAGACACATTTCTTCAATCGTATTTTCATCTTCATCAAAGAAGCCTTCAACAGTAGTATTTTTAATTCGTTTAATTAAATCATTATTAGACAAAATAATAAAGTTTTTAATATGAGTAAAATACTCTTTTTCTTTATTATCAAGCATAAAATAATAGATATAATAAATTTTTAATCTGGCTGGTTCAATTACATCATCAGCTGTATTCATTTTACCCAGTCTGAAATCTAACTCATCTATTAATGCAAATTGCTTTTTAAACATAATATCTTGAGCTAAATCAAAAATAGAAACTTCATCAGTCATACAAGTATCTGTTGATAATATCTCTTGCATATTTTATAAACTCCCTTCTTTCTTTTGGAATTTTCAAATCATTTAGAATAATATCATAAACGCCATATTTTTCAGCTATATCATTAACAGTACGATATTTAGTTTTAAACATTTCACATACTTCATCAATAGCGCAGAAAAGTTCTTTTCTATCTTCATATTGCGCTCCTAAACAACCTTTCATACAAAAACTTTTAATAGGACAGCCCGCACATTTCATAAAAGAACGATTTTGATTAAGAGTTTTAATCTTATATGCAAGCATAGGATTTTCTCCATGGACACCAATAATCTTAGTTTTATCTTCATTCAATTCAAGAAAACCATAAACTTTATCAGGATAACAAGTTCTATGACAAGGCACAACTGCCAAGTCTCCGACTCTAAAAATTGAACCGCCTTGAATTGAACATGGCAACTTATGTTGGATTTCTGGAAGGGCTAAAGTATATGGCTGTACATGATTATATCTTCCAATATTCATCATTCCATCAGAGAAGTTATCTGCCATATGATATGCAAAATCTGTTAAATCTCCATTATGAAGCGTATTTAAGTCTTTCTCTGCCACATAAAAAAGGAAATCTCTATAATCCTTTAAAGATTCTTCATCCCACTGTTCCGCATTTCTGACTTCTAACATCATTGGAATTGAATATACTTCACATCCATTTTCTTTCTTAAAGGTAACATTATATTTAATAATATTATCAATCCACCAATCATAATTACGTTTATAATTCTTTACAAATTCTCTTGTAATCATAGGGTGACAAGAAAGAGAATACTTTGCAATAAACTTGAAAAATTTATCATAAAACTTATCTTGCTTTGTTTGACCATTTCTAAGTCCTCTTTCGACAGATTCCAACTCTGTTGGTCCATCTACTGAAGCACTTAACCAAAAGCCATTAAAATGTTTTACGTCATTTCTAACTCTATTCATCCAATATTCAACTCTTGCGGTCTTTTCATCGTCCATAAGGAAAGACATATTTGTAGGAATAACAAAATCTCTTCTTGGGACGTTAGGAGTATTCATTTGATGTTCATAAAAAACATTTAGAATCTCTTCCCAATAAGGAATTTGAAAAAACTCACCTGAGAAAATATCAAAAGTTGTATATTGATAATCATTTTCATCAAGCCAATCTAATAACAAAGCTAAATTTCTAAGAATGTTTTCTTTCTGATTGGCTTCTGGAGGATACATTTCATTACCATATCTATATAAATAACAATACTCACATTTTTGGTTACATATAGATGTAATAATAAATTCAACAGAATTTTCATCTTTATCATATCTGAATAAATAATCTTTTAAAAGTAAATCTTGCTGTTCTTGAAATGTCATACAATACCTCTTTCCGCCATTATTCTGTCGATTTCTTCTTCAACTACATCCATAGCACCGTTATACCATAATGGAATTTCTAATGGATTTGATGTTATCCAAGAGCCAGTAATAATATATGAATCTTGTAAACAACATGATTTATCAACAAAAATAGCAATCGTTTTATCAATTTTACTCATATCAGTCCATTTCTCATCAATGATACCTGCTTTTGCATATTCATATACAAACTTAACATAATCTGTATAAAAGATTTGATGAGGATATAAGATAAGATTATCAAAAGTCTTTTTAAGATTTAAGAATTGGTCTTTATCATAAATCCAAGCAGACTCATTATTTGTCTGAACATATTTTGCGGCAAGTCCATTCATATCAGCATGGTCTTTCATATTATTATGATAATCTACATAATCATCAAACATACCTCTATGACACATAGTATATTTTCCATCATGGATAGGAACTACTACATGGGAAAATGAACCACACCCTCCGCCGCAGAATGGCTTTGAACAATCCAAACATTTTTTCTTATTAAATGAATTATCGTCTCGTAATCTACCTAATAAGAACTCTACACTTGGAATATATGTTTCATAATTTGGAATCCATCCATCTAATTGTTTTATTTTTGGAGTTGCCTCTTGGATTGAACGATAAATCTTTGCAACTTCAAGTCCATCATCTTTTGTCCATTCTGCTGGAGTTGCGTAATTGAAGAGACATGGTAAGAAACACCACTTTCGGGTTTTTCTATTTTTATAAGGCTGATACATTTCTTTATCGAAAAATTCAAACCATTCATACGCTTTTTCTGGTGTATCTACAAAATGAAATGTAGGTTTTGAAAAAGTTGGTTTAGTATGAACATATAAATCAATTTTAGAATCATCAAATTCTAATTCACATAAATCTCTAAAATTTTTTAAAAATTTTTGAGTAACACCTTTACCTCTTCCCAAATCATTCATCTCTTCAGGCCCATCAATTGAGACCTGAAGATCAAAATGAAATTTTTGATTACCATGATAATATTTAATAATTGTATCAAACAATCTCTTTAAAGATTCAACTTGGTTTGGAAGAGTAAAATTTGTTGAAGTATCTAACTCATTAAAGTTTGGAAAAGCCTCTACATATTCTTCAAAATGGTCTATAAAACGCTCTATATGAAGAAAAGGTTCTCCGCCCCATAAAGTAATATGCTTAATATGTTTATCTGCTTCTGGGTCAACATCATAAACTTGTTTAATTTGACTTCCATTTTCAAAGTCTTTAGCCAAATCATCATCTATTTGTTTTAAACATCCAGTAGCATCTTTACAAATATAACAATATCCACAATTAAGGTTACATAAAGCAGTAGTAAATAAAGTTATATTTGTAAAGTAAATTTTTTCATTATTTTCTATCATTAATAACTCCTTTTACTCTTTTAAAATATATTTAAAAATCAACGCCTTCTACGGTATAACTACTATGAACTACAAAGCATCGTTTATCAACATTGCTAAAGTTACCAGTATTAACAGAATTAAAATGACTGCTATTTACTCCAGCGAAATTGCTTGGACAAGTATTTACACTGAAATCATTTGTACTAAAATTACTTGGACAATTTGAGGTAAAGAAACCTGTATATCCAGCAGCATTTCCAGAATAATTAGAAGCATTATCTCCTACACATTGAGTACCAACACTGGAAAAATGAGAAGAATCATTTCCAGAACAGCCAATTGTATGACCTGTAAAGTCAGTATCATTATTTGCAGTATATCCGCCCTTATGGAAAGAACTTCTTTTAGCATCATTTACAGTAGTTCTATTAGTGCTATTTTTTCCATTTCCAGAATATTTAGAATCATTATGTCCCTGGAAATTACCTCTTTTAATAGCATTACCTGATAACTGAACATCTTTACTTCCATCACTAGCCCAGTTAAATGTCCAATAGGAGTAATGATGATGATATTTTCCAGTTTGGAATCCACTATGATTACCATTATGAACTTTTGAAAATTTAGAACTATTACTTCCAAAAGAATTAAAATCTGCACCATTATTAGTTGCCCATTTGGTACTAAAAAATCCACTATTAAAAGTATGATGATGCCCACTTCTAAAAGCGTTATTATAGCCACTTCTATTAGAAGCATTATTACTACTTCGATTAGATGCAAAATAACCATTTCTAAATCCACCAAAATAACCACTTCTATTAGAATCATAACCAATTTCATTAAAACTGGTATTATTAGAAATTCTATATGCGCCATTATGTCCAGATCTATTAGCACTAAAACTTCCAAAAGCACCATGATCAGAACTATTAAAACCTCCACGATGACTTGAAAAATGTTCTCGACAAGCTTGTTCCATCATTCCAATGCTTTTTTCAATTTGAGCCATGGATTCTTTTCCAATTGCGGAGCTACCTTGAGTAACTCCAATAGGAACTAAGATTGAAACGCCATTTACGAATGAAACAGTGTTTTTTGTATCTACAACACTTTTAAAAATTTCATTCATAATTTGAGCGCTGGTGATTCTAACACCACCATCAACGCTTCCTCGATTAGAAATAGCAGAATATCTACCATTCCAAGTTCTAATAGCATCCAATCTATTGTAATAATCATTAATAGTAGAGGCTTGAATTGGCTGACCTGTATATACTATTCTTGCCATTCAATCACCTCTCTTTAAAGTCTTGGATTTGTTTGAAAAGAAATATCTATATAATATTCTGGTGTTTCTGCGGTTTGGTCATAATCTCCTTTTGCATTTGAGACAGATGTATATTTAGTAGTTTCAAAAACAATTTTTTCTCCATCTTTAATAGTTATATTGTGAATAGAATTATCAACTTTAAAATATGGAAGAAAATCTACTAAACTGATATTATCAAAAGTATTTATATTTTCACCATTTTCTGCGGAAATATAAGTAGTGATATATAAAACCGCTGTAGTTTCTTTTTTACCAGAATTATCTGGCAATTCTCTTATTTCTAAGCCTTCTGTAAAGCTTTTAATATGGCATTGTAATTCGCCATTATTTATAATTAAAGTGTACATAATTTTCTCTCTCCTTTTTAAGAAATGAAAAAAAAGAGAAAATACTTTCTTTAATCAGACCAATCATGTATCTTTTCTCTTGCTTTTTCATTAACAATATATGTCCCAATACAAATTGCATCGCATTCATCTTGAGTAGCTTTTATTCCATATGTATCAAGAACATATTGTTGAGCATTTCTTTTCTGCTCGGGACGAGTACGCCCTTTTATACTTAATGCAGACTTCCATACACTTGCTAAAGTTGCACTATTTGATATCTTTAATTCTGTTACTAATTCATAAATAACTCCGAACACTTCTGCCAAAACCTTAAAGGTTTGAACATTATTAGTAACATTTCCTTGAAGTTGAATATCTTCAAAAGCTACTTCATTAATATTAAATTCTTCAATAAGTTTATTTACTTCGTTTTTAATAAAAAAAAGTCTTTCCCCAATATCTTCTTGAGTAGCATTAAATTTACCATGAGCTTCAAGTTGACCTTCATTAAAGAAGGCCCAACCTGAAATTCGACTTGCCTGGTCTAATGCGAGTAATCGGCTCATTAAGCTTCTTGCAGTACTGGTTGACTTGCCGCATCTGTAGAACCAAAACCACCTTCCCGCAAATCAACTGTATTATCATCCTCAGTTTTTAAATAAGGTTTAATAATACCTTGACCAATACAGTCACCTTTCTTTAAGATAATAGGAACTGGGGAAAAATTAATCATCTGAAAAAAGATATGTCCCTCATTATCTGGATTATTATAATAATCGCCATCTATAATTCCTACACTATTGGCCATTACCAACCAATATTTAAGTGGACAAGAACTACGAACTGAAAGCTCTAAGTATGTGCCAGGATCAAGTTTAACTTTAACCCCTGTTGGAACTAAAGTAGGCTTTGATAAAGTTTCTTTAGTAATAGCAGCAACTTCATCAAGTGTCATAGGTCTTTCAAGATATTTTTCATCAAGCTTTTTAACTATAAGTTTTTCAAAAACACCTTGTGACATATTTGAAAAATGATAATGATATGGAAGAATTATTGTATCTTCTGCTACAATAAAGTCATATCCAGCAGATTCTACAGTTTTTCTTTTAGGAAGTAAATCATTTTCGCCTTGAAATTTTTTAATTAACTCAAATTTAGCCAAATTAGATTCCCTCCTCATAAGTAACATTAATATGCTGCTCTGGATCTTTTTCTGGAGTAAATTCAATTTTAGCTTTTACAAGCTGATACTCTTCAATAATCTCACCTTTAGCTTTGATATATTTAGTTGTATAACTAAAGTTTGTTAATTCTCCATAAGGATTCTCAGAAAGTTCATCTCTTAAAGCTAAAGCATCTTCTACTGTTGGAACTCTAAATACTAATGTGTTGTTAATTAAATATTTATTCATAAATTAATTTACCTCGATTTCTAAATTATTTTCTCCATATGTTGTAATTTCACTTGTTCTAATTTTATCAGCAACGCCATTACAAAAAATAGCATCACCATATAAATGAATTTTACTGATATTCTCTGCTAAACAAACTTGTGGCAAGAAGCCAGGTAAGTTTGCTAAAGAAACCTGCTCTTCTTGACCATCATTATATTGGACTTTTTGATAAATAGAGAACATATCAATAAAACATACAATCTCATTACTGTTCATAAGTTACAATACCTTCATCGTAATTAAATAAATACATGCAAGTAACTACATCATTATATTTAATCCAAATTTCAACAGAAGAGGCACTACCATCTTCTAATTTATTAACATTGATAGAACGAACTGTACCAAGCGCAGTTAAGCATTCTTTAAGTCCATCCCAGAATGTTGCAAAATCTGATTCTCCGATGTTTCCTTTCTTAAAGATTGTAAAGTAATTAATCTCTCTACCATAAAGCATATAATATGTAGAAGACTGTTCCATTAACCAATCACCAAAAATCTTTTCAGCGCCTTCCCACTGAGAATCTTCATAGTCTGGAAGTTGCTCAATAATACTTCTATTTAATTCATATAAATTAAGTTCAAGTCCCTGAGAAGTCATTTGAGCTTCTACTGGAAACCATTTTTCATTTTTATAGATAAAATAACTTTCATCTGTTTCATTATATACAATCTGGCCATCTTCTGGCTCTTTAATTTCATCTAATTCTTTATTATCTTTAATATGTTTCATTTTTAATCTCCTTATCATTTATAAGTATATAATATCATATTTTTTTTAGAAAATCAATAATCAGTTCCCTTATATAAAATTCGTTGATTAGATGAACCTCTCATAAATAAAGAAACATCTCTTTTTGTTTTATCATAAGGACCGTCAATAAGGCAATCTACTTGTTCAAGTATTGATTTAACTCTATTATTATTCATATCTAAATCTTCTAAACAATATCCTGTCCATAAATAAATTTTAGTGTCAGGAAGTTTTTCTTTAACAGAATTAATAATTAAATTAGTCAAAAATTGATTTTCTGGACAAAGAGGCTCTCCTCCCATAATACATAAATTACGATGTAATCCATTAGCAGTAATAGCTTCAATAACCTCTAAAATAGTATCATGAGTAACTTCTTCTCCGCCTTCAAAATCCCAAGTCTCTGGATTGTGGCAACCCTCACATCTGTGAGGGCAACCTTGTGTAAAAAAAGTTACACTTGTTCCAGGAGCGGCAGAAAAATCATTTTTAATAATTCCTGCATAACGCATTATAATTATTCCTCCCAATCAAAAAGCTTGCGGTCGCAGATAGGGCAGTATTTAATATGTCTGATATATTCAAATCCTATTCCGCCATCCCAGTCGTTTGCCATATATAAAGTATCATCTGCATCTAATTCTCTACAATATCTACATTCTTTTGCTTGTTTTAAGTATTCTTCTTTGTCGTACCAGGTTTTATCTGCGCCCATTCTCTTTTTCCTCCATGTTTAACACGATGTTCAACTTCATCTTGTTTACCAAGGTTAAAAGCAGTTTTATAATTTCCTGTTAAATATCCAGTAACTCTTCTAAGCTGTTGGATATGAGTGCTTCCGCAAATAGGACATCTATCATTAAATTCATCTGTGTAACCGCATTCAAGGCATGTATCGTTTGGTACATTGACCGCAAAATATGGAATATCTTTATCCATAGCATAATTTACAATTTGCTCTAATGCCTCAAGATTATTTTTAATACCAGAATCTAATTCAACATAAGTAATGCATCCCGCAGATGAATAACCAGTTAATTGAGATTCAATATCAATTTTTTCAAATGGAGACATTTCTTTCCAAACTGGAACATGAATTGAATTAGTAAAGAATTCTTTGTCACTCACATTTTCAATTACCCCATATTTTGCTTTAAAGTTTTTTAAAGCTTTATAGCAAAGGTTTTCGGCCATTCGAACCCTCGGTTTCCCGATATTTCATAAAAAAGGGGATTAGACTATATTATCATCTTATTATTCTATTACCAAATAATAAGAGCTCTGTCTTTCGGATATAATATCCTACTCTACTCACTTCTTCATTATAAATATTTCTTTTATAACTATGTTTTCGATAGTCGTTAGAGAACAAATCCATTGTTTTTGTATTCAGTCAAGTATCTAAACCAATATCCACAACGAGGTTTTGTTTTTACATTGTGATTACATTGATTTAATATTGTTGTTTTTGTAACGTGTAATTCTCTTGAAGCTTCTCCTACAGAGCCATACATCTTTAATAGATTGCCCTGTAAATCAAAACTACAAATATGAATTGATTGATTATCATCCCAGCTTTTATCATTTTTAGCAAGACCATCTTTATAAGCATCTTTAGTATTTTTTGAATTAGTTCCCCATTCAAGATTAGATACTTCAGGGTTTGCTTTATTATTATCTTTATGCATTACTACTGTATAATTATTTGGATTAGGCAAAAAAGCTTCTGCAACTAAAATATGCACTCTTCTTTGTCTTTGTCCTTCTGGATAAGTTATACTGGAATATAAATATCCATTATTTTTATTTATAAAATTTGCTTTGGGATAAAATAAATCATTTCCATAATCTTTATAAATATTACCTTTTGAAGAAATATAATCAGTTTCACTTCCATTAATTAATCGTATTTCTTCATTAATTTGACTTCTTTTAATTAATTTATCTGTCATTTTTCTACGTGCTATAAAAAATTCACTCTCCTTCTATACTATATGAATTTTTATTATACACGACTGAAAACTTGTGTCCAATGAATTTACCCTACGGGATTAACTTGCCTTATTACAGGTTTAGTCTCTCTTATCATCTTATTACGATTGCCCGTTTAACAGAGTAATTTTTTCACGCAGTCACCTGCGCGACACCCAATCCGAAAAGTTTAGGTGTGTAGTAAACTCCAAAATTAAGCTTATATTCTTCTTTAAATTCCGCACATCTATCTTTAAATAACTGTTCAATTCTTTTAGCCAGTTTCATTCCTTCTGGAGTTGTATGGTCTGTACCAATAAGAATTTGAAGAGTCTCAGCGAGTCCTAACTGACCTACTGCTAAAGTTCCATGCTTCAACGCACTTCTTATTCCTTCTTCTGGAATATACCCTTTCATTGTACCATTCTCATACATAAAGGTTGCGGCAGAAGCATCCTGAGAACAAATCCAGTCGAAACGTTCAATTAACATATCTTTTGCCTGATGAATTTTTTCATCTAAAAGAGTCATGAAATATTCAACTGCAAAAGCTTCTTTTGCATCTTCGCCAGTTAAAGCATATTGAGACATAAAGTTCTGTTTAGCTTCCATTGCTAATGTAGGTAAAATAATTGTTACAGGACAAATATTACCGCGTCCATCTTTTAATTGACCGAAACCGTTAATATCGTATCCATTGGCAGTTCTGCACGTGTTTATCTGATGTCACCATCAGCACTGACTATATTATCATTCTATTTGAAAGTAAATAGAGTTGTCTTCCGCTTCGGTTCTCAGTTGCTTCGTTTCCTAAAACAACGACGGTGCTTATCTCCGTCCCTACTCCCATACATTCATCAGGGATAGTCGATACACTTTATTCATTATAATATTCAAAAATCCAAGTATTTTTATAAGGACTTTTTATTTGTCCATTTAATCTTGTTGAGACAGATGTTTTACCATTTTTAATTCCACAAGCTTTAGCACAACTAATAACAGTATCAAATATATCTACTTCATTAGTAATAATATTTGTTCGTTTAATTTTTCGTGCCATAGGGTTTTTAGTACCTATTTTTGTTTGTCGAATTTTTTCTTTGATAATTTCCATCTCTTCTTCAGTTTTAGAACGATATGTATTACCCCCGCACTTAGATATTGCATCTGTTTCATTATATCCTTCTTCGACTGAATTATAAAATCTAATCCAATATTGTTCTTTTTGGTTTAATTCATCTTGAGTTTGAGCGGTACCAATTTCTTCTATGATAAAATTGTCTTTACCATATTTTCTAATTGCTCTGGCAAAATGTGTATCTAAAATATTATTGATAGCATCATTCAAATGTCGATGAAATCTTTGATTTATTGGTCGTATTGTTTGACCAATATAAACTTTATTATTTTGAATATTTGTTATTTTATATACCCACATATAGCCTCCTTCTATGTGTGAATATTATAATGAATCTTAGCACGGTCTCATCTTAATAACAAACTGCAAAGTTATTAAGACCTAACCGTTAGCCTATATATTAGAATATATAAACACCTGTTAGCACAGTTCAAAAGATTTTAAATGGGCTGAGTTTTCGCTTACCCATTGTAGAGAAGTAGGTACGAGGGTCGTTGATGTCATATCCTGCGTTTCCAGACCAGTCGACATTAGCATAATTTGGGTACAGTCTTGTGGCGGTTGAACGTAATGCGAGTTTAAATAAATCGTAATTTGGGTCTCCTTCTTCACGATTGACTCCTTTCATACATTGAAAAATTCCACAAGGGAAAATAGAAGTTTTATGAAGCTTTCCAATGCCTTTAATAGATACATTTAATAAAGCTTCTGTTACCAATCTTCCTTCTGGTAAAGTACATGTACCATAGTTAATAGAAGTAAAAGGTAACTGATTTCCACTTCGAGATTGTAATGTATTAAGATTATGATACATTCCTTCTACAGCTTGATAAGTTTCTTTTGTTGTCATATCTATGGCATATTGATAAGCCGCTTCATTTCTAACAAATACATCATCGTTAATAGAAGCATCAGCTTTAATCCACGCTTCTTTTGCATTAGATAAATCAAAATCTTCATAAATTCCAGCTAATCCAAGCATCTGACCTTTTTGACAATATTTAATACCATCTAAGAAATGTTTATAAAAACTTCTACGAACATAAGGAACCATGCTCCAGTCTAAGTGAGTAGCAGATACTCCTCCAAACTGCTGTAATGATTGTAACTGAAATAATACTGCCAAAAGTTGAAAAGCTGTATTAACAGATTGAGCAGGACGAACATCAGTTTGACGAGTATTAAAACCGTCTCTGAGTAAATCATCTATAGGTAATGACAAACAATTATGCATTCCAACAGCATAACTATCTAAGTCATGAATATAAATCTCATTGTTTAAATGATTATCTCTTGACATTTTAGATACGATATAATCTAAAGCATATTTTTTTGTCATAACTGAACTTGCTTCACCCATACGTCCGCCAAAGGAGTGTTCATCTACATTAGCATTTTGATTTTGAACGTTGCGGGCTTCCAACTTTTCACTATAAGTTTTAACAAAAACTGCCTCATGCTCTCTTTTTGCTTCTTGCTTATATCTATAACGAATATATGCTCTTGCAACATCTCTTCTTTCAGATTGCATTAATAAATCTTCTACGCAATCTTGAATAGTTTCTACAGAAATAGTTGTCTTAGAGCGTTTAGCCATTTCTTCAATTTCAGTAGCAATATCTTCTGAAGTATCTGTCTCATAAAGAATTTTATCTACTTCAATCATTGCTCTGTTTACTGCATCAATAATTTTTTCTTTATCAAATGGGACAATATCACCATTTCGTTTTTGAACTTCTAACATATTGTATCCCTCCATCTATATTTAGTAAAATTTTTTAAGTCTTAACACTATATATGGTTTTTGCGATGGATAAATTATCCAATCCTGTTCTCCAACCGCTGTGCCGCAGCAGATACAACTTTCACATTGAAGTCCATATCTTTTCTATCTTCATTTACTATTTCATTATAATGAAAATCTAAATCAGCAAAATCTTCTTTATCAGTTTTATATCTTCTAATAATTTCATCAACATTTGGATTTTCTTCTCTGTTCAACTGCCGCAATAATCGAGTCTTATCTTTGGCAGTTACATAATATACTACAAGCTCAATATTTTTATGAGCCATTAAACTATCAATTCCTTCTGGATTAAAAACTCCAATATTAACGCAATCAGAGCGCAATGAACCAAAGCCGGTTCCATAAAACCAGTCATTGAAGCAGGTAGCTTCCAGCATTTCACCTGCCAGAAGCTTTTCTGCAAATTTTTCACCAGAAACAAAATGATAATTAATTCCGTCTTTTTCTCCTTCTCTTGGAGGTCTTGTTGTAAAACTAACTATCTCGTGGAGATTATGATTAACTTTTAAAACCTCTTGCATAAGAGTGTCTTTTCCGCTACCAGCTTCTCCAATAATGGCAAGAATTTTATAAGAACCTATCATACGCTTGCTTCTTCCTCTTTACCTGTTGACTCTCCTGGCTTATTTGCTTTATCTATCTCTTCCTGATACTTTCTCATTTCTTCCTGCATAATACTTTCTCTTTGGAAAAATGTGCTTAAATCAGAAACCTCACTATCATTCTCTTTTAATTTAAACAAATCTGTTAAGGTTTTGTGAAGAGCGGGAACAATCTTTGGAGCGCATTCCTTACAAATATCCATGTTATGACTACACATATAACCCATAGAATTTGCATAATTAAAATTAATGTTACCAGTATCTAAGTTCTCTGTAATTTCATGTCCACATAAATCACAAACTCTTTTTACTACTTGACTCATATCTTTATTCTCCTTTTTATTGATGTATTAGAGAAGATGTTAAAAAACATCTTCTCCTTGGTATCTATCACTTCTAATTTCCAAACTTCCATCTTCATTAATTTTATCAATCTTATATAATTGATGTCCATTAGAAGAAGCATATTTCTTAGAAATGAAATCATCTCCTGACCTAATGCCCATTACTATAATCATATTTCCTCGATTGAACCAAGATTTTTCTCGAACCTTTTTAGTTCCATCTTCTTGTTTTTCAGAAATCTGTTTATCAAATAATGAGAAATATTCTTTTCTAAATTTAACATTAACTACTCCAGAAGTTGTCAATATAGTTACTGTACTTTTGGTTTTATTTTTAGCAATACAAGTTCCGCAAATTTTATTCAATTTGAATATATTAATTTGCTTTGCACCTTTTGTAAATGTTCTTTCTATGATAGGTTCTTGCGGCAGTTTATCAAAATCAACAAAACCATATCTTTGAGTATCAACATGAGATAATTCATGTTCATGGTAATAGAAACATAACGCTTGCATTTCCCAAGCTGATAAAGTTCCTTGAGCATATTTATCCCAATCGTCCTTAAAGATTTTTTCATTTAAGTTCTGAAGAATCTGTTCTTTTTCTTCCGCAATCCATTCTCTGAATACATCCATCCATTTCTGATATACTTTGTCCCATGCTTTCATATTTAAAGAATAACCTTCTAATAAATCATCATGTTCCATTTCAATCAAAAAGTTCATTGCTCTATCATCTATATGATAATTAGTTGTATCACCTTTAATTTTACAAACAGATTTTAAATAACGATTAAATTCATAAACTCTTCTCGCCATAATCTGCTGTTCATTTTTTTCTGGAAGAAGATTATATTTAATCAAACCTCCCATATTTTGTAATGTAATTCGTTTCTTTTTATCACAAGTTTCCCAAATATACCAACCCATACAAATCTTACGGTCAATCATTGTATCAAATGCTCCACCTTTAATAAGTGAAATCATTGCTTGTTTATTTGGACGCACTTTTAATAAAAAGTCTTTAGGTGAAATATAAGGTCTATTTTTGATAATATCATCAATTACTGCATCACTAACATTCAATAAACCTTTCATTCCATAAAGAATCTGATTATTTTTAGCATCAGGTTTAAATCCATAATCTGAATTATTTATATCGACAAGACTCATTTTAATTCCTGCTGATATAATTTCACCCATCGCTTTTGCGATTTTTCCATAATCAGTTGAAGCTGTTTTCTTTACAGAGATAGATTCAGATTCATCATCCTCTTCAATTTCTAAGTCACTATTATCTTCAAGTGAACCACTATTTACAATTAAACATGCACAATCCCAATAAATAGGATTCCAATTTGTTGCAATATATAATGTTTGAACGCCAATGAAACTATAAGCTAAAGCGTGTATACATAATTTTTTAAATTACTGACTATTTTTTACGGATGTTGTAGTGAGGTTTTGGCATACCTCTTATCCGCACACTATTTCCCAGAACGTATCAATAGTTCCAGTACTCCCGGTCTAACCCAGGATAGTCGATACAACATTTTTCTTTTAATAGATTTATTTATTATCTCTGAGAGGGTATTTATATTTTTCTTTTTTATGAGAACGACCAGAGTTAATATTTTTAACTGTGGCATAACTTTTATTCCATTTTTTAGAAATATCTTTTAATGATAATTCTGTTTCTAAAATATCTTTTATAATACCTTGAACCCAAATTTCATTTTTAGCTTTATTACTTCCTTTATCACAAAGTGGATATGTATCTTGATTACTATAAAAATATTTTCCAGTATTTATCATAGATAAAAATCCTGCAGATTTAATATTAAAATCTTCTTGAATGGATTTATATTTCTCTCCACTTTTAATTCTATCTTTTATTTCTCTAATTTCTTTTTGAGAAAAACGGCTTCGAGAATTTTTCTTTAAAGGATAATCAAATTTTTCATTAAAATAATTTGTTCCAGTGTTTATATTGACTAAAAATGTTCGTTTTAATTTAGGATAATAAATTTTTTCAATGTCGTCATATTCTTCATCATTCATTAAACGATTTTGAATATCAATAATCTCTTCTTTTTTAAATAACTTAGATAAATTCAATCTTTCTTCATAAGTTAGGGGTTGTCTTTTATATCCTTGACCCCCAATAGAAATATTATATCCATTTTCGTCTTTTAAAGAATGATAATATTGAATGAAAAAAATTTCTCTTTCGTCAATATAATCTTGAGACTCTCCATCTGATATTTCTTCAAGAATATCAAAATTAAAATTATCCCAACCATATTTTCTTATTGCAGAATGAAATGGTAAATTATATCCAGAACTTTTTTCATTAAAAGAATCACTTCTATGACAATTTTTTCGTTTTTGAATATTATTAGTTTGACCAATATAAATCTTACCATTTGTTTTATTTGTGAATTTATAAATATAATACATAAATATTCTCCTTTATACATGGCTATTGTTCTCATGTATAAATGAAAAACACTATACCTCTATTAAAGAAATTTGTCACGAGATTTTACCCTCGTTAGCAATTAAAACTATATTTACCAGATATATTAATGTTTTAATTACCCCACCGATAAGTGGTTAAGTGTGTAAGCGCCATTTACACAACGCTAAATGAATAACCCATCTGTGGACCAACTCCACATTTCCATACATACTGACCAAGCTTCTCACTTGCCGCCTGTGCCAATACTTTTTCATGCAAAGCTGGAATTTTATTCATTTGTTTTTTACCAACAATCTTACGAGCCGCATTTGCTTCTCCAAGACTGAAGTGACAAATCTTATCATCCATCAACATTCTCATTAACTGTTCCTGTGAAGGTGGAACTCCATAAGAACTCTTAAAGTAAGGTTCAAGAGTTTTCTGCTCTTCTTTGGTAAGACCAAATTTTGTCATTTCATCATACCATAATTGAATGTTTTGTTTAAAACGATAATATTTATCCATCGGGCGTTCTTCTCCATCTTCGCCCATAAGTCTCATTAGACCATTCGCATCCGCCATTTCCAATACATTCTGAGGTTTTAATTTCTTGGCAACTTGCGCACCAACCTGAGAATCGAACTGGAAAGTATTAATAACAGATACTTTACCCAATGCATCCCAAATCTTCTGATCGGTTAAAGGTAAAACATTAGGATGAAAATATTTATCATAGACTTCCCGCAAACTTAATTCTGGTTCAATTTCATTATCCTCTTGGAGTAACTGAATAGTTTGAACCAATTTATCCTGAACCTCAGTTACAAGAAAATCATATTTTGTTAATCCCATATACTCTGCATCATGTAAGTCAAACTGAGTAGTAATCTCACCTTTTGGAGTTTTCATAAAAGCACTATGCTCAAATGGGTCATCTCCAAATAAAATTACACCAGATGCATGAGAACCTCTATGGTTTACAAGACCTTCAATAGCTACAATAATATCCAATAAACCTGGATATTTATTTACTTCATTTACAAATGTCTTAACAGGTTTACGACCTTTTTCTGGATTTCCATAAACAACTTCTTTAATTGTCCATAAAAATCCTCTTTCCTCTGGAATTAATGAACTCATATACTGAGCTTCATCAACATCAATTCCTTCTGGATAATCTTCACTTCTATAGCCTCTACAAGCTGTCTGAATTGCAGACTTAGTTCCCTCTGTACCAAATGTTGCTACAAGAGTACATCCAAGGTTTTTCTTTGCCCATTCCATGATATTATCATAGAACATCTTTCCACGCTCTTCTTTAATCTTACGAAGAATTTCCGGACGTTTAGACGGGCATATATCAATATCAATATCACCGAGTTCGATTCTCTCTTCGTTGAGGTAACGGAAGAAAGGTAAATCCCATTCGATTGGGTCCAACTGAGTAATTCCCATAAGGTAATGATTAAGTGCGGCACAACTGGAACCACGACCAGCACCTACCATTGAACCGCAATCCCAAATCATATCAATATAATGCTGAAGTGTATTTGGATAACGGAACATATTTGTTTCAAGTTTTTCACTAATGATACTTTTAACTCGTGCTTCTTCTTCAAGTTCATCAAGATAACGTCTATCATTAATTTTTTCAAGTTTTTCAAGTTGATTTAAACATTCATTTACCCAATAACGATTCTGAATATCATCATCCATTAACATCGCAGATAAATGCGGATATTGTTTAAATCCTCTTACTTTTGGATAATCTTTAACCTCTACAGATGGAATATCCTGCTTATGAAAAAGACTATAATATTCAATTTTATTTTGTAAATCTAAAGTATTTTCAAAAATTACATCCACATATCCATCTGGAAAACATGGAGATAATAACTCTTCTACTTCATCGCTATCCATAAGTCTGGCAAATTCATAAAAGTCATCAACTTCACGTTCTCCACCTTTTGAATTAAGATATGCTTTATGAACCATTCTATCATCTTTTGTTAAATAATGAGAGTCAGTTCCAACAACCATTTTAACATTATATGCAGTTGCAATTTTAAATAACTGAGAATTTACAGTCATTTGGTCTTCCTTATTAGATGGAGCGCATTCAATATAAAAATCATCTCCAAATAAATCAAGTACAAATTCCATAAAATCTTGAATCTTTTTCTGAAATTCCATTGCCATCTTTTGGTCATTTACTTTTAATGCTTCTGCATATAATAAAGACCATGAAGATAATTCTCCACCAATACATGCACTTGTTGCAATTAAATGACCTTTATAATGTTTTACAATCTCAGTTAATTCATCTTTTAAAGTCGGAACTCTTTCCATACCTCTATCCATATATGAATAATACCAAGCTGTAGAACTTAATTCTCTTAACGCTTTATGACCGATTGCATCTTTAGCAATCAAAATGAAGTGATAATATTTCTGACCATGATTTCTTGTATCAGTTAAATAAATCTCATTTCCTAACCCAATCACAAAATCAGGATTTGTTTCTCTTAATTCTGTTGCAATTTTATTTATTTCAACGTGCGCACAAAGGGCTTCATGGTCAGTTATACAGATACCACTAAGTCCTAATTCGATTGCTTTATTGATTAAATCTTTTGGGTGATTGGTTGAATCCAAAAGACGTAAGTTTGAATACTCTGTATGATTATGACAATTAAACCACTTTTTGCTCATTTATTATCTTCCTCTATCTATACTATTCTCAATTATATAAATATTATATCATATTTTTTCAATACTGTCAAAAGGATATTCTTTTCCTGCGATTTCACTACAGATGGTATTCCATGAATAAAACAATGGCTGATAAACTGGCGGAATCCATTCAAAAGAAGAACAAATAATTAAAACATCTGGAGCATATTTGTCATCTTCTAAATTAAAGTCTTTTAAGACATAATCTTCTGTAACATATCTTGTGGCCTCGCTTGGATAAGGGTCAGAGTTTTCATTATGAACCCAATAAAAAGTATCAACCATTTTCTTATCTCTTGCATATTTAACCCAATTACTCAAATCATATTTAAACATTGGGCGCATCCAGTCCGCAGACTCCATATCATATCCTAAGTCATGATGATGGTCAATATTATATAAATCAATCTGTTCATCATGAGGAATTGTTTTAAGAATATCAATCACTTTATCATGGCTATTCACAAAATAAATTTCTTGATTTTGCTTTGCCGCACGTACAATATAGCGAGTTAGATAATCATAAATATATAAATCGGCAGGGATATTTGTGAGAAATGAAAATTTATCTACATAATCTTTCATTGGGTCTTCAATATCCACCATATTATTATAAAAACTAATACTTGGCTCCATAATAATATCAAAATCTATTGTAACTACATTCATATTATTTTCTCCTTACAATTACTTTTTCAGATGCTCTGGTTATTGCAGTATAAAGCCATCTTGCATGTTCCAACTTTACTCTTGGAAATGGCTCTTCAAGAACTAAAACATTATCCCACTCAGAACCTTGAGCCTTATGTCCAGTAATTCCATATCCATAAGTAAAAAATTTTGGGACTAAATCTCCAACTCTTTCACGATGTTTACCAATTTTATAAATATCTCTATTATCAAGACATCTTGCTCCATGAGTAAGCATAGTTTTATCCAAATATAAATCTTTATAAATATCTCCTTCATCAGTCTCTATATCGCATTGAATGGCTTGTACTGATGGGACAGAAGCTCCAATCCAATATGGGAAATAAATAAATCTATTTTTAGGGTTTTTTAAATAACCAATGGTACCATTAACCAAGGCATTATGGTCATCACTAATATCTTCCCAATAATTTTGTCTACAAAGAATTTTATCTCCATCTTCTGGAAGCGGGCCTCTTCCCAACAGATTTCTTGCATAAACATTAATCTCTTCAACTGCGGCATTGGTTCCACAAATAATCTGATCAGCCCAAAGAACCATACCAGCTTCATAATCTTTTTGGTCAATTACTTGAACATTTTTTCCTTTAAATAGCTCTAAAGGTTTCATTTCTCGAATGTCAATGCTAAGTCTAATAATTTCAGAATCTGCGGCCTGCCGCATAATTTCATCTAAGAAGATATGAGGGTTATCAAGTAAGTGATTATCTTGGTCTTTATCTATTGGAGGAATCTGGAATGGATCGCCTAAACAAATAACATACACCTTATGTTTAAAAAGCTGTTGCATCATACCTACTGGCACCATTGAAATCTCATCCACTACAATAATGCTATATTCAATAGTAGATTTTGGCTTTCTAAAAAAACCTCCACCTGGTCTTGGAATATGCTCATAAAGTAATTTATGTAAAGTACAAGCATTTTTATTTCCCTTTTTACGAAGAACTTCTGCTGCCTTACCGGTAAAAGTGGCATATGCCACTTTGCTTGGTTCGACGTCAAGAGCCTCGATGATGAACTTCACAAGTGTGGACTTACCAGTACCTGCGTACCCAGCTATTACGGTGTATTTCTCATTATTGTGGAATCTTTCAACTGCAATTTTTAATCCCTCTTCTTGTTTTTTAGTTAATTCCATTTATTTCATTACTCTCTTTCATATACATTAATCTAATCATTTGCTGTTTAAATGGCGTTGGAATCTTATGATAACGCCAATATAAACATACTCGCTCTTTTTTAAATCCCATTATCTTAAAATTTCCATTCCATAAATATGAGCTTTTCATATACGTTTTCATGGAAATTGAGAATATATCGCTTTTAGTTAATTTAAAAGCTCTAATTGAGTTATTATTTGTTTGATCGAAGTGGGTTGTCTTCTGCATGGGCTTCTAATATCTCCTCTAATACGTTATAAAAATGCATACACTGACCATCTTCCCAAGTTTTACGGGAAAAATGTCTACCTTCTTTTAATGCTTCTCTTTCTTTATATTCACCAAGCTCTTTGATAGCCATAGCATATCGAAAATATAAACTATCAAAAGCAAAATTAATTCTTTCAAGTAAAATTTTATTTAACTGGTCTCTATTGATTACTGTTACGTCTAATTTATTTTTTAATTCTTCAGCTTCTCTTATCATAATATATACCATCCCTTTTGATTATATAAATATTATACCATTTTTTAAGTAAAAAATCAATATAAGGCATTTTTGGTGAAAAATTTCTAAGACCACTTTTTGTTTTGGATTACGGTTGTTAGGACCCATCACCGCCGGAAGACCTGCTATTCTCGCATATGGGTACAAAAATATGGCGTACATTATATACGCCATATAATTTTAAAAATAATATTTAGTCTCTCCTGTGATTTCATAATCACTAACTTTAATCTGAGGAGTTATACGACCATTCCATTCATTAATTGCACAAGTTCCTATAATTGTAATATTTTTACTACCAGTAGCATTAGCAGGAAGTAATGAATCAAATTCTTCATCAGTAATTCTAAACTTAATTAAACTTGTTCCATTAGGTAAAGTGATTTTAAATGAAGGACATCTGCCACCTTTTCCCATATAAGATAAATTATCTTTAGTTACTTTAACATTTTTAATTACGACAATTGGTTCCGCAAGTTCTTGTCCCCAAATAGTATTTAATTCAGCTAAATCAATAATATCATTTGCTTTAAAGTCATTTGCATCCCAGATAAAATCAACTTTTTGACATGGAGTAAATGAGCATTCTTTTAAAGCTTCATTTGAATACTGAATAAAATCACTAAACTTATCTTCTGGAATAGCTGCACCAAACGCATTAGGATGACCTTCTGCAAGACTGGCATAACCGCTATCTCGAATAAATGTTCTTAAATCATTAAAATTAGAAGTTTCATAGCTTCTACCAGAACCTTCTAAACTAATACTACCATCCTCTTGTGGATGTTCCATAAGAATAAGAAATGGATGATTATATTTAGCCATTAACTGATTTGCAATAAGTCCAGTTAAGTTTTTATTTATTGCTCCAGCAGCAAGTTTAACTGCAATAATTTTGTTTTCTTCAAGAGATTTATCTTTTATAATTCCTTCAATCGTTTGAAGACTTGCATCAATGGCTTTAGATTGATTACGTTTAATATTTGTGCAATTGCGGCAAGCCTGCTCTACACGAGTTTCAAACTGACCTTTACATCCTCTTTTAGTAGAAGGAATTTGGTCATAAGCTTTAAAGTCTAACATAGATTCAAAAAGCATAAGTTTCTCATTCGCAGAACCCATACGAATAGTTCCATTTATCTGCGGTGCAATATAAAAACTAACTGCAAATGGACATAATCCTCCTGCTCTACTAATGGAATAATCTTGCACTTTTACCATTTCTTTAAAGAATGGATTTTCAACAGATGCTAAGCCAAGATTAATAATTTCTCTTGTTTCAAAATCTCGAATATCCATCATATCTGCAATAATTCCAAGTGCCGCTAAATCAAGATAATAACTTGCCCAATCTGTACCCATAATTGAATCAAAATAAGAACAAAATTTATAAACCATACCTACACCAGATAAAGACTTAGTTGGATAATCACATAATTGATTATTTATTACACAGGCATCTTCTGAAACTTTTTCCGCTTCATGGTGGTCAATAACTAATACATCAATTCCAAGTTCTTTAAGCTTTTTATGTACTTCATAATTATTACTTGACGAATCTGGTGCAATAATTAATTTATAATCTTCATTTATAAAATCTGGAATAAACTCTTCATAAAGTCCGTGTTGTTTACCAGAATGTAATCCATATGAAATTTTTGTCTGAGTATATCCTGGAAATAATCGGTTTAAATAATTGATAAGGAATGCCGCAGATGTAAAACCATCACAGTCACTATCTACTTGAATATAAATCTTATCCTGTTGGCTAATATGTTTTGCCAACATTCTTACTCCTTCATCTATATTCATAATTAAACCAGGGTCTAAAATATCTTTTTCAGTTGTATTAAGATAATGAGGAATATCTTTTGGATCTACTCCTCGTATTGCAAATACCCGCTCTACCACTGTATATTCATTTTTAATTGGGAGCAATGGTGTTTTAAGTTGATAATCCATATTTGATTTCAACCTCCTTTCATTTTGCTCATCACACTCCCTTATTATCAAAGTTAATTTTATTTACTGAACTAACTTCTTTTCCATATCCAGCTTTTTCTTCAAGGGATTTTTTCATTTCATTTAACATACCTACAAATTCATTAAATTCCCAATAATCTTGAAAAGTAAAACTAATCATATTTGCATCAATAATATCTAATACTTCCCTATGCGCCCGAGAAAATTTACATCTGGCGCCATATTTATCTCCATGAATAGGCACTTCTATACTAAAGCCGGCATAATCTCTTAATGGATATTTATTAGGATTAAAAGGTTCATCTACTATCATAATAAAATCCTTTCTTTAAATAATATAAGAAATTTTTCAGACCCTTCATCTATTGGACTTGCTTTATATCCAGTAATCATATTCTTATCAAATATAAAGCTAATATTTACATCATTCTTATATTTATCATTAATTCTTGTAAGATTTCTTGTTAAGTGTTTAAATTCTTTATCTCCGATTTCTTGAAATTGTCTATCAAAAGCAATAATAATTTCTTTTGCCCCAGCGTCTTTCAATAATTGAATTTGCCTTGCGGACAAGCTTGAACCGCAACAAGCAACTGAAATATTATTGTCCCAACCAAAATAACTTGCATACATTAACACAGATTTTTCAGATTCAAAAACAATGGCTTTTCCCATTGTTTTAATATTATCTTTGCTCCAATTTAAGCCATATAAATTCATTCCAAGAGGATGATTATATAATAGTTTATTAACTCGCATGGGTCTATATTTACCATATATTTCAGCCTCATCCGCAATTAAAGTTCTACCTCTTAAACCAATAAATCTACCATTAACATCAAAATGTGGAATTGTAATTTGGTCTGCTCCTGGATAATAGCCTATCTGAGCAAGTTTCATAACTTCAGTAGTTATTCCTTCTTTTACCCAAGGCATAATCAAAACATTATAATTAAATCGTGTTAAAATATCTGCATTAAATTCTTTTAATTCTATCTTATTTTCTCTTAATTCTATTTCTTTTATTTTTTCATAATTCGCTAAAAGTTTCCAATCTTCAATTTTATCGTCAGACTCAGAACCATCTTCATTTCTTCCTGCAATACCAAATCTTCTTGCAACCCAACGTACCGCATCATTTAGGTCATATTCTTCTGACCATTGAATTTTAGCAACTTTTCTGGTTAATTCAAAAATATCAAAATAACTATCACAACCAGTATAACATCTAAACAAGCCTGAATTACTATAATAATATAGTTTACGACTTCCTTCTCCTGGTTCATTATGACATATAGTAGAAGAGAGGATTCCAAAGCCAGTATACTCTGGGTCTCCTCCCCACTCCTGCAATAACTCAAATATATTTTCTAATTCTAAGACTTCTCTAATTTCGCTCTTATCATAATTAATCATTTACTTTTCACTTTCTGGCCAAAAGAATGTTAAATCTGTTATTGCGATCAAATCTACTCCAGTTTGTTCTTTAAATTCTTCCATTGGACCGGTTATTTTATATTCGTCTGCTGACAGAGTTAATTTTCTGCCAGCAACGAATTTATCTGATCCCATAAGTCGAAGAATTGTTATTTCTTGCTTATCCATAGCATTAACCTGGGATAACTCTTACGCAAGTTCCAAGTAATCCGAACTGCTCATTTACCCAGTTACAAAGATATACCTGAGCCTCGCCGCCATCTTTCTTACATTCTTTAAGAATGTCCTCATACATAGGGATAGGCATTTTATATTCAAACTGCATACCAGCTCTGATTTCTTTTGGAGCTACATACTGACGAGCAACTTTTGCTACTTTGCTTTCTTTCTTTTTAGTTTTCTTCTTTGTAAAATTGTTTACCTTATAATTTTTCTTGCTATAATTTTTTTCACTCTTCATCATCGTCCCAAGCACCTTTCTCTACAATAATTTTTATATCATCCATGTTAATAAGTTCATAATCATATGTAGTACAGAACATAGGCTGGATTCTACAAGTTCCTAAATCTGCTTTACACCACATAATAATTCCTTTATATCTACCACGTCTATTCTTATAAACAGACATTTTAATAGTAGGCTTTTCAAAGATATTTGAAGAAAGAATTGAATCAAGAGCATCAATATCTTCTTCTTTAACACTTAATAAAATTGAACCATAATCAATCTTATCAGCAATAGATTTTGCACCACGAAGTAAATTTTGGTCAGGAGTTTTTGCTTCTTGATAGTCTCCGTTTAACTGCGTTGCAGACATAATAAAGACTCCATACTGGTTACAAATATCTTTTAATTTATTTGATAACATAAATAAGATATTATCTTCACGAAGTTTAACTCCACCACTTCTTTTTGTAATTTCTTCCAAAATTTTCAAACTGGTATGAATATAATCGTGAAAAATATATTTTACATCATGGTCACGAATATTTTTCTTGATTACGTTTTCAACATCTTTTAATGAAAAATCTGGTAATTCTTCTATATATAATGGACTACTTTCAAGAATTTCTCCAGCTTTAATGACTCGCTCTTCTTCATCGCCTTCATATTCACCATTAATGATATGCTCTTCATTTACATTAGAAAGAAAAGCTAACATCATTGTCTGGATTTCTTCAAGCTCCTGCTCTGTTGTAATAAACAAAGTTGGTTCAGATGTACCATTATTAATCCATCCAAAAGACTCATCATATATCTTGTTACAAGCTATATTACAAGCATCCGCAATCATTGAACGAGTCTTACCTATACCGGTTGCTGCAGATCGTAAATAAAACTTCTTTAATCTTGCTCCACGAGTAACTGTATTTACTAACCTTCCATAAAGAGGTACTCCTACTTCGGGATGGTCTTTAAATTTTTGGATTAATTGTAAAACACCTTTTCCGGCTTGAATAGCTTCTCCAGTAGTATCATCAACATATTTTAAACGAATATCACTTATTTTGCGGTCAACCCTATCCGCAATTTCCTCTAAAGACGAATTATCTAATAAGTCTTCTTGAAGTTGTTTCTTTTTTATATCTAAGATATTATCTGGGTCATAGATATCAGAAACATCTACTCCATAATTATCATACGCTCTTAATAGTGTCATCTTCTTCAATCTATTATAATAGAAATCAAAAGACAACTGAGATGCGACATCAGCTACCTTTAATAGCCATTTATCGCCATCATTTTTTTTATATATTGCCGCAGATTTTGGTCTTGAACTTAAAAAATCAGCTAAGTTCTCTAATGTGATAGTTTTTGCTCCAAGCTCATAAATTTTATAAATAGCACCAAATACAGTTCTATGAAATTCATCTGGGAAATCTTCATCTGTAATGGTATATTTATCTTCAAACTCCAAAATCTGAGGATTATTATAAACACATCCAATTACCTGCATTATTGCAGTCACATCGACATACTTACTCGCCACTTTCAGCTTCCTCCTCGTCTAAAAATGCAAATAATCTCCGCTTTCTCAAATTCCTTTTTGGGGGTTCGATTTTTATAACTTTTTCTTTTGAAACAAATTCTTGAACATCTTTATCCTGATTTTTTTGATTCGCTTCCCAAATGGAATAATAATAATTAAAAGCATCTTTATAAACATAAGGAACGATACCTATGCCACCATTTGCTTTTTCTGTAGAATTACCTTTTATCTCATAAAAATAAACTAAAGCTTTTCTAATTCCTGAATAAGTATATTGGTATTGTTCAATGTATGTATTTATTTGTTTTCTAACTCTTGGAGTTATAAAGTCATCGCCCAACAATTTAATGATATATTCTTCTAAAGCTATTTTATCAGCTTCTTCTTGCTTTAATCGACTTTGCTCTTTACTTGCACATTCAGTATGAGCATATCTTCTTGGTGAGACTTGAACAAAAGAATATTTATCTCTATCAAACGTTTGATGACAATATATACATTTTACTTTATGTGCCAAATATTCTTACTCCTTTCTCCCAATCTATAATAATATTATATCATTTTTCAATAAAAAAGTCAATCCAAGGATATAACTTGGATTGACTTTAAGATTATATATCTTAGCTATGCATTAATTCATCTTCAATCTCAGTTACAATTAAGTTAATCATCTCAACTTGTTCTGGAGTTGCGTCCGCAATCTTACGACCCTTACCAAGATATTTCTCAATAATTTTTGTAATCTTAGGGCTATTAGCTTCAGAAGTTTGCATTAAATTACCAACTAACTCCTGGAACTTATTCATTAATGCATCATAATTTAATTCCTCTTTCTCAACAGGCTTTTCACGTTCATTTGTAACATACTGATTACCATGCTCAAGAGCTTCTTTATCAATAGCTTTATGAATCTCTTCTACAAGATTATCATAACTCATTGGAAACTCACTTGCAATATATTTAAAACGACCACCACAGCTAATAGAATCATCTGGACAACGAAGTGTTAATACAGACATTTCATTCTTATTAGACTGATGAGCATATCCATAAATATCAGCCATGCCTTCAATAACCTGTCTTGTTGAATTACTAAGTGCAGGACGAATTACAATTCTTTCTGTTCCATCATCATTTGTAATTGTCTGCTCTTTGTGGTGACCGATGAAAAATACTGCGTATCCTAACTGAGTTAAACCTCTAAATACATCATTAAATTCATCTTTAAAAGCAGTCCAACCTTTTCCATATCCAAGGTCTCCAAGAGCCTCAATACCTTTTTGCTGACAGATATATTTCTGACAGAAATCAGAAGCAATATCAATAGTATCAACAACTACGGCATCAAAATTAGCCTTAACTTCTGGCTTTTTAAGCTCTCTCATAACCTGTTTCATATCTCCCCAAGAAGTAACATCCTGAGCGATTACACCAGGTAATGCGTTATATCCACGTTCAAAAGCGAGTAAAAGTGTTTTTGGCATCTGAACTGCTAAAGTTGTTTTTCCTGTTTTAGGAGCCCCATAGATGTAAGTGATATATCCACTTAAATCTTTACTAACTTTGTGTGGCTCAATATTTAATAAATTAATTCCCATTCTTTTCTCCTTCTTGCGGCATTGGCATCCGACCACCCGCAATTTTTATTTTAATTAATTCTTACAACATCTTTTAAAATTTCACAATTAGGATTTGCACTGTCACCATTATAAAATTCATTTTGTATATAAATATCTTCTTTTGATATAATTCCCATATCATTTACTACAATCGCATCTTTTGGATACGACTGTAGTAAAATAATTAATTCAGAAACTGTCATTAGAAGTTAAATGCGCCGCCGCCCTTTGCAGGAGTTGCAGAAGTTGGAGCAGCTGCCTGTCCTTTAGAAGCTTTATACTCATCCTGACGTTTCTTTACATCAGCAAGATAAACTTCTCTGTTTGCAAGAGCCTCAGTCAGCTCTGCCGCAGTAATTGTGCTTGCATCATCCCATACATATGGATCTGGAAGAGCCCAAGTGATAACCCAATCTTTTCTATTAGACTGAACTGTTCTTACATAAGGCTCACCAAATGCAGACTCTTCGGTAATTGTACGAGTAATTACTTCAGATACCTGACGACCTTTTACTTTTGTAAATACAGGTTCTTTTGCAGATGCACCAAGTCCCTCAAAATAAGAGATAGCTCCTGGATTAATTGCTGAAAATTCAACAGGAAGAACTGCACCTCTGAAGTCAAAAATCGCACCTTTGATAATAGCTTTCTCAGGAGTATTCTGCTCTTCATTTGCATCAATAGTTCTTACATTTGTAATAAGAATATCAGCTTCAAAAGTATTTCTCATTTTCTCGTCTTCATTCAAATCAACACAAGTATGAACGAATCCGCCTTCATTTCTCTTTACAGAAACAAGCTGCTCTTCACCATTTCTATCAGAATAAAATTCATTTAAACCAACTGCAGAATCAACACGAACTTTTGCAGCATTCTCTTTACCATGTTCCATTACAGAACCAAGCTCTCCATTGATAATCTGATTAAGAATACCAAATGTTGCATTTGTATTTCCTTTTGCAGTTGTTGCTGTTACATATGTAAAATGAACAGGTACAATATTTGTCATATCATTATCAGTGGCAATACTAAGATTACCCATAATAAATTTAGTTCCTGGATGTTTTGAATTTGCACCAGACTCTCTTAACTGTAAGTCATGCTCATAAATAAATCCCTCGATGTGACTTCTATTCACCATACTCTTCATATTATTCTATTCTCCTTAATTATGTTTATTCTTTTTATTTAATTAATCATTAATATTAACTGTTTTTCCATTATCTGTTAAAGCATAGACAACTGGGTCTGACCCAATCTTCTCAACATATCCATCTTTAACAAGTTTCTGAATTGCTCCAGATACAGTTCTTGAAGAAACAAACATTCCTTCTGCAATATCTTTTGCTTTACCCATTGGCATTTCAGAAACATGTTCCTGCATATATTTTAAAATCATTTTTCCATTATCAGTAAATAATGGTTTATCAGAAGTACCTTTTCCTTTAAAAGCCTCCCAATAAGCAATTACATCTGGGTCAACATCTGCCATATCTAAATCTGCAAATAATGAATCTATACATTCAATAAATTTTTCTTTTTTACTCATTCTCTTTAACTCGCTTTCATCTTTCATTTTATAAGTATATTATAACATTTTTTTAAATAAAAATCAATATTGTTTTACTTACTTTCTGTTATATTATTGTCTGTAAAGATAAAATCGTCAGAATAAGGTAAAGAATGAGCAAATTTAATGAAACTTTCATTGATAAATTCTTCGCCATCTCCAGACCATTCTGTAAGTTTATGATGGCCTCTCTGATGAACCATAGCCAGAACGTTTTCATAATTCATTGTGACAGTTCTTGTCTGAAGCCAAGATTCTGGTAACCAACGAACGAGTTCTTTCCAATAGCGTTTATCTTTAGTTTGTAAATAAGCAAGTCTAAGCTCTTCTAATCTATCAATAAGGTCATCAACAAACATATCCATATGCCAATGGTCAGTAAAACCATTTTCTCCAGCAAGAGATTGGTCTGTAAAATCGACAGATAAATCTTGGTCATAATCATCAATTTCAAAGCAATCTTTTGTGATTGGCTTACTTGTAAGTTTATGCATTGTAGAAGTAGAATTAGCTGTAGTACCTACTTTATAAGTATCAAATTCCTTCCCATTTGTGGACTATCTTTTACCCCTTTTGCGATAAAGGAGGATACCATTTCGACATTTAACTAACTTCGTTACCTAAAATTAGACTACGTATCAATAGTAGCTCTACTTCCCTGCCCAAAAGGCTTAGGGAATAGTCTCTACAGGTTCTAATTATATTAAATCTTCAATAGTAAAATTTTGGTCATATTTAATAATTTTCAATGGAATATTATGCTTTTCACAATATTCTCTTTTTCTCTTATCATTTTCAATAAGATTATCCCATTCTTTGCCCCAACTTCCTTCAGGTCTTAAATAATGTTGTAATCCATTAAATTCAATAAGACTTTTTAATTCTCCATTAGAAAATATTGCAAAATCAAATCTTAATCTTTTTCCACCAATACCGTTTAAATCAGAAAAAGTATATTGCGTAGAAAATTCATAATTTCCATCAATAAGCATTTTAGTAATTTTTTGTTCTCCTAAAGAATGAAGACATCCACAAGATTGTATACCCACAGAACGTATATTGCTTCCTTTTGTTGTAAAAATATTTCCACAATGCTTACAAATACATTTCCAATAGGCAATTCCTTGCGGAGATGAGCCATCTCTTTCAAGAACTTTAAAATTATCATCTTCATAGCCAGTCATATCAACAACATTTTGAGCGGCTTTTTCTTTTTGTAGACACCCGCATGATTGAGTATGATTAGAATTGAGATTTCTTGTATCTACATCTAATTCATTACCACAATCACAAATACAATGCCATTTACCACCTTTTATATAATATTGAGGTGTTAATCGACCAAATTTTTTACCTGTTAAATCAACTCTTGGTTTAGATTTTCTTGTTTGTTTTTCCATATTAAATTATCTCCTTACTTTTTATCATTCTATTATATCTAAAAAGTATCCAAGTATAATTTAATAAGTTTGACACGATTTTTTATAATTAGTTTCCCACGGGATTCCAATGGGTGGTTCCCCGTTAGCTATATTTTATAAAAATATAACCCTCGCTGATAGGCGAGCAAAGTATTTCATTGGCAGAAAGAATTCTACCAGTAGAGTGGGGCTGTAATGTCAACTGTTACCATAATTTGTCTTAAAAATTTTCTATGCTCGGAACCGCCATGAATAAGAACCTTAGCAAGTTTCATATCATTTGGACCAATAAAAGCAACATTAGCTAATTGATGGTCAAAATTAATTTCAAGAATACCATTGTTTAAAAGCCATCTATCATATTCCTCTTGAGCCATAAGAGCCTCATTATCTGCATCAGATGGATAATTAGGAAATTTTTTCTGAACCCACTCTTCAGCAACTTCATAATCATGCTCATCATCATCTATATTAATAAGTCCAAAATAACTATCACTTAAATTCCAAGAGTTTTTTGGATTTCTCATTCCTCTTAAAGCATTTTCAAAATTATAAACTTTTATATTTTCAAATTTCATTCTTTATTTACCTCTAATTTTTGTATCATAACTAATTGAATATGGTTTAATATCTTCCGCTTTAATTGATAAGCTTTCAGTAGTAGTTGTTACTGTTGGCGTTGGTGTACTAATTTTAGCATCAGTAGTAACGTCTGGATTGTTTAATAAAGTTACATTACCATTTGACACAGTTGTCCAATAGTAAGGATTTGGACGATTAGGGTAAGTTGGTATAGATCTATCTCCTTCCTGATAACCTTCCCAATAAGCTTCATTTAAAAGCTCTTGAAGCTCTTTCTGCGTTAAAGTAATATAACCTTTTTGGTCAGTTGTAAATACTTTAATCTTCATTTGATACTGTAAATCCTTTCAACTTAAAATGATTCTTCATTAATATATAATAAGAAAATTGTTCAATATTATCAACAAAGACCTCTTTAGCCGTGTCAGATTTATCTCCTGCGGTAATGGCCTCTTGATAACTCATAAAATCAATTCCAGTTATTCCATAAGAATAAGCTCTTTCTCTCATATCTTGCGGACACTGGCAAATAATCGGAACACCGGCTTCTTTTGCAAGTAAAAATAATCGAGAAGTTTTTCCTGTTCCTCGTCCATCAATAATTCTATACATAACAATTTTCTCCTTTATTTTATACTGTAACCAAATTCTTTTGCTTTAAAAAAATCTTGCCAATAATCTTCTCTATCATTTAATTGAGATTTTGTACATTCTTCAATGATTTCAAATGAAAAATTTTCAACTCCAACAGTCTGCATAATAGGATAAAGTTTATTGCGGGTCGGAGTATCTGCGCCCAATCCACGTTTAATATGCTGTTTCCAACGTTCAGCAATATTCGTACTCTGTCCGACATAACACATATTATTTTGTAAATTTGTAATTTTATAAATGCCGCAATGAACACCAGAACCAATTACTCTACCAATTAAATCAGTATAAGGTTTTTCATAATATGTTTTCCATATAACCTTATTAACAGGTTCAGGGTTTCTAAAATGAGAAATAATTTTCCTTAATTCACAAATTTCATCTAAATCATCTTGAGTTAAATTTAATTTATAAAAATCAGTTTTATTCTTATTCTCTTCATTGCGCTTATCATATGCAACTGCGGCCTCTACCTTATGCCGCAAATCTTCTAATTGAGATTCTTCAAATTGAATTTTTTCATTTAACTTCTTTATCTTTTGGACACTTTCTTGCTCTTTATCCAAATAATCCTGTACTAAATCTTTAGCCAATTCTTCATAACTATCTTCTAAACTGTGTTTGGTGTCCATGAAAATAGCATGAATTTCTTCTGTATCAGTATGAAATTTTTGTTTATAAAAATCAAGCATTTGTTGATAATATTTTTTCGCACTTTCTTCTGAAGTTTTATATTCTTTATCAACATCTTGTTTTAATTGTTTATATTCTTGCAATTTTTGTTCATATTGTTCTTTTAAGTAATCCGCTCTTTGCTCCATTGCTTGTAACTCAAATTGAACGGCTTTATTCTTTTCGAGAATTTCTTTATCTTCCTCTTGAGTAACTTTGACTTTTGGTTGCATAAACAGATATACTAACCCAGCCCCCAATATAAGACAAAAAATTGCTATAATTGCAGTAATCATATTTTGTTAAAAAAAGAGATAAGTGTTACCTTATCTCTTTTAATTTATATTACAAAAATAATTTAATTACTCAGCTTCATCTTCAGCGTCTGGGTCGAAGCTCATGCCAGCTGGTGTAAGAGACAAGAACTTAACTGCCTTATGACTTCCGTCCTCAAGCTCAACTTCTGCAGGAGTACGAACTCCAAGACCTTTTCTCTGAATAGCGGAAGTAAAGATTCCATCTACACGTTTCTTCTCAATGCCGAGTGCTTCTGCTACATCTGCTGCTGTAACCTTTGCATCTCCGATAGTCTTTAAATACTCAAATACTTTACGTGAATTTTCTTTCATTTTTGCCATAATAACAAATCTCCTTTAATTAAATAATTTTATTGTTTGTGTAATTTTTCTAAGCTCTCTTAGCTTATGTAATTATTATATCAAAAAAATATTTTTAAGTCAAGAATTATTTTTTAAAATTTTTTGAACCATCTCATCGACACGTTCTATTTCCTCTAATGAGGAGAGCTTACTGGATAAAGCAATTATTATATCCATCGCATATTTTCTTTCCTTTTGATCAGTGGAATTCTGAATAGTTGATTCAGCCTTTGCGATTTGTTTAGCTAAATTCTTGATTTCTTTCTTATTCATATTTTTTTTCTATCCTTATCTTTATTACAATTTAATTATAACATTTTTTTTAAATTAAGTCAAAAACTTTTGTACGAAATTCTGTTCCGAAAGAATAGGAATCTCAAGCTTTTTGGCTGCTAAGTTTTTAGAAGATGTTGAATTTACATCATTGTTAATAAGATACTTTACATTCTTACTAATAGAACCTACTACTTTACCACCAGCAGATTCAATAGCAGACTGCAACGCCGCACGATTTTTAAACATAGTTAATTTACCTGTAATAACTACAGTAACACCATCAAGAGTCTGCGCCGCAGATTCTTCAACTTCTTCTACTTCTGGAATAGAAATATAATTATTATAAATTCTATCTGCTTCAGAATAATCGAACTTCCAAATAGCTAAAGTCTTGCTATCTGCAAAGCCTTCAAATTGAGAAAAATCAAATCTATTATCAACTTTATCTCTAAAATCAGAATATGACTTAATATATTTTGTGAGTTCTTTCGCTACGCTGTTTCCAATTAATGGAATACCAAGAGCTGCAATAAATTTATCCAAAGATACCTCTTTAGATTTTTCTATTGCGTTTAGAATATTATCAACAGATTTTACACCAAAACCTGGTTTTTTAATCCACTCTTCTCTGTACTGTTTTAATTCAAAAATATCTCCAATAGAACTAATCCAACCCCAATCAATTAATTTTTCAATAGTAGCTTTTGAGACTCCTTTTATATCTAAACCTTTTTTACCTGCAAAATGGTCTAATCGAGTAGACAATTTTCCTTCACAGTTTGGATTTGGACAATATACATTCTCTACACCAGAATCAGATTCTTTAACAGTCAATGGTTCATCACAACATGAGCATCTTAATGGCATACGAATACGATATTTAGCTTCAATATGTTCAGGATGTTCTGCCCATGTAACTTGCGGGATAATCATATTCATTTTTGCTACTTTAATTTTTTGTCCTCTAAAAGGAGTTTTTAAAACTTCTTTCAAGACACTCAAATTATGCAAACTTGCTCTTGAAATGACAGAACCATCCGCATCAACAGATTCAAAAATAGCTACAGGAGTATATACACCTGTTCTACCCATACTCCATTCAATACCTTCAAGAGTAGTTTCATATTCTTCATCATAAAACTTAAAAGCATATGCCGCACGAACATGATGAATAGTTTCTCCTAAACTTTGACCATATGCAATATCATCAAATCTTCCAACTAATCCATCTATTGGATAACCAAGAGTCTTAGCCAATTCTATAAGATATTCTCTTGCATCCCAGTCAAAACTTGGAGTAAATGGAACGATAGTAAAACCTAAATCTCTTGCAAATTCAAGTTTTCTCATAAAAGAATTTTCTTCATCAAATCCTTTTATAACATTCCAAGCTACAAAAGTTAAGTTACGCTTTTTACATTCATTTGCGTCCAAAAGACGAATACTTCCAGATGCAAAATTACGAGGATTTTTATATTCATCTTCAAATGGCTTAAAATCCTTATATGTACAAATTACTTCACCATCAATTATAAATTCATCTTTATAATCAATAGTTTGCGGGATAGACCTTAATGTGCGGGCATTATGAAGAATGTCCTCGCCAATGATTCCGTCTCCACGAGTTTCCGCAGATACAAGTTCACCATTGACGTATTTTAAACTACATGTTAATCCATCCATTTTCAGCATTCCGCAAACATCTTTAAACGGACTAAGATTCGCAAAATAATTAATAAATTCATCCCAATCTTTAGTTTTATCCAAAGACAGCATTTTATGATTATGTTTAACTTTCTGTAACTCAGATATTACTTCATATGAAATACTATTTGTAGGAGAATTAGGAAGAACAATGCCCGTTTCTTTTTCCATCTTTTTTAATTTAAAATATAATTCATCCCACTCTTTATCTGATACTTCTGGATGACCTTCATCATATGCTTTTGTCCAATTATTTAAAGTTTGAATAATATCATTCATTTTATTCATTTATATATTCTCCTTTTGGAAAAGATAAGTGGGAAATAAATCCCACTTAAATTTTTGTCACAGAAGTAATTTCACCGTTTTTAATTAACTGATTACCTGTTGCAATTCTGCTTGCAAGAGGAATATCTTTTGCGGAAATACAAATTGAACTTAATTTGCCAACAACAAGAATATTATCCTCGTCCGCAACCAAAGCACCAGAAATAACTGTTCCTGTTTCATCTGTTGGTTTATAAATAATCAAGCCTTTTCCCGCACGTTTCTGAAGAACTAATTCATCCATTTCAATCTTCTTTCCAAGACCTTTAGATGAAAAGATTGCAATGTAATCTGTCTTATTACGAACTGGTAATGCTGCAACTACAAAATCATCTTTCTTTAAAGTAATTCCTTTAACACCTGCTGTTGCTCTACCAGAAGCTGAAATCTCTCCAGAATTAATCTTAATTCCCATACCATTAGAGGTTAAAAGGACTAAATCTTCATCTTTAACAAGATTTACAGACACTAATGTATCATCCTCTTTAAGATTAATAGCAATAATTCCAGTCTTTTTCTTTGTATTTGTATATTCCTCTAATGAGGTTTTCTTTGTAATTCCATTCTTTGTTACAAATAATAAATACTTCGCATCAGTATCTCTATAAATAGAATAAATTAAATTAGGTTCTTCATCAGTATCCATCGCAATTAAAGATTTAATTGATTGACCTTTAGATACATTTGTACCTACTGGAATATCATTTACAAGGATACGATACATTTTTCCTTTTGTTGTAAATACCATCAGAGAATCAATAGTATTTGTGCGGATGGTGGTTTTAACAACATCACCCTGTGTTTTAATACCTTTTCCGTTTCTTCTCTGAGTTCTGAAACTTGTAGAAGGAATACGTTTAATCAAACCATCTTCTGTCATTACAACAACACATTTTTCTGGTTCTACATATTCAATTTCTTTTTCTTCTTTTGTGATATTTACCTGTGTGATTGTAGTTCTACGAGCATCTCCATATGAGGTTTTAATCTCTGTAAAGTTCTTTTTCATTTCTGGAATTGGATTTAAAAGAATCTGATTTAATTCGCCTTCTTTAATTAATAAAGAATCTTTTTCATTCCTTATTTCAACAGACTCTAATTTTGCTAAACGAGATAATTTCATATCCAAGATTGCTTTAGACTGTGCCTCGCTAAGATTATATTTATTCATAAGAATAACTTTAGCTTCAGCCGCACTTGCAGACTTTTTAATGAGTGAAATGATATTATCAATATCCTCTAAAGCAATAAGCAATCCTTCAAGAATATGAATTTTAGCCTGAACTTTTTCAATATCAAATTTAGTTTTTCTTAAAAGAACATCTTTTTGATGTTCAATATAGTTTTCTAATAATTGTTTGATATTAAGAAGTCTTGGCTTTTTGTCAACCAGTGCAACTTGGTTGAATGAATACGTACTTTCAAGTCTTGTGGACTTAAAAAGTTTTGCAATAATTGGAGCTGTTGACACTCCTTTTTCCAATTCAATGACAAACCTGACACCTTTTTGGTTTGATTCATCGCGAATCGTTGTAATGCCATTAATCTCACCTTGTTCGCAAAGGTTGTCAATTTCAACAATTAAATCCTCCTTTGAAACCTTATAAGGCATTGAAGTAAAAACAATGCTATCTCCACTTTTGGAAGATTCGATTGTATATTCACCTCTTAATCTTGCACGACCTTTTCCTGTAAGATAAGCTGTTTCAAGTTCATCTTTATTAATAAGTAATCCACCTGTTGGAAAATCTGGACCTTTAATATAGTTTAAAAGTTCCCTAATATCACATTCTGGATTTTCCAAAAGATGAATAGCTGCATCCATAACTTCTGATAAATTATGTGGTGCAAATGAACAAGCCATAGCCCATGCAATTCCAGAAGTACCATTTACGATAAGATTTGGAATGCGGCCAGGTAAATAAACTGGCTCCTGCTCTTCATCTGTATAAGCATTCATCCAATCTACTGTATTCTTTTTAATATCAGCAAGCATTTCTTCTCCGAGTTTAGAAAGCTTACATTCTGTATATCTGTATGCAGCCGGTTCATCACCATCTCGGCTTCCGTTATTACCATGCCAAGAAATGAGTGGATATCTCATGTTCCATTCCTGTGACATCCATACTAATGCACCATAAATAGAACTATCACCATGCGGATGAAATCTACCCATTGTATCTCCGACCGGCTGAGCGCACTTTACAAATTTCTTATTATTCATAAAACCTTTATCAAACATATCATATAAGATACGTCTATTAACAGGTTTTAATCCATCTTCTGCTGAAGGTAAAGCTCGATCTGAAATGATACTCATTCCATAATCAAGTAAACTCTGTTCAATTTCATCTTTAATATTTACTTGAATAATATTCTCACTCATTAAGACTCTCCCTTATCAAATAATTCTTTATAATATTGCATTTTTACATCCATCAAACTTTCATCTATAACTCTTTCTATAAAATTATAAATTGAATCAGCACTAACAACAACATCTTCTGATGGAACATATAAATAACCAGAACCAGTGTTTAAAAGAGGATTTTGTTTATGATATTCTTTCATATATTTATCATATTCTTCTTTTGTCATAGGTTCTTCAACTGATTTAACAAATTGAAGTAATTGTTTTTTTAATTGTTCTTTATTCTTATCCATATATAATATATTACCATAAAAAAATTAAATTGTCAAATAGTTACCAGGTTTAACCTTGCCAGTTGCCAGATTATCTGCCAACTCATTGAATGGATTTTTAGAATGTCCTTTTACTTTTACAAAAGTAACTTCAATCATTTTAGATACTTCAAAAAAAGCCTGCACAACTTCTAAATTTTCAGGCACTCTTCCATCTCCTTTAATCCATCCATTTCTTTCCCAATTATACATCCAGTTTGAAAAAGTATTAATTGCATATGCAGAATCAGAGTAAATTAATACATCTTCTTTAGCTAATACTCCTTGACAGGCCGCATAAAGAATAGCTTTCATTTCCTGTTCATTATTAGTTGTATTATCCTGTCTACTGGAATATGTACTTAAAATATTACCTTCTGTATCGACTTGAACAACTCCAAAGCCACCTGGGCCTGGATTTGGACTCGCAGAACCGTCTGTATAAAATATCATGTTTACTCCTTTACTTCAATGCCTGTATTGCACAAATCTCCAATTACATCATTATGCGGAAAACATTGCTGCCATAGCTTAAATTGTTCAGCAACAGTATCTATATCTAAATCATATTTCATTACATCAAAATGTAAAATTACTTTGTCCCCATCTTTTATAGGAGTTATTTTAGTAATTGCGGCCATATCTGGCTTCTGAGAAAAATCTCCAGCTAATTCAATTATCTTTTTTTCTTCCATTCTGTTACCTCTTTTAAAACTGTGCGTTTTTCAACTTCAGTAATATCATCATCAAAGTCATAATAATCTTCTTGCATTTCTGTTAAACCTCTGTCGTAACAAACAGAAAAATAGCGTCCATTAATACAAACAATTCCTTCTACAATTTGATTCCATCTACGAGGTTCATCATATGATTCATCTGATAACCCATATTCCCATATAAGGAATTGAGTTATTGTACTATAATCATAAGCCTCATTAAAATTATTTTTAGGCTTGCCCGCGTCATACCATTTTAAAAATTGGGATTCAAAGTGTTCTGACTCTTCTGGTACAAATTCAAATATTTTTGCTTCCATTTAATAACCTCTTTAGCTTTTAAATATTCCTTCCACACTTTTGGAGTTACATGTATCCAGCCGTCTTCAACTCCAACGGCCAGATACATTGCATCATTATACGTCAATATTTGCTCTCCATGCATTCTCTTCAATAAATTTCTTTCTATAAACAACTGACTCACCCATCAATCCCATAAAAGTTTTAGCAGCTTCTTCTGCATCTTCCATACATATCTGTTTAAGAGTTCTGGTTTCTGGATTCATAACTGTTTCAGCCATTTCGGATGGGTCCATCTCGCCAAGACCTTTCATACGACCCAGTTCAAAAGATTTTTTAGCTGTCTTTCTAAACTCCTCAAGAGCCGCATCATCTTTTAGATAAGTAATTTTAGTCCCCTGTGTAACTTTATAAAGTGGAGGAACTGCCGCATAAATATATCCATCTTCAATTAATTGCGGAGCAAATTTCCAAATAAAGGTTAAAAATAATGCTCTAATATGACTACCATCAACATCCGCATCGGCTGTAATAACAATTTTACCGTAACGCAATTTATCTTTATTTACAATTACTTTTCCATCTTTAATTTCAAGTCCAAAAGCAGTAATCATACCATCAATCTCTGCATTCTTTAACGCCTTCGCAAGGTCTGCCTTCAATACGTTAAGAATCTTTCCTCGTACGGGGAACACAGCCTGGGTAGCTCTATCCCTGGCTTCTTTTGTTGAACCGGCCGCAGATTTTCCCTCTACAATAAACACTTCACAAGAAGCTCTATTTCGAGAACTTGCATCTGCTAATGTACCAGGCATTACTGCTCTTTTCTTCACGTCCGCTTTACGAACTGTTTCTTTAGCTTTTTTAGCTTTCTCTCTTGCGGCACGTGCTAATAAAGCCTTATTAATAATTGCTTTTGCATCATTAGGATGACTCTCAAGCCAAATTGCAATCTCTTTTGATACCAGCTTCTGGACCATTGTACGTCCTTCACTTGAATCAAGTTTCTCTTTTGTCTGACCTGAAAAGACTGGGTCTGGCATCACAAAAGAAAGAACTAATACAAGACCTTCTTTTAACTCATCACCTACGATATTAGAATCCTTCTCTTTAAGAAGTTTATTCTCTCTTGCGTAATTATTAATTGCAGAAGTTAATGCAGTTCTAAATCCAGTAAGATGAGTTCCAGCTGTATTTGGAATTGAGTTTGTATATAATTTATAAGTATCAGTATAACTATCGTTATACAGCATTGCTAATTTTACACCAATTCTATCTTCGGAAGCTTCGGCATAAAAAACAGATGTAATAGTATTTTTCTTTTTATTCAAATCTTGAATATAATCCAGAATACCATTCTGAGAAACAATTACATCTTCAGCTTTATCTTTATATTTTAATGTAAAAGTTAATCCAGGAGAAAGATATGCCAATTCCTGAATTTGTCTTTTTAAACTGTCATAATCAAGTGAGATTCCCTCTTTAAAAATCTCAATATCTGGATGAAAAGTAATTATTGTTCCAGTATCTTTTCCCGCATACTTTTCAACCTTAAAATCTTTTCTATCACCTTTTTCAAATGTCATTGTTGCAATTTTACCATCTCTTTTGGAAGTGACAATAAATTTATCTGACAATGCATTTGTTGCTTTTGCACCAACACCATTCATACCACCAGATGTATTATATCCAGTTTTACCAGAACTATCAAATTTAGCTCCTGTATGAAGTTTAGTAAAAATATTTTCAAGAGTTTCTGAACCATTTGCCGCCTTTCCAAAAGGAACACCACGTCCATCATCAGAAACTTTTACCATGTCATCTTCTGTTACTTCAATATTACATTTTGTACAATATCCGTTTAAATACTCATCAATTACATTAGAAATAATTTCAAGAGTGATATGTCTAACTCCATCTGGTCCGATTGAGCCGATATACATGCCAGGTCTAAGCCTGATGGCTTCGATACCTTCCAAAGTTTTTATGTCTTTTACACCATAATTCTCAGACATATAAATCTCCTTTCAGTTTTAAAATCATCATTTTTTCTTATCATACATATATTATAGCATAAAAAAATAATAAAATCAATTCTTAAAATTTTAGTTACGGTCAAAAAAAAATACCCTAAAAGAGAAAATCTTCTCTTTTAGGGTTAAAAATCAATTATCCTTTAGCTTTATCTTCGTCAATTTGACGCATTGCTGTTTCATATGTAATACCACCTGCGGTATTCTCTTTTGCGGACTTCAATGCATAGACCGCATATCCTACGACCTCACTCACGACCGCACCTATTAATGCTACTAATGGAGTAAAGTCTGGATTCGCCATGGTAAGAGTTGTTAAATCAAGGCTCTTTAAAGTTACAAAGCCTGTGAAAAGTTCTATAATTGTGCAATTTATAAACAAGAAAAGAATAAGGAGTTTTGAAGTAGATATTTTAGGAAGGAATTGTTTTTTAAATTCTCTTTTTTCTTGTTTTAATTTACACTTTCTTTCAAGAACTTCTTTTTCTCTTTGCCAGCGATGTTCTTTGATAGTTATATCACGTTCTTCTTTAGTCATAATTATTTACGTAAATATGTGCTTGAAGCAAATCCTGTATAAGTTACGTTCTTATATGTGAATTGGACATACAACCATTTACAACCATTGCTAACTGAGTAATATCCATAATTAGCTACCTTTGTTCCTTTTGGAATTGTAACCATAAGAGCTTTAGATGTGCCTGCTCCATGGCGGATATTTAAATCAGCTGTTGTACGGTATGTACCTGCAAGAGATTTATTAAATTCAGTTGCACCTTCTTTTGCAGTCATACTTTTCTTACTGGATGGTTTTGGTTTAGTGGTTGTGTGAGCCTTCTTTTTAGCTTCATATGAATAATAAGTTTTAGTAGAATTAGAAGTATAAGCATAGCCGCATGAAGCACCTGGCCATACAATTTTATACCAACCATTAGATAAAATCTCTAATACTTCTACTTTAGTTCCTTTGGAAATAGTTCCATAAGAAGAACTATTTGTATTGGAATTACTTCTAATATTCATCTCGGTTTTTGCAATTGCAGTACCAATTCCTTTTCCAACATAAGTCATATTAGTTTTTGCTGGAACTGGGCTTGGTTGTGATGAGTTAGAATTAGCTGCTAAACGTCCTCTTGTAACATTTGTTGCTGTATGATGAGCATCATTAAGTAAAACATCTCCAGGAAGTAAATAATCATATCCAGAAAGATATTTATCTGCGGTTAAAACAGTAAATCCAGCAGCCTTAAAACCGGCTCTCATATCGCCTGTATAGCTTGCACTAATATTTTGTAAAGCTGGGATACCAAGTAAATATCCTACTGCTCTAATATTAGCAATTACACCTGCAGAACAGTCTGCTTCACATGCAATAGTAATTTGAGCAGGGTCATAGTTAGATGCTTTTAAATGAGCCCAATAAGTATCTCTCTCATATTGGTCATAACCAACTAAATTATTAAGAGCTGCGGCACAGCTTAATTCAGCCATTTTTTGACCGACTCTTGGGTCTTTTTCATATCTTAATACACAATTCCATGGTCTATTATACCAAGAACGTAAGTACCATTCTCTACCAGTCTGGTCACCAGCTCTTCCACTATGATATCCACCATTTTCATCTGAACCTGAATTAGAAATATAATGAGTGCCAGTAGAATTAATATAGTTATTATAATTTGCCACTATTGAATTTCCTCCTTTATTAGATGCATATGCATCATAATATCTCTGACCATACTTAGCTCTTGTTGCTTTAACAGTTTCACCTGTATTAGCAGGACATTCAAAACGAGTTAAGACCATATCAGAAGCTTGTCTTACGCTTGTTGCATTTTTTAAAGTTGATAAAACTATAGAATAATTATTTTTTAATTCAGTCATAAGCCATTGCAATTGAATTAATTCATTGCCAATAGAAGCTTGTTTCATTTTTGCTAAATCATATAATCCTGCTTTACGACCTGGGCTGGTCCATTGGCAAAGCCCATATCCATATTGCTTATTAGGGAGTGGATGTAGAAAAGTTTCTCTTGAAATTTTTCCATTATCAACTGCCGCAGTATAAGTAGAATCATTCCATACTTGACCATGTTCTTTTAATCTATTTAAGCATAAAACTTCTACTCTATTTGGAATCATACCAGACTCAGCATAGATATTACCCATTAATCCGGCAACACCATATGGATTATTAATTTCTTTAATTAGATAATCCCAAATATTTTTTTCAATTGAAGCCATATTTATATAAACCTCCTCTTCCAAAATATCTTCTTCAAAGGTTTTTACATGTTTCCATTATAAATGGAAAAACCAGAAGAGATATTAATCTCTTCTGGTTTATATTATAATCTTTCTGCAATTTTAGCAATTTTAGAACGATGAATCATTTTTAATTCAATTTCACCATATATATCTTCGCCTCGATAGACCTTTGATACTCGTCTCATACCATTATTATTTCCGGCAAATGCAATATCATCAACTTGCGCTTTTTCATCTCCATCTATAATACATATGCTATCTTCACCAATTCTTTGTAAAGCAAGTTTCATAAGTGTAATATCAAGGTTTTGAGCTTCTGAAATATATATCCCAGCATTCATTCCAGTAGTATCGTAACCTCTAATATCAGAGAATGGAAGTAAAACAATTTGTTCTTCATCCATTAATCTTTCTAATTCAATTCGACTTCCTATTTTACTTGCAAGGACATTTCCAATTTGTGAATCTAAAAGTTTTTCATCTTTAGTACCTGGTAAATATCCTAATTTAGCAGAATTTTTTGTAGCAACTGTATTACAGAAAATAATAATTTTATCAATCTTGCCACGTTCTAATTGACTCATTAAGTATCCAAGAGATAGGTATGTTTTACCTGAGCCCGCAGGTCCTTTTACCAGAGTTATTTTATTATTTGTAAAACTGTCTGCGACAAGGGTCTGATATATATCTCCTTTAAGTGGTTTAACTTCACCGAACCATTTAGAATTAAAACTTCTAAATTGAGTATGACGATATTCAGAACCTGTCCATACGGCAGAATCAACTGGTTTTCCATCTTTATTTTTTACAATAATATATTCATTTACTTTTAAATCATAAATATTTTCAGCAGGATTAGAATAAAAATCAGACATCATTTCATCATCCATTATAATCTCTTTATATCCACTATAATCATCTTTTGGAGGATACATAGACACAATACATTGCACTGGTAAAAATGCGGTAGCAGTAACTTTTAAAGTTAAATCATTTGTTACAAAGAAAAAATTTTCTCTTTCGCTTATTTTTAAATTATTAAAATAAGAATATGCGGTTGCTAAAATTTTAATATCATTATTTACTTCAAATCCTTTTTCAGTAAAAGGATAAATAAAAAATGTTTTATATAATACAACTTCATATTTTGCGGGATTCGCATTTAAAAAAGATAGGATTTTCCTTGCAATATATTTAACTTCAGAATCTTTAGAAGTTGATGTTTTAATCTTCTCAAGTTCCGCTAATGTAATAGAAGATATGATGAACTTCTCTTCTGGCATAGTTTCAAAGTTATCTAATAATGCACATGTGTCATAAAATTTCATTCGTCTTCCTCTTCTTCCTCTGGTTCATTATTTTGTACTACAAACCCAATGGCGTGTGTATTTTCTGGCTCAAGTTCTTCTGCCATCTTTTGGATTTGTATATTATATTTAGAAATTGTCATGTTTAGTTTACCTTTGGCAACCTCTAAAGCAGTGACAATTACTATTGTTAGAGCCTCTATTACAGGAATTATTAATTCAATAAAAATTATTCCTAAAATAAAAAATATTAAGTTTTGAATCATTCGTTCCTCCTTTTTAACTCCTTATATATATTTGAAAATAGAGAGATTAAATTGAAGGTTTTTGTCCTACATCGTCCTTCTTTGTTCTATTGGCTCTAATTTTTTGATAGAATTTTTCTTTTTCAGAAATATACTGTTTAAGTTTTTGCTTAGTATGAGTTAGCAAATCACGAACTGTATCTAAGTCAGATTCTACTTGATAGAAGTTTCTCTGCAAAGACCTATTTTCGTAAGATTTTGGATTAAACTTTTTACTATACTTCATTTCATCCATCACTTTTTTTAATGCTTTAAAAGCTGGCTTTAACTCATTATCACGAATATGAGTGTAATATTTAATTTCTGCTCTCCATAAAGCAATTTGATATCCAGTCTTTTCATTAGCCATATCCATATCATCTGGATGCACGCTGGCAATACCTGTAAATATATTATTTCCATCTGCTAAAATGCAAGTTGCAGTTTTAGTAGTATCATCCCAGTAGAACTTAGGTTCTTGTTTCATATCAAGTCCTCCTTATATTATATAAAAATATTATATCACAAAAATAAGGGAAAATCAAAAAGGGGACATTTTGCTAAAAAAAATTGGTGGGTGCGATTTTTAAGCGGCAACGACCGCTGAGGGCGCCTACAAGCCCGAATTTTCTGGCACAAAAAAAATAGAGTCTTTTAAGACTCTATTTCATCTTCTCGTTTAGGTTCCCAGTGGTCAAATTCATCCCAGCCCGCAAACCAGTATCCTAAATTTTCTTCAGTATAAGGTTTAAAAGGACAACCAAATCTTCCAAATACTTCATTATTTTCATTTGGTTCTCTAATAAATTTAGAATTTAAAATACAAGGACAGTTTTTCTCAACCCATTCTTTTGGAGCTGTAACGCAATAATTTAATGACATATCAATTATTGTTTTAACCACAATAATTTTATTTTCAATCAGCCATTGTTTATTTCTAAAAGTTAAATTATCAATATTTAGCCAAGTATTAAAAGGTTCACAATCCGGACAATCTCTTCCTGGACTTCAATCATTAACTTCAAAATAAATAATTTCCATACTTAATCCTTTCTTATAAAAAAAGAGGGGCTTAAAAGCCCCTCCCAGTTAATTACTCTTCAGTAGGAGTAACAACTGTATCAGCGTTAATAGTTACGCCTTTATTTGCGGCTAAGTTACCACCCATGAAACCAGCCAGAAGAGTCTTCAGGTCGATTCCAAGAGATTCACTCAGTCCTTCAGATACCTGAGTTACATTGGTCATGATGTCGCCAGCAAGCTTAGAGGTGTCTCCACCAAACATCATAATCTTATCAACATTTGTGTATCCCTTACCAACAGCTTCAGCGATTGCCGGTAACTGCTCGAAGTACACTTTAAGTGCCTGTAACTGCATGTCCTGCTTAGCAGCTTCACCATACTGCTTCATAGCTTCTGCCTTCTTCTGAAGACCTTCAGCCTCAGCTTCAAGTTTAGCTCTAATAGCAGCAGCTTCTGCTTCACCTTTTGCCTGGGCTGCAGCTGCATCAGCTTCACCCTGTGCTTTTACGGCTTCTGCAAGAGCTTTTTTAGCATCTGCATCTCTCTGTGCTTCTGCAAGAGCAGCTTCTGCCTGCTTTGTTCTCTCGAACAACTCAGCTTCAGATTTCTTCTGAGTCTCATACAGTTTAGCATCTGCTCTCTGCTGTACTGCATACTTCTCAGCTTCAGCAGTTTTCTTAACTTCAGCTTCCAGAGCACGCTCTTTGATAGCAACTTCTCTTTCTTTCAACTCAATCTGTTTTTCCTGACGAGCAATATCTGCTTCAGTAGCAGCAACGTCTTTTAACTGACGCTGTTTCTCTTCCTCAATTGCCTGTGCCGCATTAGCCTGAGCCTTTGCAGTATCAGCAGTCTTTTTGAGGTCTGCCTGCTTCATCTCGAACTCGTTGTTACGAACTGCAATTTCCTCAGCTGCCTGAACTTTAGCATCATTAGATTTCTTTGCATTGGCTGCCTCAGCAACAGCGATTTCTCTCTGTGCATCAGATTTAGCGATTGCCGCATTCTTTCTAATCTGCTCAACGTTATCAATACCTAAGTTATCAATAACGCCGCCCTCATCAGAAAAGTTCTGAACATTAAAGGAAACAAGCTCAAGTCCGAATCTGGCAAGATCAGGAACTACATTCTGCTGAACTTTTTCGCTAAACGCTTTTCTATCAGATACCATCTCAGTCAGTTTCATCTGACCAACGATTTCACGGATATTACCTTCCAGAAGGTCATTAACTCTTTCTGCAATTACTTCACGTTCAACATTCAAGAAGTTCTGAGCCGCAAGTGCAATCATTTCATCAGTTCTTCCAACCTGTACAGAAACAGTAGAATCAACTTTTACGTTGATGTATTCTGCTGTTGGAACAGCGGTACGAGTTTTTACATCAATCTGGATCGCACCAAGAGACAACTTATCAAGTTTCTCAAAGAAAGGAATCTTAATACCAGATTTACCAATCAAGATTCGAGGTTTCTTATGCGGACCAGAGATGATATAAGCTACATCCGGTGAGGACTTTACATATCCTATTGCAAGGATCGCAATCAACGCCACTGCAATGATAATTACAGGAATAAATGGAAGAATTGAACTTAAAATATTCATGTACTTAACTCCTTTTTCTCTTATAATAATTTATTTAATTTTCAAGGTTCAACAATGATACTCATATTTCACTAACCAATATTCTTTGCCATCTTCTTTATAAAGAACAGCGTGGTCATCATATGACGTTGTTACCAAACTTTTAAGTTTTTGAACAGCTTCATTTTTATTTCTATAAACTGCATTTTTATGAAAAGTTAAATTTCCATGATACCCACTTGATTCTTGCGGGTCATAAGCAAAACTGTTTAAATCTCGTAAAATTTGGGATTCTTTTGTAGAGCTATCATAACTCTTATACCCAATTAAATGGCTCATAGCATATCTTTACACTCCTCATATTTATTTTTTATATCTTCAATAACTGTATCAAGTGAAACTGGATAACAATTATGAGAATCAACTCCTACATGATACATAAAAAAGCTATCTTCATAAAAATTAACATTTTGATGTGTATGACCAAATAAGTTTAAAGTCATATGATGTAATCCTGAATCATCAACATTACCAGTTAATGTTGGATAATGACTCATATAAAAATTATATTTTTTATATTTTAAAACTGTCGAATATCCAAGGCATTCAAGACCATTCTCTTTATAAAGATTAACTCGTGTATTTGTATCATGGTTTCCAATGATAAAATACTTTTTACCATTCAGCCGTTTTAAACATTCGAGTCCGTGTTCATTATCTTTCAGCATTAAATCGCCTAAGATATACACTTCATCTTCTGGCTGTACCAGCTCATTCCATCTTCTAATAATTTCTTCATCATGGTCAATAATATTCGGAAAACCTCTTGGTTCGTAAATAAAAGACTTATCATGACGAAAATGAAGATCTGAAGTCACATAAATCATTCTACATACTCCTTATCGGCATCTCCTACAATCAAAATATGTTTGTAGGTATATTTTTCATTATAAGTTGGCTTATCAAAAGTATAAAACATTCTTCTGATTGTTCCTCTTGGAACATAAGCACGTCCCATTCCTTTTCGATTCTCATTCTGAGCAAGAATCTGAGCAAGCGGTAAATTAAATACAACTGGAATAATATCTACTCCATCTAAATCAAGTCTATCAAGAACTCGATTTCTTGCTTTTTCACTCAGATGAGTTGCATCTGCAAAAACTGCAATATCATCAGTTGCTTCATTCAAAGCATTTTTAATTCTATTACAGAACTCATCAAAGACATCATCTTCATACTTAAAGATGTTTTTATCATCTTCCTTTAAGAACTCAGCTCTTACTTCATCTCTTGACACATGTACACATTTGTAAGTTGTTGCCTGTGCCATTTCCTTCTTGACGTAAGTCGTCTTTCCTGATCCCGCTGGACCGCACATAAGAAAGAGAATCTTGTGCTTCATCTTTATACACCCCATTTTCAAAATTTTCTTTAAACTCAAGAACATCCTCATATGATTTACATTCAATATGATTTACTTCTTGTTTGCAGAATACACAGTACATTTTCTTTCTATGAAATCTACCATGCTGATGACTACTCCGACGTGGTAAACTCATATTTTTATGACCGCAATTCATACAATAAAAATCATTGATTATCATTTTTCCATTTCTTCGTCCCATTAGTATCAATTCCTTTTAATTATTTATTACATATATATTATATAATATTTTTTATAAAATATCAATTAAGATATTTTATTGAGTATCGGAAAGGATTTTTAAAATCCTTTCCTTAACTTTCTATATATATTATATAATATTTTTTATAAAATATCAATTAAATATCAATTTCTGCATCTAACATAAAATTTTCAGCTTTAATTTTTTCCCAAGTCTCTTCTCTCTTCTTTTTTCGATGGAAGATAGATTTAACTTTCATAACTTCTGATATTGCTTCTGCACTGACCATAGCAGTAAGCATTGACCATCACAAGCTCGTCTATTAGCCCATTCAGAGAACTCGTCAAATGTAACGTCTTTCATTTCTTTCTTCATTCTTATCTCCTTTGCATAATTCCAAAAGGATTATCACTATAATAGTCTCCTTCAATCTGTGGAGCGTATTCATTACAATGGGTAATGATGATTTTTTTAGAAAATCTTGTATCGAGTTTGACTTTTTCAAAATCATTGTCAATTCGAGTAATTACATCACTCTTTTTCATTACACCATATCTTAATCCACCTTGGAAATCATTGTGTACATTTGTTTTATCAAACATCTCTGTATTGATTTCTTTTTTCTGAGCTTCCTGTTCAATAGGACCAATTCCATGTCTGGTCACATATGAGCGTGTTACATAACAAGCATCAACTGAAACATCTTTTTTATCTGCTAAAATTTCAAAAGGATATGTTACTCCTGTGCGGGAAGTAGTATGCCAAATATCATCATAATAAAAGTCAAGTCCTAATCCCTGACCATTCTCAAAGATAAAACTATCAAACTTATTATAAAGATTATCAAAAGTAATAATTTCATTTCTCTCAAGGAAAAATAATATATCACTTCTAAAATTACAAATTAAAGACTGTCTACCAACAGAATGTTTATCAAAATATTCTCTGTAAGTAGTAATTTTATCAAGTCGCACTCCACGTTTAAAAAGAATTACAAGGCAGTCTCTCCAAATTTCTTCCATATGAAAAAGATATTCTTCGTCTGTCCAGCTTGCAAAATCAGCAACAGTAAAATGAGTTTTCATTGTAGGATCGCCGTATCTATCCTCAATAGCACACCAAGAGCCAAAACCGCAAGAGCCATATTCTCTTTCACCATTCTGCTCCGCAATCCAATTTTCTGTAATATGGTCAATCATCATATCAAAAGGAGTAATTACTTTTGCTTCTGGATCAACATATCCTTTTAGATTCAAAGGAAATAAATGCTGTTCTAATAATTCATAATATTCCTTTGTATAAGTCATAGGATGAATAAAAAAAGTTTTCGCAAAAAAAGTTGGGACTCCTTTTGCGGTTCCGCTTCCAAAATGATGATATACATGCTGTAATTTGGTTGTATAATCAACTGTATGACCACGCTGAGCTGTTCCATTGTGAAAGATTACTACTGGCTTTAAGCCTCGATTAAGAGCATCTTCACAAAAATGATTTGTTACAAGACCTTTTCCTTCATCTCCAAAGTTTGCTCCAATAACAATTTTACTTTCTTTCATCTTAATCTAACCTTTCATCACAGTATTTATCTACAAAAGTTTCAAAACCCATTCTCGCACAAATTACATCAAGCTCATCTGTTGTCTCTTTAACAGAATCTTTAATAGAATAAATAATCCAATTATATTCCTGCTCGACAGTTTCATCTTCATCATTTAATCCAAAAGATTCAGCAACATTATAAGCCATTTCATAACCATAATCATTGGCTTCTTCAATGTCATTTACATCTACAACTTAACAATTATAGATTCCATGCAATCCTTGATAAGTACCTTCAGTTGCATAAATATAAACTCTCATAAAAAACACCTTCCTTAACTTTCTATATATATTATATTATATTTTTAATAAAAAATCAAAGGAGGACTATTGTCCTCCTTTTATATTTTAAATATCCCAGCTCACTTCAGAAGAAGCTGTATCATTATCATTAATGTCAATTTTAACTGGACCAGTTTCAAAAGCTGTTCCTGCTTCACTTCCATGACTAATTACAATATCTGTAATAATCTTTGCAAGACCATTTAAGCCAGATACAAAATAATGGTCATTTCCTACAAGTTCTTTCCAAGACTTGTCTAAGTCTGGATGTCTGCTGCACAGCCACTGATAAGAGCTTTCTTTATCATCAATGGAGATATGGTAAACATCAAATTTATCAAAAACTTCTTTCTTTAAATCTTCTGTTTCAACATCACCCTGAAGAGAATCTCCTGTGGAATCAACCAATCTCCATTTTGGTAGATAAGGATTTGGCTTTTCATCTCCCATTGTAATGATAATACCTTTCTGACCTCTATCCCAGCAGTCAAGTTTACAATGGTTTAATCCCATGTACCAAGCGGCTGTGTAGGATTCAAAACTATTACCACCGCCACCGCCTTCAAAATACATCTTATCAAGCTGCTCCGCAATTCTAATATCAGATTCGAACTGAGACATCTGAATTGGTGCTCTGTCATAAGCGAGGTCTCCGATTCCCATTACGCAAAACTCAACGTCTTTAATAGAGTTATCTGCATAAATATCAGTCATAATCTCATTCAGTTTCTTAGCAACCTGGACTGCGGCGCCGCCCATAGAACCAGTTACATCAAGTGCCAGAATAACTGGAACTGTATGCGGATGTTCGTCAGAATCGCAACATTCACGCATTACTCCTTTTGGATTTAAAGCTACGTCAAGCTTACGAGATGTATAAAACTCCTGTGCTGAAAAAGCCATTGTATCAAACTCGTCAAGGGAAACTCCCCTTGAACGAGATGTATAATCACTAAATGCCTTAGTTGTCCAACTTCCTCCACCCATTAGTCTTCGTCCTCCTCATCATCATCTGCATTAATCACCGGGGCATCGCCGAAATCAAAAGCTCCATCAAACATATTCTCAAACATGTTTCCGCCATTTCCCATCATCATAAACATCATAGGATTCATGCCGCCCATGTTCATAGAACCGCCTGTGTTATTTTCATTAAACATCTGGCTCATCATCATCATGCTCATCATAGAAGACATAGAACCATTGTCCTTAGTCATATTCATAAACGGACTGAAAATCTTACCATAGCAGTATGTTTTTCCCATAAAAACATGATGCTCTGGAATAGTCTCCTGGATGGTAGAATCTTTATAACTGAAAGTTTTGATAGAATTTTTTCCTACCTCAATAACTGCTCTTGGTTCGTTATTAACCAAAATAATGTCACCAACGGCAACTTTAAATGTAGGAACTACCCAAAATGCTCCATCCATATCAAAAGCGAAATTATCGCAGTTTGTAAGTTTCATTGTTTTAACATTGAATGTTTTATAACCATTCTGCACCTTAATGGCAATCTTACCATTGGCACCCATCTTGCAATAACCTTTTGCTACCGGCTTAAACATTCCATTAAACATATTTCCAAAATCAAACATATTCTCTTCTTTCCTTTCCTTCTGCTCTTTTTCTGTATCTCTGACAATAGCCCAATGATCCATTATATCGCCTATATTTCTTAGAGTTTTATCTAAAATTTCTGAAAAGTTTGGATCATCAATACCGAAAGCATATCCATTTTTTATCATTTCTTTTCTTTAACTTTCTATATATATTATATTATATTATATTTTTTTTATTTTATCAATTTACATATTACTTATCCTCATCATCATAACAGTAAAAATGCTCATCAGGGTCTTTTCTTACAGAATCCATACATCCATTAGGAACTTCAAGAGCTTGAACTGGAGTTAAATCTCCATATAACTTTTGATACCAGCTTGGATGATAGCATTTAATATAAGCAGGGTCGCCTACACAATCCGTATATCCTCTCGGACATACTGGATTATATACCCGAAACTGAGAATACTGAGGTACTTCTGCATATATAGGATTTTCTCTGCATTTAATGCAAAGACTTTTTGGTGCTACACATTTTATCACATCTTGTCATTTTATTAATCCTCAAAACCGCTATTTGCGTCAAACAGTACATTTTGTTCCCAAGTATCTAAATCAATTAATGGCAAACTTCCTGTGAAGAAACATCCACCATCAATATCAATTTTATGAGCTTTGCCCGCAGAATCCTTGCAGTAGAAATATGCTCCAGGAGAAGCTTTCTTTCCGCTCATTTCACACATATACTCATAACAATAATGGTTTAAAAGAGGAACAGGAGTATGTCCATGAATCATAACTACATTATCCATTCCGCCTTCTTCATCCCATTCATCATTAAAATGCTCTCGGTTCCAGATGAAATCATCTTCAAATTCCGGAAATCCTAAGTGCGGGCCAGGCGTAAAACCTGAATGAGATAAGATTACAACTTCTCCGTTTTTATTATCATAACGATACCACTTAGGAAGATTGTCGATAATATCAATGTATTTTTCATCACTTCCATCTTCTTCCCATTCTGCAACAGTAGATTGACCGCCATTAGCACAATGAAGTCTTGTGCAATGCTTTATCCGCATAGAATCTGCGAACATCTGTTCGTGATTGCCGCAGATTAAGAAGAAATGTTCAGAATCTTCAAGAATTTCTTTTAAAATCTTAAATCCTGCTGGACCTCTATCTACACAATCACCTAAAACATAGCAAAAACTATTGTCTGCATATACAATATTTTTTACCATTTCCCATAAATCGTACTGACCATGAAGATCAGAACAACAATATACATGACTCATATTTTTACATACCTCATATTCTTTTATAATAATTATTTGTTATTTACTTGAAAGGATGTCACTAAAAGCCCTTCATTTTTTAATAAAGCAACAATTTCATCTTCTGGAATTTCATACCACCCAGGATTTTGATACTGAAGAACCTGATAGGCTAAAGACTCTAAAGCATCTTCCAGTTCACATCTATCACAACCACCAAATTCAATCATTTTTATTTTTTCCTTTCTCTTTCATTTAATATATATATTATATAATATTTTTTATAAAAAATCAATGCCCTATCTTTTTGATAGGGCATTACGTTAATAATGTATTATATTTAAAATGATTTGTGCGAGCCCGCCAAAAATAAAACCTGTTATATAGATATGACTTGACTCATTAAATTTAGTGCTTAAAATAGCACCTGCCACACAAACTACGATAAATAGAATAAAAAAGATAATATCTTTAATCCAATGTTTGAAAGTCAAAAGTACCACCTCTTTCTTTCATTTCAGCCTGATATACATTTCGATCATAAGATCCATGTGCACAGGCTGCAGTCATTGCTCTTTGATGACAAATGTCACATCTGCAAGATCCAAAAGTACCAATACCTGTTGGATAAAACATATATGTGTATCCGCCACCTGAACAGCCATGATATCCATGCGGATTTTCATGAACTTCAGTATCATGTTTCTTTTTCCAATCTCTGATAGCTACGCTTTCCTTCTCAGTAATTGGAAAACCTCTCCACATATCAGCCAATGCCGCATCTCTCTGCTTCTTCATATCCTGCATTTCTTTAGTTGCGTATGCTTCTTTTTCAAAATTATCTATCTTCTCTCTTAAAGATTCAATAGTTTTCTGCTTATCAAGAAGATTGACTTTAATATTGTCAAGGTATTCATCAATAGTTTCTTCCCTATTTAAAATAGGGATAGAATGACTTATAGACTTACCATTTTTATATTTATACATTGTTCCATCAGGACTATTAAACATATATAACCTCCTACTGGTTTAAAAGTTCAGTAAGAACTTTATTGATAAGTTTTCCATCTGCCTTGCCTTTAAGTTTAGGCATAATATTTTTCATAACCATACCTTTCATTTTTGGTCCAATAGGCTCAGTAACGACCTGAGTAAGCTCAATTAACTCTTCATTAATAAAAGCTCGAATTTCATCCTCTGTCATAAGGGTTGGGGCAAATTCTTTAATTACTTCAAGTCTGTACTTATAAGACTCCAAAAGGTCTGTTCTTGCAGTAGGACAGGTATCAATCATCTCCTGTACAGTTTTCTGCTCTTTTAAGATAACTGCATTAACCATGTCTTCTGGAATGTTATTTCGACAATTTTTATCAATAGCCGCCTTTTTAATAGCATCAACAAGACTGGAAATAACATCTTTTCGAGCCTTGTCTTTAGCCTTCATTGCGGTAACCATCTCTTTCATAACTGTATCAAGTGTCATTTTAATTTTCTCCTTTATAATATTCTTTTACAAAATCTTCTACTGGCGTAAAAGCTTTATAAGTTGACGATAATGCAACTAACTCTTTTACTCCTACAATTCCTGGAATATTTAAAAGCTCTTTAATTGCTAATGTTTTATTCGGAAATTGCTGTCTTTCAATATGACATTCCAAATCATCTTCGTTTAAATCTGGAATAAAAACATATCTCCATGTATTAAACATTTCATCTTTTGAAATACAAAGTCTCCGATATGAATTTTTATTATCTTTTGAAATATGTAATTCAAGAAACATTATTTTCCTAACCTCTCTTCAAAAGTAGTAATAAAATCTTCAACACTTCTTTTTGGAGAAGCTGTTAAAAGAATTTCTGTAATATTTGGATACTTTCGTAAATCTCTAATAGCATCTAATTCTGATGCAAAAGTGCATTTACAAATATGATGCTTAGTAAGATTTACATAGCGGTATTTATGGAGATTCTTGTCAAAAAGAATCTCCACTTCCTGCGGATCTTTATCTGAATAAAAGATTTTAAAATGGAATATTAATATTTCTCCTTTCTTAAAATCCTATCCATTTTTTGTCTGCGGTTATCCGTTCTGGCGGGCTTACCACCTGGCTTCTTTTTATATGTTGGGCAAGTCTGGCAATGACCGTAGAAGTCAGCCTCTTTGCCTAAATCACATTTTCCGTTACATACATAATGAATACAAGCGATTTCTCGTGTCTTTGCCATTTTCTTTACTCCTTTTTATTTATTTCCTAAAGTCATCTATAGTCATTATTAGATTCAAAACAAAACAAATTCCCCAACAAATAGCACAAAAAATTAAAGTTCCAATCCTAAAATCTGTTGTGGCGAATGAAACCTGCACACAATAAAGAAGACAAACCACTAAATCTAAAAATGCCGTTATAAGATATAAAAATCCCATAATATTTACTTCTTTCTTAGAAGTTCCATTCTTTAAGAATGGAACTTCAATAGAAATTCATTGGAAACCGCTTTAAAGGACTGAACGCCATCCTGAGAACGGAATACAAGACCTTCACGCATCTTTCCATCTACCACAGAATCACCGGTCGCAATAGCAAGAAGTTCATCAACTGTATCTGGGAGAATAAAGTTTTCATCTACGATTGGTACCCACGGAATACCAAACTCCATCATTAATTTGCTTGCCCGTTTAGAATCCCAACGACCTTCCGCAGAAGTAATGAAATTAAATCCCATAAAGTTATGCTCTTTCAGAGAGTATTCTCTCTTCTGGATACCTTGACCATAAGTTTCACCCTGAAGTGTTACCCATTCAAGGTCTGGACGATTTCTGAGAATCTCCTGGAGAGTTGCTTCAACATTGTACTTTTCAGCCATTTCAACATAAACGTTGGTATCATAAAAACAAGACTTATCCGGCTTATCAAATACTACGTTACGAGAGCAGATGTAAAACTCAAATTTTTCTTTCTTAAAGAAGCGAGTTTTAGTTCTTCTCATTGTGAAGGTAGTAGAAGTACCATCAATTTTTTCAGTTGCAACCCATGGATTTTTATTCTCAAGAATCCAAGGCATGTTCTGTACACGCTCTTCATCTGTTTTAGAAACCCATGCCGGCCATCCGGTCTTCTTATCAGAAGTTTTACCAAAGAACAAGAATAAGATTTTCTTACCCCAAGTTCTACGCATTAACCATCTAAAAGGTTGATGAGAGAACAATTTTCCATGTCTCTGAGCCATCTTTTTATATTTATCAACAGAAGATGCTTTACGAGCATTATCTTCTTCAACTGCATAAGTTACTTTTAATTTCTGAGTTAAAAAGTCACCAAGTTTATAAGCATCTTTCTCCCAACCAAAATCTTCAAAGCCCATAAGCAGACCCTGAGAAATTACAGTACCTTTAAAGTATTTCTGAGTCTTAATTTTAAAGTGTTTTGGCTCAAGAAACATAAATGGCTCTTCTGCTGGAACTTTAGAATCAATCTCAAAGTAAACAGCTAAATCACCTGGTTTAAATTGGTCTTTACGAACCATAATATGCCAACCATTTACGATAGCTACTTCTACTCTGTCAGCTCCTTCAATAGGACGAATCTCGTCAACTTTGACAACATAAGCAAGCTCTCTTTCTTTCTTTTCATTCAGCATACCTATCAATCTCCTTTATTTATTGTAAATACATTATATAAAAATTTTAAAAATAAATCAATTAAGGTCTGTTTCTTCTACAATATATTTCCAATGATACCCACCTGCTGTTTTTTGTCTTCCATCTGGCAAAGCGGCTTGATTAATTCCATTATGATTTATGCTTGTTAAACGCTCTGCTTCTCTGGTAGAATTATAAATTTTTTTAGTTTCAACGCATAAAACCTTTTTACTTGTATTAGGATGACTCTGTAAAGCCTTACTAATTTTAGCTTTAGTTTCTTCAGAATGATGCTTCCCATACATAGGATTTAGTTCTCCTTTTGTATGTTCACTCATAAGTCTCTTAGATTCTTCTGAATGTCTAAAAACACCTGCCCCACCTCCAGAAGTTAAATTATACCCTTTTTTAGGGTTAGTAGTATCATCTTTTGCTATTAAAAATTGTTCTTGTTGCTCTGCTTCTTGTTTAGATAGTCCTTGATATAATATAATATGGTCAAAATTATCCCATCCATATTTTTCAATAGCAGATTGAAAATGTTTATTATGATGATAACCTTTTCTCCATCTTTCTTCAGGCTTTTTTTCAGAGGTTATTCCATAATATTTTTTATTATTTATTTTATTTTGATGTAAATATACATAGTATTGTTGTTCCATAATTTTATATCTCTTTTTTATCTGATATAAACTATAAAAATATTAATTTGAATTTTGGCAAGATTTGACCTCTCTTTCAGCTTTTTTATAAAGTCTTTTTAAAGCATTTTTATTTAATATTAAGCTCTCTTTTTTCTGTGTTAAATTATATAAAACTAAATTTATAAATTTTTTAGTCTGAGGATGCATCATTAATGGCTTTTTCTTTTTATTAAGCCACCATTCGTATTCAGCTTGATAAGAAAAATTTTTTCCCATGTAAGCTCTTCCTGCTCCCAAATAATCTGCAATTAACTCGGTTGCATTAATAAATGGCATTTGAATTGCGGTTCCGCCATTATCTAAATTATCTACAAAATATTCATAGTGGTGTCGATTCCGACCTTTATGATGCTGCCAAGCTAAAGACATTCCATTTTCCTCTTTACAAGCATCTATTGGAGAACGAGTCCCCTGCCAATATTTGACACCTTCCCAAAATTCAACAGGAGAAAATTTGGATAAGTCATGTGTAATTCCCTGCTTATAAAGACCAATTTTAAAGCAGTATTTTCCTACCCAATATTTATGTTTACATACCGTTTTTAAGTGTCCAAAAAAGTTTTTAATTTTCATATTTTATTCCTCTAAATATTCATACTCTATTTTATGCAAAGAATCATCTTTTTTATAATAAACATAAGTACATTTTACCTGTATCTCATCTCCTTTCTTTAATGGTATTAAAGATAGAAGAAGAAACGTCTACTTTTTCATTATTTACGCCATATAAATAATATGAATGAGTTGTAACAGGAATAAGAACCTTCCCGCTCATTACAACAGAATGATGCACATCATCCTCTTTATTTATAACTTCAACTGTTCTTACTTCAGTTTTTAAATAAAATTGGTCATAATACTTCTTTATCCCAGCTATAATTCCAATACAAGCTGCGACAATAAGCACCACAATTACAATGTGCTTCATAATTTCTTTTAATCTTTGTTTTTTCCAATAGTTCATTATTCAACTCTCCAACCAGCTTCTCTACAAACTCTTTTCATATTCTGAACTCCAACAGGATTCATACTATGAAATTTAAAAGTTGCATAAATGTGCCAACCCCGCAATCTTTGGCAACATTCAAGCCAGTCAAGAATTTTAATATAATCTCCGCCTTTTTCATAATATTCACCAGCATCATGATCTAAATTAATTTCATTAACTTCAAGAATATCTCCTTCTGGTCTGACAAGAGTAGTAAGACACATTTCTGCATCCCAAACACTCTTAATCCAAATATAAGATTCATCTGGTGCGGGCCGCATATCATCAATCCAAAGTTTAATCATTATTTCACCTCAAATTTCCAATAGTAGAAGTTGTACTGTTTCTTTGTATTGTAGGATTTTTTAATCCTTTTGGCTACATTGTTTACATTTACAGTTGGATTATTTCTCATGCTCTTATCATATGTTTTAACATATTCAACTGCTTCTTTAAGATTCTCAAATTTCTTAGTTCTTTCTTCTTCAAAGTTTTTAGTAGGACAACAGAAAACATCAAAACGAGTATCTTCATATTCAATCTGATCGGTTGTAATTTCTTTATATTCCATAAAAACATTCGCATCTACATCAGAAGCTTTTTCATTTTTACAACCTTCATAAACTTCTTTTAACATTTTTGCGTCATCAAGAGAGTTATGAGTCTGAACAATTTCTTCTCCTCTAAAATATTCGCAAACTTTAGCAAGATTAATCAGCTTAATTAAGCCAAAATGAACTTTGACCGCAGGAGCAAAATCCTTCATGTCTGTATTCATGTAGCCAAGGATTGCTTTTGCCTTAAAGCTATTTGTTTTTCGGAAGGTTGCTTTGATAAAATCTGTATCACAATTCCCATAACAATAAAACTCAGGAATATCATCGCCGCAATCTTCAAAACAAAAATCAAAGAACTTATTGAATACTTCTTCTGGAGAAGGAGCTGCCTCAACCATTTCTGTAGTAATACCTGTTAAATCAGTAATAAACTTAGAAACATTCTTCTTTGTATTCTCTGGTGTGTGTACAAGAGAGTAAAATTCTTTTCCATCTTCTCGAACACATCCAACAGAAATAATGTAATTGGAAAACTGCATTGCTTCAAAGTCAATAAAATATTTCATAATATATCAATCCTCTCTTTAGTCAAGTCTTACTTTTTTAGTATAAAATTTCTTTTCAACGATGCTTCCACAATCTGGACATCTAAAATAAGAAAAAATAGAATTTCGACATTCATCTTGTGACGCAATAAATACACAATGACATTTTGAGCATTTTAACCGATAGCCATATTTTTCGCCAAGTTTAAGAATTTTAATCATTTCTTTTTTATCCTTTCCTTAACTTTCTATATATATTATATTATAATTTTAATAAAAAATCAATAAAGGAAAAACTTATTCAGTTTTTCCTTTATCAAAATTAGGAGATTTTCTGAAATAAGTAGGAAGTAAATAATTTGGGTCGTTCCATCTTTTCCATATCTCTTCTAAATCTTCGATTGCTTTAAAATATTGTTCAACGTGCGGGCGCTCCATTCTATCTGCATGAAAATGACCAAAAAGCCAAACGTTCCAATTAATCTTATCTTTAAAAGAATCAAGCCAAACCTCCATAGAATCATCTACAGTGGATTGGTCAATCATAGATAAAAACAAATCAGTTGGTTCCCAGCTTAATGGACAAGTATGAGTAAAGACAAAATCAAAATTTTGTCCTGCATACATCGCTTCAATAGCCTGCATTTCTACTTCTGTTAACTGCTCATTTGGATACCAAGTATAATGATTTTCAAGTCTATACCACTTATCCACAGAATAAGCTCCACCTATTACAAGCGTATTATGACCAAGAAAATCATAATTAGAGCCATCCATGAGATAATGGATATGAGGATAACCGGGTTCAATGAAAACATAATTCGCAACATCATCATCCCAAACCTCTTCAATGCCTTTAACATCTTCTGGACGAGCTTCATGATTCCCCCTTACTAAATAAAATGTGCATCCATATTGTTCAAGTTGTATCTTAATATCATGCCGTCTTGCCGCACTCTTATAAAAATTAACCCCTGCATCTCCTAAGATAATAATACCAGTCTCTTTTGGATTTTGTATTTCAAGCCATTCAAAACGATCCATACAGCCATGAGTATCTCCTGTTATAAAAAACTGTTTAATCATTCCTTTTCCTCCAACTCAAAAGCAAGACTTTTCTTCATAATTTCTGCTTGAATTTCTTGAAGAAGATTTTCAGCTTCTTCATTAGTATAGTTAAATTCAGAATCTTTTGTATATGGGGCACAAATTTTATCAATATGAGCCATATGTTCATCCGCAACTTTAATAGCTTCTTCTTTTGAATAAAGACCAGTTTTAATGTCTTTTAAATATTGCGGATTAGCTGGACATAAACATTCTTTATATGGAGCTCCAGCGATATATTTATCGAGATATTCATCAATCCTTACAAGCTGATAAAGCTGTTTTGGGTCATAGTTAAACTTTTCAAAGGCTTCTTTATGAGCTTCTGTTTCTTTAGTAAGAGCATATCTTTTTCCAAGAGCAATACCAGACATAGCTTTTACCGCAAAATAAGGATTATAATGTGCAATAACTTCATTTTCCGCAATTAATTTATTCCATTCTTTTTCATATATCGGGTTGATAATTTTATAATTAGTGAAAAGAATCTCAATAAAATTTAGATTCTGTTTGCGAAAAGTATCAAACATAAGTCTAATATCTTTAAAGTCAATATGTTCTCCATTAGTCCTAAAATGAGTTGTAGACATAGGCTTACGATTATAAATAAAATCATTTAATGTTGGAGTGGTAATAAGTTTTGTATCAATATCAGAATCTTCAGTCTCAAGACCGTAATTCTGACTACCTTGAAGGAAAATACCCACAATATTATTCTTAGCAAAGTATTGTTTAGATTCAAGATAATGCTCTTGAATACCACTCGCAGTTTTAATTATTGTGTTAAGGTCTGCCATATTTTCTCACCTTCCTTTACTTTTCTATATATATTATAATAAATTTTTAATAAAAAATCAAAAAAGGGAGAAAGTATTTAAACTTTCTCCCTTAATCATCGGTTGCCCATTGTCCCTTTTTAACCAGCCTTACAAGTTCATAATCATGCTGGGTTGGTTCAACATAAAATTTATATTTCGCAGAAGCATACTCAGGAATGTCAAAATGATGGTTTGCGTTCCATACATAATCTAAACAATCAATAACAGCTTGTTGTTTATCTTTATCAGTTCCATTTGTATTTGCAGAAATATAAGCTAAGACTTCTTCTTCTTCGCTTCCCCAATCATAAGATGGAAAAATTTGCATCTTTTCCGCAGGTTTATGTCGAAAAGACATACCTAAAGATATAAATAATACACATAAAAAAATAATTAAAAACATTTTTTCTTTCCAGTTAAAATTCATACATGAATCCTTTCTTATAAAAAATAATGTAATACAGGAATATATTTATCCCGCAATTTTTCAGTAAGCGTATCAGTTAAAGTCATATGGTCTTTCATGTCTGCCTGTTTAACGATGAAAGCATAATCATCTTTTGCATCAAGAATTTTATGAATATAATCTTCATATTTTTCTTGAGAATCTTTTGTTAAAAGAACTAATGAATTATAACTCTCTATTCCCAGAATAGACATTAAGTCTTCTTTTGGACATTCAGTATCTTCTAACAAATCGTGCGCCAAAGCAATCATATAAGCTTTTGTTATATCCATTTTTAAAAGGTCAGCTTTTGCGGTCGCATATTCAGCAACCCGCAAAGCATGAGCTAATTTTTTCTTAGGATAATATTGAGCTGCCAAACTGAATAATTTATTCATTTTTGTAATATCATAATTATAACCCATTAGTGCTCCTCCTCACAAATGCCTAAAGAAATTTCTCCTGTATATCCACAATAATACATGGAAAGTTTCTTAGAACCTTTTTTAGAAAAATAATACCAGGTATCCTGTTCCCAGCCATTAGTATCCCAGTCATCATCTCTATCATAACCGAGTTTATCAAAAATATCCATAAACTGACATGGACCAAGATTTAAAAGGCTGAGTTCAATATTTGTAGCATTGCCGACTTCAAGTTCATGAATCACACCTCTCACAAAAGGCATTACTCTATCAATATCTTCCTCAGAAATGCTATATCCTCTTATCATTTATTTTTCTCCTATATAAATTAAATCATCAACATATTTGCGGTCTTCACCTTTTAAAATAGGCATGTTTTTGTCAATAGCCCAAATAGGTCTCTCTTCAATGATTGTAGTTGTAACTCTATCTTCTCCAAAAGGTTGTGGTTCTCTTTTGATATTTTCAGTTACTTTTGTTGCGACTTTAATACATGCGGTACCTCGTTTACATGGTACTGTAAAATCATTCCAATTAATGCCATATTTGGTCATTAACATATCTTGAATCATATTACAAGTTTTATCTTGAAGTTCATCATGCGAAAAATGAGCCTGTCCAACCATTTGGATACTATTTCTGGTTGCATCAAGCTGTCGCCAATAAATGAGGTTAGTTACCTCTTCTTTTGGAATATTAAAACATCTGGCATCAAATAATGCTCCTTTTTCTACCGCACTTATATAATTATCAAGTAAGCCTTCTCTTCTTTTTACAAGTGGGTCATGAGTTAAATTATATTCAACTACATTCTCAGAGAAATATTTATTAAAAGCCATTGTTGCCATAGAGGCTGATACAGAAGTTAATTTTTGAACTTCATAATCAAACCAAGCATCTGAAGTGAATTTTTGATAATCCACTAAAATCAGAGTAATTTCATCTGATTGTGTATATCCAAAAACGCAACCTTGAATATTTTCACACAGATATTTCATTGTTTGTTGCATTGTATCCATTAAAACAAAATCAAATGGTTTTTAAAAACCCCTTGTAAAAGTATGAAACGCCTTGCCGTCCAGCCTAATTGCTACTGGAACTCTTCTCATAAGTCGAGTTTTAGGAATATTTTCATAAAAGGTTTTCATACGAGTACCTAAATCATCTCTCACCGGCATCTTATTTACCTCTTTCTTTCCACTCTTTTAAAGTTTTTATACACTTATCATAATAATCATATTCGCTTTTTCTTATCTTACCTTTATGCCATAAAATTTGATATGGTTTTAAATGCCCGCAAGCCCAAAAATCATAAGTATATTCACCATCATGCCACATTAAATGTGGGCAAAATACTTCATTTAATCTTGCGGGAATATATTTTATTTTAATCTTTATAGGATGCCTAATCTTAGCTTTAATAGCTTCAATTAGACAATTACTATAAAAAGATTCAGATATATACGTCATAATTTTGGACACCAACCAGGAATATCAGTATATTTTCTTAAATGCCAATCATCTCCTGCGACCAATTTGTCATGTCCTTTTTGGTCTTTAACGAGTTTACAATAACATCCTTCTTCATGGTCCCAAGAGTCTGGAGTATAAATAGGACGGACATCATGGTCTGGACAATCAAGACAATTTGTAATTGTAATAGTAAAAGAATTCATATTAATTCTCCTCTAACAATTCATCAAACATATTTTGGAATTTACTGTAATTGACAGAATCATCATTAATAATAGGGATTGCGAAAATTACTTTCTTAAATTCAGTTGCATAATCTGTAACTAACAGATTGATAAAAATTTCTGCAACGTCATCTGCATCCTGTCCAAACACTCCGCATCCAAAAGCTCCTAAAATAAGAGTATCAACTTGATTCTGTTTTGCTACTTCAAAGACAAATCGAATTCTTGATTCAAGAACTTTTTTATTTTCTTCTCTATCTACGTTGCAATACTTTGCAGCGGCAGTAAAATTAGGTGCGGCGCAAGTAATTACATCACAGTATTTTTCAATACCAGAATGCTCAAATCTGATATTTGGAGAATAAATTGCTCTATTCTCATACAAAGCACGATTTTTATGTTTTTCATTCCAATCATAATAATTTGAAACCTGACTTAATACGTTATAAAGGAAAGATTCGTGACACAGACACTCTTCCTGAGCACGTGAACCTCTAATAAACATTCCGCCAGGATTCTTATATGAAGCAAAATTAAGAACTGCAACCTTCCCATCTGTAGAATCGCAAGCTACAATAGCTTCAACACTTCCAACAGCATCAAGAGCAATATCTGCTTCTTCTAATTTTCTTGCGGGCGTTGTCGCTTTAAAATTTTTACTATAAATTTTACTATTTATTACACTTTCCGCAATCTCACTGGCAAACTGTTCATTCATTTGCTTAGTATGCTCTTGTGCAATAATTGCTCTTTGAGCTTTATCTGCCCAGTAATAGCTAATATCTTTCATTTTTATTTATCCTCTTTCTCATTTTCTATATATATTATATAATATTTTTTATAAAAAAACAAATATAGGATATTTTGCTTTGAAAAATAGTAAACGCCTTTTGGATTTTGAGATTGCGGAGTCCAGGTTTGTCGCCGGCCGGAAGTTCTGCTAAAGGCCATATGGGTACAAAAAAATGGGAAGGTTATATATAATAACCTTCCCATAAAAATTATTGTTTTACTAATTTTTCTAAAAGTCCGTCTTCTGCATTCTTAATAACTCCATCTATGTATGTACCAGTAACTTTAGAAATATCTAATTTTCTTTCTACATATTCTTCAGTTGAACTTTTTGCAGTGGAGCCATCTGTTCCAAGATAAAGATTTGTAATAGAACCACCAGAAATATTACATTGCATTGAATTAAGAGTTCCACTTACATCTGAAGCAGTTTCTCCTCCTAAATATGCTTTTTCAATGGTGCCATTTTTAATATTATAAACTACATCTTTAACAGAACCTCTATTTGTAGATTGTAATATTTGAATAGTACCGCCATTCATATTTAAAGTTCCTGCATTTGTATTTCCATTGGAACCACCAATCGTAACATAATAAAATGCTCCATCATTAATATTTAATTCAACATTTGTTTCGACATTAGAATCTGCACCAATTCCTCCACCATAAACGCATGATTGAACTATTCCACCATTAATAGTCATTTTAACATTATAGACTGTATTTGGAAACATTTTTCTATAATAATCACACCAAGCTGCACCAGCACCATTTACATTTTTAATAATACCGCCATTAATAATAATTTCTGCTGTATCAACAGTTCCACCAGCTCCATTACCACCTTGAATATTTGCTATTGAGCCACTATTTACAGTAATCTTAGTATGTGGAAAATACAATGGCGTAGTTATAGAAATACCCCCGCCGCAAACATTTACTTTAGAACCGTCAGAAAAGATTTGTTCTCCACCAATCCATTTAATTTTAATAGCTTCTTCTGCTGAATCATCTTTTTCAATTACTATTGGATGTCCAAGAGCAAAGAAAACATTCATTTTTTCATCATAATATGGAGACATACTATTTATAATAAGTTTATCTTCTTTTAAATCATTTTCCATCATAGTTTTATCATAAGAAACAATCTTATTAATCTTTTCTACTAATTTAGAATCATCGTATGCTTCTGGAATTGTAATATTCTTTTTAATCCAATTTGCCAAATCTACAGTTTTGGTATAAGATTTTAATTGAGATTCTAATTCGCTGTCAGTAACAATTGCTTCTGGATTTTCTGTAAAATAATTTTGTACTGCTTGCGCGATATCTTCTGCAGAAACTGAACCAGAGCTTGAATTAGGATTTTGAATTTTCCATTTATTTTCACCATTTAGAATATATTTTGAATTATTCTCAATACAAAAAGCAGTTGAACCCATTTTTATATTCTTTGTAGATAATTCATTTAATTCTTTAATATTATCTACAACAAAATCAGAAATACCATATTGAGTATTTCCATTTTGAGATATAACTCCAATCATAGTTTTTTCCTCCTTTATAAAATTTAAAGGTTTCACCTTTATTATAAATAAAGTTGAAATAATATATTTTATTTATTTTTGCCCTAATAAAAAAGGAGCAAGAATAAATCTTGCTCCTCAAATCTATTGTTATTTATTTAATACAAGCATAACGCTCAGTATCAAGTTTCTCCATCATTAAGTCATATCCGTCTTTACCAGAGAGAATTTGTTCTATCATCGTCATTGAAAATCCAGATACATAGGAGAATCTTCCGCCAAGGGCTGGAATATTATTCTGTCTCGCATCAAGATTCCAGAAAATTACTTTTGGTAATTCATAACCATAAGCCATCCACTTCTGAGCAATATTCTCAAGCAGAGTATTGATTTCACCAATACCACCGGTAATACGGTTTCCATAACTCCAACGCTCTCTGGAAGGACGTCCAAAGGACATACAATCATTAAACTCCATATCAGAAAAGATATAAAGAGTTTTTGGCATCTCAGAAGCAGGAACTTTATTTTTAAGAGCAACATTCAACATAAGGTCAAAAGTTGCCTCAATGTTTGTGCTTCCACCCCAGTCAGCAGAACGTGCTCTCTGGAATTTATCGTAAATATCTACTCCATCGAATCTAACAAACTGAGGATTGCTGGAGAAAGTGATGAAATGATTCTGGAAAGGACCTTTACCACGCTCTGCGATATAAGCACCCATAGATACTGCCGCATCCATTGGAGTACCGCTCATAGAGCCAGATACATCGACGATTGCAATTCCGTTCTCCTCACGACCATTGTAGTAGTCTTTAAGGTTTGCCCAGTATTTATCCCACATCAAACGCTTAGTCTGAGTTGGAGCACCGTAGTATCCACCATAACCAAAAATCTGACTGGCAATGTCTACTGGATTCAGGACTGCCGCATTAACAGTCTTAGTCTCATCCTTAGCAAAATCTGCATAAGTCTGCGCTCCAGCTTTTGCACGCTCAATGTCATGTTTTGCGAAAGCATTCTTATACTTCATACCTGCTTTAGATGGAATCTTATCAAACTCAATTTCATCCCAACGATTCTCAGACATCAAACGTTCAAGAACGTTAATACGAGCACGAAGGATAGAAAGAGTCTTACGATACTGCTTTGCAGTCATTCCAAAATATTTACGAGTTACTTTTCCAAGTCTGCGAGACTCATGAGAAGAAGTATTCTCAGATTTCAGCCATTTAGCAAGCAGAGATGGAGTTTTGCACTGAACATCAAGTGCGAGCTGGTCTTTCATAATCTTCAGAGCATCTCCCTCAAGAGCTGTTCCTACGAATACATACAGGTCATCCCAACGACCAAACTCAGGTACATGAATCAAGTTTCTACGTACCGCTTCTTTATCGACAGCAACCAGGTCTTTGATTGCTACACGGAAAAATCTACGCTCACCCTGTCCACCACGCACATCACGCAGATAAAACAAACATTTCAGAGCGTAAACAGGATTCTCTCTGAAAGCATTTCTTACAAGTGTTTTTACATCATCATCACTTCTGTTACGATATGCTCCACCAAGTGCAAACATATCCAGTAAATCGGATTTAGTTGTCTTATGTGTAATAGCACCATTCTCAGTTGTTGTAAAGTTTGTAGCTGCTTTCATTCCATTCATAAAACTATTCATAGATAAAATCTCCTTTTTCTCTTAACCTTGTTACAAGGTCGTAATTGATTTTTAACAAGATACTTTTTGGTTAGGGCGTTTTAATTTTCCCCACTTAAACTACAGAATTACTTCTGGTTGGATATGGACCAACATTCCCTTTACTTTCGTTTATACCTACCACAGTATAAAAATATTTTTTTAGCTGTAAGCATCTTTCTTTATCTTACATATATATTATATTATATTTTTATTTAAAAATCAATTAAGATTTTTAAGAGGCGGGAAGGGGATTCGAACCCCTGAATAGCGGTTTTGCAGACCGCCGCCTTAACCAACTTGGCTACCCCGCCTGAAACTCTTCTATCGGATATCCATTCTCCGCAAACCATTCTTGAATTGGCTCACGCTCTGAACAATGATTTCCAAAAGCCTCATGTACAATTAAAATTACAACTGGTTCCTCTTGGAATTTTTCTCGTTCTTTAACAGCATTTCCAATAGACTCAATCCTTGAAAGAATATTTTGAAAATCTAAATGTTCTAATTGCATTTTATATGCTTTTAAAAACATACAATCATTTGCGGTGCTCGCACATCCTTCTGGACCTGAACATAATCCTTCACATAAAGGACCTGGCGCAAACGGTTCTGCTCTTAAACCATTCCATACTCCATTCTTATCTTTAAATTGATAACCTTGACCTTGGTTTCTATGAAACCATTTAGGATCCCATTTAGCTGTACTAAGAGGAATCATATAAGGTTTAAAAAATCGAATCTGATAAAAATAAGATGTCATAATTTTCATATTCATTCTCCTTTAAAAGTGTGCCAGGCGGGACTCGAACCCGCGGTAACCGGATTAAAAGTCCGGTGCTTTGCCAACTAAGCTACTGGCACAAAAAGAGGGGCAAAAAATGCCCCTTTTTCAAGGCATAATAATCATCCTTTTTTCAAAAATATGTTTTATTGTCATATAATAAAATATTTACTTGAATTTAATCAACGATTGCTGTTTATGCCTTAATGTAAATTATAAAACCATTAAAAATTAAATAGATGCTTCTTTTCACTAATATTGCTTTGTATATCAAGAGCCCAGCCTATTTAGTCTACTAAGAAGCATTGCATTATTAAATCATCATATTTGAATATGTATGTGATTTTACCAATAATATCTACTCAAAGATATAAATTGTTTTGCAGTTTATGGCTCTTTAGAGCGGATAACGGGATTCGAACCCGTGACACATGCTTGGAAGGCACGTATGTTGCCAACTACACCATACCCGCATATTTAGCAAATGTTTTAAACATTTGCTATTTTTAAGAGGAAATTTAAAAAGAGGAAAGTTCTTTAACTTTCTATATTTATTATATCAAAAAATTTTATAAAAATCAAATTATTTCATTTTATACCATTTGTACCACTGTCTATAAGTTTCTTTTTTATCTGGATATTTACAATATTTAGAAGTTTTCATTTCAGGAAAATTCATTTTAAACCAATAATAATGCCTAATTTCACTTTCCCAATATTCTTCCCAAGTCATTTTATATCCATAATCACAAATGTCCCAAGTTTCATAAATTTTTTTAAAATCGCCTTTTGAAAGTTTCACGTCTGGATGCTGTTTTAACCAAGAACGAACTGTTTGATTCGCAATCCGTTTTTTTATTTTACCTTTTCTATCTCCAGACCAAGGCGTTTTTTTATAACTTCTACTCATTATCTAAATCCTCCTTTCTAAGGACTTAGAAGACTGTACCAATATGATAGAACATATATTATCCCTCCTATTGATTTTTAGTCAGTGCTGGTAGCGGGATTCGAACCCGCAAGGCTCGGAGCCAGCGGATTTTAAGTCCGCCGTGTATACCGTTCCACCATACCAGCTTAATACTCCTCACACTCCGGTGAGGAGTTTATCTTGAATAGTTTATCAAGACACTTTATTTTTTCATTTGAGGGATTTGAACCCTCTAAAAATCATTCACAACACAATCTTATTATCCATTTTCTTTAATTGCTGAGAAAGTGTCTTTTTTAATTTATATATAAATTATAACATATATTTTTTTTAAAAGCAAATTTTTATTTAAAGAGCATAATGAAGATTTTTTGCCCCAGCTCTACGAAGAGAAATATAATCTACTTCTCTTTCCTGACGCTTTTTGAGAGCCGCAATCTCTTCATCATTATCATCATAATAGTTAGGCAGCCAATTAAGACCAACCTTTTTACCATCAACGATCATGCCGCCCCTATCATAATCATAGGTTATACCGCCAGATTCAAATGAAGCATAGAAATTAAAGCCATTTTCATCATAACAATCCATGGTAATAGTCTCTTCTTCAAATAAATCAAGGTAAACAGTTCTTTTAACATGTCCGCCATCTTTAAAATAAAGAATTGCGTTATAAGTTTCTTTTTCGACACGAATAATATTTAAGTCTTTAATCGCATCTTCGAATGTAGAACCAAGAGTAAGCTCAAAAGCAATTGCCCGCAAACAATCATAGTTAAGATTAACTTTACGGCTAAATGCAATTACTTTATTGATTTCACTATACATACACTCTGGAATCTGATCTTCAAGATAAGATTTTACCTCCATATCTGTTGGATATTCAAAGCGAATGTGATAATGAAAACGACCAGGTCTATTGACAAGGTAGTCATTTAACCCTCTTAACTCATTGCAAGTAATTACAAAAAGTTTCTTTCCTTGACTTAATCCATCAAAGAGTGTAAGCATTTCTGTTTGCGGATCGGCGATAGAATTTGATTCATCTCTTTTACCAGAAAATGTTTTATCAAATTCATCGAAAAGAACTACAACTTCCTGCTGGATTGAGGCAAGAAAATCCGCAATTCCTGGATAATAACAATTTACAATAATAAGCGGATAACCTTCTTCTATACCCCTTGCCGCAAGTAATTTAGCAAAAAGAGATTTTCCAATACCTTTATCGCCAGATAAAATTACACCAAGATTTCTATTAACAAGTTTAAAAGAACCCAATACCTTTTGGACTTTCTGAAGATGAACTCCATAAATCTTTTCAGAGATTTTAATGTCATCATACTTGGTTAAATAGAATCCTGCTTGCGGATTAAAATCTACCTGATAACACTGGGCAGGTAATTTATCTGAAGTCTGAACACTGTCGTCATAAATTCTATAAATACTTCCTGTGTTTACAATCTGCATTTATTTATCATTCTCTCTTTCTTTATCTTATAAATATATTATATAATATTTTTAAAATAAAATCAATTTATCATCCATTGTTTTGGAAATCCATCTTCATGAACAACTCGCATTTGTTCTTCATTATTATACCAATCTCCAATAGGCAAGTGTTTTTCATAATCAGTTGAAAAATTCTGCCATAATTCTTTCCATATATACTCATCATTAATACGGAAATCACCATTAAAATTATCAATAATTTCCTTTCCTTTTAAGAAACTTTGAAAATCATTCTCAAAGATAATGACTCCACCATTCGCACTGTGAGGAGGATGTGCGACAGGATAAGCACTTCCAGCAGGAAAGTCTAAATAATGATCGCAATTTTTAATAAAATATATATCTGAATCAACTAAGCATAATTTAATTCCTACTGGTACTTGAAAAGCATAAATTTTATTTATTGTATATTTAATCCTTTCATCTCTATCTAAATTAGGAATGTTTAAAAGATTAAAATTTGCAATAAAAACACCTTTTTCAGGAAAGATTTTTTTTATATTATCTATATTTATGTTACTGGCTAATAAAATAAAAAAATCATTTTGATAAATACTATTGACAGATTTTAAGCTATCATATAAACGTCTTGCTCCTAAAGCATAATCTTCAGTAGCTAACATTGTTCCAAACATCTTTTTCATATTTATCATCTCCTTATTTTTCTATAATAATTATATAATATTTTTTATAAAAAATCAATTTTTTGATTTTTCAACTAAAAATGTGGTATAATAATAATATATTGAGGAGGATTTAAAAATGATTTATTTAGATAATAATGCGACAACTAAACCTTTTCCAGAAGTAATTAAAATATTTGAAGAATCTTCTTTTGCTAATCCGCATTCAACTCATTCTGCAGGATTATTAGCAGATAAAGAGCTACAGTCCGCAAAAGCAAGTATCGCAAAAGATATTGACTGCGAGCCAGATGAGATATATTTTGTAGGAAGTCCAACAGAAGCATGTAATTGGGCAATTCAAATTTTACGAGATAAAGAATGTAAAATAAATTATCATAAATATGAACATAGCGCAGTATTAAAACCTATTTTAGCTTTTCCAGAAGTAGAGAATCCTAAACGAAATGGATATGTACAAATGCTTGTAAATAATATTTATGGAGAAATTTATAATGTCCCTATAAGAGAACATGAAGATGATATTATTTTTTGTGATGGTACTGCGGCAATTGGACATATTCCTTTTAGCTTTAAAGAATCCGGTATTGATATGCTTGCTTTTGGAGCACATAAATTCAATGGATTAAGGGGAATTGCTTGTTTAATAATTAAAAAAGATTTACTCCCAGTTCGTTCATTATTATGGGGTGGAGATATAACTGGCGGCACTCCTTGTCAAGGTCTTGCATCTACGATGGCATATGCTTTACATAAAAATATTGAGCATATGAGCGAAAATACAAAAAAGACTAAAGAAATGCAAGATTATATTATTAATGAACTAACTACAATTCCATTTTCACGAATTAATGGACCGATAGGAAATAATAGAATTTCTAATAATGTAAATATTAGTTTTTCATATATATCTGGCTCAGATTTACAAAAGTATCTTAGTGATTATAATATTTGTGTTTCTACTGGAAGCGCTTGTGACTCAAGTAGCTTTGTTGAATCCAGAGGCGGTATTTGTGTGCGGCCATTGAAGAAAGATAACCAAAGAGAACCTGAGTTAGTTACAATATTTAAAGCAGGCGGAATGGATGAAGATGATGCAAAAAGTTCAATTAGAATTACTTTAGATGCTAATTATAATACTATGGAAGAAATTGAAGAATTTGTTAGCATACTTAAAAATATTATTGAATTAAATAGACCTATATAATAAAAAAATCCAGTCTTAATAATAAGACTGGATTTTTTGTTTTTCTTTCCGTTCACATCTATCTCTTTCGACTTTACGCATTTCTTTTAATCGCTTACAATTACGGCATCCATCAGTATCTAACCAAAACCATTTTGGTGGTTGCGGTTTAGGCTTGCGAAAAATCTTTTTCTTGCTCATCCATACTCTCCCATTTACGCCGATCCATTCTGCACCAGTTACGTTTGCCCGCACTATAATGTCCTTTTGGATTTGTTTTAAATTGACCAGAGCAACATTCACATGAACAAAAATTTTTATTTTTACTATAAGCATGAAGATTTCTATACCATCCATCTTCCCATCCATATACTACTTCAGCAATATATCTTTTATGCTTTGCTTTTCTAATAGATTGTTTTCTTCTAATTCCTCTGGCATTTCTTCGCATATGAAACCTCCTATATTAAAAATATAAGGGGCATATGCCCCTTATATTAAAGTGTTTTTTCAATAGCTGCAACATTGGCTTTTGCTACATTGCAAGCCTCATTTGCGTCTAAAAGATATTTCTGCATTTTTACAAGATGCTTCTGAGCTTCTGCAAGCTCCTGGAACGCCTCAGAAACTTTACTTGCCGCTCTTTTAGCTCTTTTTTCAGCAATCTTTGCATTGCAACGAGCGATAGCAAGCTCAGTACCTTTCTCTACATCAAAAGTATCTCTTGGGTCTGCCTTTGCATAGCCTTTTACATTTTTACCTGCATAAGTGCTTACTGCAATTACCTTCCGCTGATTCTGATCTACAAATACCCGATATTTTTCTTTACCAAAAGTAGTTTTCATCATTTTTTAAATCTCCTTTATCTCTTATCTTTAATATAAATATATTATATAATATTTTTATTAAAAAATCAATATAGCAATCTTTTTGTCTAAAAAATTTTAAAATGCTTTTTTGATTTGGGTTTGCGGTTTTCTCGTTCGGGTCCGGCGCGAGCAGCTTATGCTTTTCATATGAGCTGGATTTATATAAAAAAAATAATCAATAAAAACCTTTTCATGCGACCCCTTACTCTACAAGCGTTCATTGTTCATGCTCCTTGCACTAAACCCACTTATAAAATCCATCAGAGACCTGGTTCACTACTTTAGTTTTTATTGACTATTTTCCCATTAACAAAGTCTTTATTCAATATGGTCAACTTAAATAGGATTGTTTAAAAAACTGTGTTAAGGATACCTTATAATTCGTGCCATATTCACTACACATAAATAAAATACCTATTATTTTTTAAGAGCCTGCCTACCTCTTATGCAGCAGTTAGTCCCTGCTTTGCCGAAGCCAGTTATTAAAGGGAACTGTTAGGTTGCACCCTGATGGGGAGTGATGGAGTCGAACCACCCGAAACCGAAGCCACCAGTTTTACAGACTGGCCCGCTACCCCTACGGTATAATTCCCCAAATTTTAAACGAAATCAACTTTATCAAACATTGGGGCATAACTCTTAACATGATTATGAGTTAAAACACCCATTAAAGTTTCTTTATCATTTTCTTCTATAATATAAATATGAGCTGTATCACTTGTAATAGCTTGTCTACCTTTTGGAGCAGTTAATAATTTAGCACATTTTTCAACTCTTTGCATATCAGTTGTATTTAATTCAATGCGTCCTCGACTACCAATAACCGCAAATATAGGTTTACCATTTTTAATTTTTGGCTTTGTATTAATAATCTTGCCGCACCAATTAATATTATATTCTTCATGCACATCTGTTACAATGAGATGAGTTTTTACTAAAACCTCTGCCATTATTTTTACTCCTTAAAAGAATTAAAAAAATTCATTATATCTTCATTCACCTGTCTTGTTTCGATATTCTCACTCCTTGGAGCAGATTTAGAAATATAAGATGGATGTTGCTCTTTCCAACAGGAAAGGAAATGTTTTGAAAGACTTTCTTCTTTTTCAAATTTTCTTTTACAAGTAGGACAAATATACATATTCAATCTCCTTTATTTATCAGCCTTTTCATTAATAACTCCTGTAGAAATAGTGTGCTGAAAAAGACAGGATAAAAAATAGCCAGATACTGAAATATTCTTTCTTAGCAGGAAAGCGCCCTATATGAGCAGTATAATTGCTGTATGTATCTGTTTATTCACTTCATTAAAAGATGACGCTTTTAATGAAATTAACTTTCGATACCATCTCTGTCAAGCCCTTAGCTTACAAGGACAGTGAAGTGTAAGCCCCTCACCAGAATCTCATGCTTCCCATTGATTTACAAGGCTATAGCACAAAGCAACCTTGGGAGACTCTCATAGGTCATCTATGGCTGAGCATCTTCCTCAACTCAGACTTTAAAATATTAAATCATACTACTTATTCCTAAACTATTTCGTAGCTATCTCCATCAGTACCATACACATGAGATTTTGTGATTTAATATTAAGCTGGGGTAGCTGGATTCGAACCAGTTATCCCAAAGCGGCCTCTACGGGATTTGAACCCATGCCGTCGCAGTCAAAGTGCGATGTGCTACCGTTACACCAAGGGGCACTATTTATTGCCATGAAAACCAGTTGTTGGTAATTGTTGATTACAATTAGGACAAACCCAACGAAGATTTTCTAACCTATCATCATTGTTTTTACCATTAATGTGGTCAAGAATCAAAGTTAAAGGTTTTCCCTGCCAAATAGGTTTCATTTTACAAATAGAACATTCATAAGGAGTATAATTTCCTTTTTCATACCAAGTTCTTAAAGTTCTTTGAGTTGCAGTAGAATTTTTAATAAATACATTTTCTTCAGTCCTTTTAGTTTTATTCAAATTTCCAAAATGACTATAATCTATACCATATTTATCTAATCTTTTTCTAACTGTAACACGATTAGAACCACTTCTTGCTGCATATCCTAATTTTAAAATTAATTCATTAAAAGAATTACTTTCTGATACCATTTGAGTTAATTCTTCAACTGTAAAATTATCTATTTTTGCCATAATAAAATCTCCTTTATTTTTATTTCTTATTATAACATAAGAAATATTTTAAAAAGATTTAATAATTTTGGCACAAAATTTTTTATCCTGGGCCTTGCCGCTTGGCGATACCCCATCATTTCAAGACACATTTTGAATTATTGCCTAACCACTTGGCTATTTATGCACCCTGAGCATAAAACTGGATTCGAACCAGTGTTAATAATTTGCTATAAGCAAAATTTGCTGTGTGTGTCTTAAAAAATATTTCTTAAATTTTTAAAAGAGAGGTTTTTGATTAACAAGACTCGTAAAGTTCTAATAGTAATCCTATCAATAATCCCTATTTACTTCAACTCAAATTATTGGTCATCGGCTGGAGCCGGACTACCGGCGTTCTTGTTTTCCTTTTAACTGTATTAAAAGAAATTTTAAAAGAAATTTGCTGATCCGAGTCTATTATATTTTTAATAATCGGGTGGATTTGCACTCGCCTTACTTCTGTAACCTACAGAACCCTCAGAAGATAAACTTCCTTAGCACCTTGCAATTATTATTTACTTTATATATTTATTATAACATTTATTTTTATAAAAATCAATTTATTTTATTTTTTTTTGATTTTTATAAGATGGAAGTGGAAAGAATCGAACTTTCGTGACGGCGTTATCAGCACCGCATACTAACCGTTGTATGACACTTCCGAATCCAAAAGACCTTTGCAGGTCTTACATAACTTCTGGATTTTCGTTGAAGAATTTTAAAAACTTAGCTTCATCTTCTTTTGAAGAGCAAAACAGTTCTAATTCATCTCCTCTTTCTCCAAGTAATGCTCCAATAGCAACATACTGTGTTAAGAGAGATTTCATATTGTATTTATCACCATACTGAGAAGTAAGTGTTACATCTCCTTTACAAGTATTTACTATTGCAAGAAAATCTTCTACCTGTGAAATCTTTGTCAACTTCATAATATAAAACTCCTTTCTTATGAAAGCGGATGATTTACAGTTTGTAAATTAGAACGAACTTCTAATTTATATTCATCTTTTATCAAATAATCTACAAGAACTTCAATTAATTCTAAATCATTCATTTGTCGCCCTTCGAGTTTAAAATGATTAAAACCTAAAGGTAAATAAATTTTTTCAATATCTTGCGGGCTAATATAGTTTTTATACTTTCTTAACTCGTAATATCTTGAACCACGACTTGAACAAGTAAAATTAATATCTGTCTTTCCATATAATTCAATCTCTGCGATTGCTTGATAATGCTTTTGCCGATTAGGACAATTAGGAATACAACAAGGATCAGCAAGTATTTCACATTTTTCTTTATTTTGAATTTTTTCTAAAAATTCAAAATCATTATTCCAATCAAAATCCATGACTGTTAAAAAATAATTTTTAGAAATTTCTGCATCTTGTTGTTCTGCATTATTTCTTAAACATTTTGTAATAGATGAAATATATCTATAATCATCTCCATATTTTTCTCTTAAATAGGATTCTAATACAGAAGAATTACATAAAATTTCATTATTACCAGTGTTAAAGATTTCTGTAATTGAATTACATTTTTTATCATTCAAATGTTGTTCTTGTAAAAGACTATTTGTAAAAGTAAATCGTACTGGAATATTATATCCTTGAAAAGTATCTTTAATATGAATTAAATCATAATCCCTATCTAAAAGTAATCTTCCACCATTCCAGATACAATTAGGAGAATCATAAAAAGCTCCAATCTCTATATTATCATAGAACATTTCTCTTTTAAAAGTATAAGCATATGCAAGCATTTCACATAACTTAAAATGTCCACAAAAACCTGGTAAATAGAAATAAACTTTTTTTGAATACATCTAAATCCTCCTAACACCCGATGAGGGAATCGAACCCCCGGCTCGGCGTCCGTAGCGCCACGTTCTTTCCACTGTACTAATCGGGTAAGTCGATAAAGGAAAAATCATTTCCTTTATCTTATGTATATATAATAACAAATTTTTTATAAAAAATCAATTAAAAGTAAACAGCAGCTCCATCAGGAGTTGAATAATAAGCATCACTGATAATTACTCCAGTATTGCTATTTGAAGCATGAACTACAGAACCATCTCCAAGAGAAATAGCTACATGACCTAATCCATGATAAAAGATTAATGCACCTGGTGTTGAAACCGCGGTAGAAACATCAATCTGTGTTCCACCATAATACTGGTCTGCCGCAGTTCTTGGAACAGAAATTCCATAAGAACTAAATACATATGATACTAAACCACTACAATCAAAACTATCTGGTCCAGTAGCGCCCCAAACATAAGAACAACCTACATAATTACTTGCGGTTGCAGCAATGGAAGCTCCGGTTGAAGAATCTGAAACAGTTGGTTCCTCATAAGAAGGCTCTTCCGCAGTATCTGTATCTTCTTCATCAGAAGGTTCTTCATTTACTTCTTCTTGCTCTTCTTCATAAATAGGCTCCTCACTTGTTTCTTCCTCGTAAGAAGGTTCTTCATTTACTTCTTCTTGCTCTTCTTCATAAATAGGCTCCTCACTTGTTTCTTCCTCGTAAGAAGGCTCTTCATTTACTTCTTCTTCAGAAGGTTCTTCCTCATAAGATTCTTCATCTTCATATGAAGTTTCTTCTTGATATACTTCCTCAACATTTTCAGTTTCTACTTCTGGTTCATAAGAAGAATCTTCCGTAGGTTCTGTTTGAGTTTCATAATCATAAGTTTCTTCTGGCTCAACATAAGTTGGAGTCATTTCTACAACATCATCAGTATTACTTACTTCTTCTGTTGTATTTTCTGTTGTTGTAGCTTGCTCGTTGCTAACTACATCACTAATTTTTGTTGCTGTTGGATAATAAGTATTCAGAGTAACATAATCGGCACTAACATATCCATATTTATTATCATCTGTTACTACACTTACCCAGGCGGATTGATCATAAGCCTCTGTAACTTCGATTGAAGCATTTTGATCAACAATATCTAAAACATTGGAATTTTCATCTTTTGTCTGTCTTACTTTCAAGCCGTTTGAATTAACGGTAGCTTTTGTATAACCTTTCGCAAAAGGTTCATCGCCACAATACTGACTTGCAACATACCCAATCACATCTCCAGATTGAATTTTGTACCAACCGTATTCATCTTCTTCCAATAGTACGCCTTGTGCATTATAAGGTAAATTTCCAATTACTTCTCCATCTGGAGCAGACCTTACATTTACATTAGCTCCTGCATAAACATAACTACCAGGCTCTGCCGCAAATGCAGTTATTGGATTTACACCTAATAAAGCACCACTTAATATAACAGCTCTAATCACATTTTTCTTCATTTTTTCTCCTTAATACTATATTGCAAGTTTTCGGTTACGAAATTATTACAAAAATGTTACAGAAGTATTAACTAAAAAGGCTTAACTAATAGGATTTTTTCCTTATCTTCATAAACATAATAATCTTTGTAATCTTCATCAAAGTAAAAATATTTAGTACAAAGAAAGGCATCTGCTTCATATAACTTAAATATATTTTCATAAAACCAAATTGGAATCATGAGTTTATATCCATTAATTGAAATCCAATATTCAATTAAATCTTTATGACGTTCCTCAAGTAATTTTACATTATCTCCAACAGGAACAACAACACAAGTTACTCGTTCATAATACCCTTTTGGAACTTCTTTAATTATTTTTTGCATTTTAATCTTCCTTTCTTTGTTAATAGAATATGTGCGATTTGAACGCCGCCTCGAGCTCCCAAAGCCCGCGTGCTACCATTACACCACATACTCTTTATTAAAGTAGACTATTGCGAACTTGCCGTCTACTATGGCGACTCATTTAATTTATTATCCGCAATGACATAACTGCGGAATGTAAAATTTATTTTCTTATTCGTAGTTTTACTTCTACGATATGTGGGTGCGGTCATGCCCAGGTCCATCCCTTTACCCCGGAGGTTATAGTGCAGGCACTATCTCCTCTGTGTCCCTTGAACCCTCGTTCAAGTACCGTTCACCGCATTTAATAAAGGTTTTTTAGCCATTTTTATTTAATAGCTAAAGCCGGTAGAGGGACTTGAACCCCCGATCTACTGATTTATCTATCAATACTTAATTACTTCCTCCTAATATTTTATTAATTTCATATTCCTCAGCAAAAGTAATTCCTTTAATTTGACCATTTTTAGGAGGTGCAAATCTCAAAGTTTTTTCTACTGAACATTCTTGAACTGGAATAACATAACATTTTCCATTCCAATAAGTTGCGAAATAATCAATTTCATTTTCATTATATCTTACATTTTTTACACCAGAACAATTTACATGTGTACTTCTGCAAGAAAAACATATTGCATCAGGATTACCCTTTTTGATTGAAGAAGTTTTAACTTGAATTTTTAATAGCTGTCCATCTTTATCAGCAATAAAATCATATTTTGCATTATCTCCATAAGGAATACTAACTCTACATCCACATTCTACAAATGCTGCTAAACACTGTAATTCTGTGAGATTTCCTTTTCTCTTACTATCCACAGTATTTTTCATTAAGTTTGATTGACAAGTCAGTCGCATTGCCAACTATGCTATACCGGCATTTAAAAAGGCGAGTTTCCTCGCCTTAATAATTTTTTATTAGGCTGAGATTATTGACCTATTATAATTAGCTTTGCTTACCGTTGGAAGTAAGTAATCACACGAACGATTAATCCGTAGCTAATAGCGACACCAGTTTCAGTGGCTCCTGGCAAACTCTTACTACATAGTATCATAAATTTCCTTTCAGCACATTCTTCCTTGCGGGATTAGGAGATTGCAGTCTCTTAGAGTTGCACCTAATTGTACTTTTTCATATCTTACCTTGCGGGCTTAATATGTGTCCATATTACAGAACAATAAGTCGCTTTTCTCTATGTAGTCATGTACACTTTTGCTGTATAAGTAAATGTTTTATTTTCTCATATAATATATTGGAAAACCAAATCAGGCTATCTCTGATTAAATATCCAATGCAATCATGTACATATATTATGGATTACGAGGTACACATTTGAGCATCTATACCTTTTGAGTACAGCCCACTCATCGCAACCCTGCTCGTCTTGCTATCGACTTACTTTAGGCTATTCCAACTATCTTTCGATTTAAGTCAGAAATGACTAATTAAATACAGCACTTATTCTTGCGGAATTTGCACCATACAACAACCTTACTGTCCACCCATTTCTGAGTTTATTTATAGCACCTTTCCCATGATGCCCGACCAACCATTGTCCTCAGCGGACGCCCCAAGACTTTAGATTGGAACGTTAGTAAGTATTGGTTTTCTGTCACCCCTTCTTTAGAAGGAGGCACTCTTGTGCTTTATACATGTTACCACGCTTATTTAACGACCCGAAACCAGCCGATTAGTTCTTTTAAACGTGTTCACCGAAGTTAGTGCGTTATTGGATAACTAATAATCCGAACGGCCCCTACGGGATTTGAACCCATGCCGTCGCAGTCAAAGTGCGATGTGCTACCACTACACCAAGGGGCACTATCCGAGACGCATACTCACCTTGAAATTTGATTTACAGTCAAATTTTTAAAATTGCTTTTAGCGTCTCTTTATCACATATATATTATATAATAAATTTTTATAAAAATCAATTTTTTTGTTTTTAATTCTTCAAGAATTAAATCACTTGGCAGAAATTTTTTACATAAATAACAAGAACCAAAAGAAACTCCTTTTTGAACTTGTGAAAAGTCTGAGTTCATATAATAATTGATTCTTTTATCAAAACCTAAATACTGAAGTCCATCCTTCATATATTCAAACCTTGCCTGTCCCTGCAAAGAAGGAATTGGAAGTAACATCGCATAAGGCTTATCAAGTTCAAATAACCTTTTTAAAACATTGTCTTTTTGAGAAAAAGGCGGATTTGAAATAATTATATCATAATCCTCTTCTGGCTCATAAAAGAAAAAGTTTTTATCTTCATCAATATGAGAATGAAGAACATTAAAGCCAGCTTTTAAAAATTCTTTTACATATGCATAACTTTCTAAGTCAAAAGGACACCAAATTGTAACGGAATGTCCTAAAGTTTTTTCAAACATTTTTATATACTTAATCAATGGCTGAACCGCATAGGCTGGTGTATATACTTCATCAGAAGCTTTATCAGTTTTTGCAGTTAAATAACCTTTATTTAATGGCATAAAATATCTTCTCCTTTATCCTTTAAATAACTATATAATTTATTTTTAGTTAAATCAATAGCATTTGAAGGGCAATGAATACGTGCAGCGTTTTCAAAATCTAAGCCTGTCATAGTATTTCTTGATGCGTGGAGTCATAATATTTTTTACCTCTTTTTTATTTTTTATTTTTTTTAAGTAACCTATCGTTCCGTTCTTCAGTTACTTGGCTTTGCAATGTAAAAACGGAAACAAAGCGTGGAGTTAGGGAGGCTCGAACTCCCGACCTCTTGTTTGCAAAACAAGCGTTCGTCCCGACTGAACTATAACCCCAAAATTAAAGTGCTAACCTTTAATTTATAAAAAATATGAATGACGAGTTCATAAAAGAATATATGTTGTCATCATATATTTTGGTTTTGTCAACCAAGCGACTCCGACGGGACTTGAACCCGTGCTATTCCTGCGTGACAGGCAGGTACCATAACCAGTTAGGCGACGGAGCCAAAACAAGATGGATTTGTTTGCAATTTAATATCCCCAATATTACGCATTATTTATATTGCTGTGTCCATCTTAATGGGGGAGGTAGGACTCGAACCTACGATGTTTCTTTGTGGCTGATTTACAGTCAGCTGCCCTCGCCGCTGGACTACTCCCCCGCATCATTATTAAGTTGGACAGCTATCCTTTAAAAGAATCGGTATCTTCTGGAGCCTTAATAAACTTACCCCAGATGGTTACTATATTCACCAACCATCAAAGATTACAAGCAGCTTTATCGTTCTGCTTAGTAACGCTAAGCTTTTCAGCTACGAGGTACTTAGAATCTACCTTTTTATTACAATTCATTTATCGGAAGGATTTATGCCCTTCACAAATAAGTATAGCCTGTGTACTTTAGGCTGCCGTTTACTTTACTTTCTAAACGGTCAAAACGTAACTGAGGCTACTGGAGCGACCAGCGTATGTCAGTTAATACCAATAAATGGATTCGAACCATTGACATTTCCCTTAATATCAAACTCACTTACTTAAAACTTCCTTTGCTATATAATCCTTTGCAAAGGATATATTTTTTACTTGTCCATTTTTAGTAGGACTTAATCGTAAACTTTTAGTGCCTCTTCCACACTCATTAATAGGAACAAGATAACACTCATTTTCAAACCAGGTACAAAAATAATCAATTTCATTATGATAAGAACGTCTATTACTTCCTTCAGATGTAATATGGCTGGATTCAGTTTTAAATTCTATCTTACCATCTTTAAAATGACAAGATTTTACTTGAATTTTTAATAATTCATCTCCAGTATCTAAAATGAAATCATATCTTGTTGGTGTGTCTGGTGTAGAAGTTAAATAACCTAATTCTAAAAAGTAGGTTTTACATTTTAATTCTGTAATTGTTCCATAAACGTTTGTATCCATAATATTTTGTATGATATTGTTCGTTATGAAGGGACTGCTCTACCAACTGAGCTATACTGGCTTATTTTCAAGACATGGCTTTAAAGATTTATTCTATGTCGAATATTTTTTCTTTTATTTTTAATTTGCTGTTTATGTCTTTTTTAACTTTCTATAATTATTATATAATAATTTTTATTAAAAATCAATAATCAAGTTATGACCCTCACTATAAAAGGCATTGTTCCTTTTTTATTAAAATATTTATTAGACTTAGGATACCAAAAAGCTATTCGATATGTTCTATCTGGATGAACATTTGACCATCTCTTTACCATAAAATCATATTCACGTTTATGAGACGATTTATGCTCCGCCTGATAAGTAAACCAATCAAGAATATCTTTTCCAGATATAGGAGTTATGTAACTTAAAATATTTTTCATATTAAATAATCTCCTTAATAAATAAACAAACATTTCAAGACATCCGCCAGGTTTTGTCTTTACGGATACCAAACCTCAGCACTAAATCTACCGTCATTCAATATTATTCCCCAATATTGTTCTTTTTCTTGTTAGTATGTTCTACTTACAATGTTCGCAGAGAAAATGTCTTATGATATGCTCCCAATCTAAGAAACCTGCGGTTTCTTAGGAAGGATTTTCACCTTCGAGTTCCCAGCATGGTGGGCGGTAACTGTTCATATCTTTTTTCATTTATTATATATTATATAATAATTTTTTATAAAAATCAAATTTCAGTTCTTTGATTGCCAATCAGGTTACAACCCTGGAAGTTTCTGCTCTACCATCTTGGCATATAAAACCGTACTCGGAACTTCCTTTTTGCGTTTTATATTCTTCCAAACCAAGCCAGGAGTCACTTGTTTTACAGAGAAACATTATGTTTCCCAACCCTTCTAACAAAGTCACTAACGCTATTTTAAACCCTCGATTAGAAATATCATCTAATATATTCAAGATTAGCATATCATCTTGAAATGCGGGATCTGGGATTCGAACCCAGGACAAGCATCGCTTATAAGACGACTGCTCTAACCATGACTGAGCTAATCCCGCAAGTCCCCAACCGACTCTAACCAATGGTCTTTTGTGGGGTAGTTTTTATTTTTCAGATTTCGCTGAAAAGGGGGTGAATCACAGGGCGCCGCGGTACAAATCTCCGCACGTATTAGATATTAGCTTGGTTACTCCCCCGTCCTGCCTCTGGAATGATATTTATTTATAGATGCTTCAAGCACTACATCTTATTTATCAGATAGAAAAAGGTTTTTCTTCTTCAACAACTAAGTTATCTTTATTCAAATCAACCATACCAACAGAACCTTTAAGATCCCTACGACTGTCTAAAACAATAACTTCAGCATAATAATAATTCATAGTATCTCTTGAATCATTATTCCAATCTTCAACATCAACAACCTTTAATTTACTTCCTGCTGGAAGAATATCAGAGGTTCCAATATGCCAATGTTCAAGACGTACATCTTCAGTAGTTCTTAAATAAACGATTTTTAAATCGATTTGCTGAACAACATATTCGGCAAAATCTGCTCCATATAATCCTACTGCTGGATTACTTCTGTTGTCACAGGATTTACGAGGCTCGTCCCATTCATGAGATTCATAGCCATCAGCATCGGAAAAAAATCATTGCCTTCGCTGCCTCCCATAAGAGCCATAAGCATCAGAGGATTGCTCATATCTAATCCGCCAAGAGCAGAACCATTGCCACCCATTAACAGCATCAGAGGAAGCATATCTTTCAGACCAGAACCGCTTTTTCTATCTCCCAGTAACATTAACGGAAGCAGATTTCCAAAAGGCTTATCCTCAGAAGCACTTAAACCAGAGAAGTCAATCAAAGTTACAATCTTTGTTACGAAGTTAAAACCAAACATAGATTTTGTAGGAAGAATTTCTTTCTTCTCACCTGCGGCAACATCTACTACATGAATACCATTATCTGTGGAAACAACAAATACGGCATTTCCATTTGTGTGACGAATAACATCACCAACATGAACATCTTTAATTGCACAAGGCATCGCATAAATCATACCTTTTGCATCAAAGTCAATAAGGTCTACATTTACGATCTCATTTTTCTGTTTATCGTAAGAAACAATTTCACCTGCGGCATTCTGTAAAGCAATTCCCAGATGGCTTAAATGATAGTTATTTACTGGTCCAAACTCAAGATTTCCAAACATTTTCTTCATTTCCATATTCTTTTCCCTCTCTTTTTGCTCTTGATATAATTGCTCTGTGATAGTTTCATATTCTTTTCTACTTCTGGGTACACTCATAAAATAAATACCACCTCATTTTTATAGATGAAATTCTTCTAAAAGAGGTAAAATTTTATCTTCAATTTCTGGATAAAATTTATACAAAGTCTGTCTTGCGTTCAGAGGTTTGTCTGGTTTTGTGTATCTTGCACATTCCCAATCAATTACCATCTGAATATAATCATTACGAGTCTTTGCTTTTACAGTATGATGATGTGCATGATTTCTGTGGAAATTATGTACTTTCTTATAGTCAAAGAACGGATACAGGAACACTTTGTCTAAATCGTGGAAAAGACTTCTAAAAGTGTTATAGCCGAGAAGTTCTTTTTCAATTTTTCTGAATGCTTTTCTATGAGCTAATGTGTACTGGATTCTGTCTTTGTTTTTAATCATACTGCTTACCTCTCCTTTCTTTTTTTTTCTTTCCTTATCTTTATTACATATATATTATATAATATTTTTTATAAAATATCAATAATCAACTTTTTAACTACTAATTAAAAATAATGCCCACCCCTATACCCATAATTTTCCAATTTAAGTGGCGAGACTAAGAATCGAACTTAGATGTCATAATGACCACGGATTTAAAGTCCGCTTGCCGCAATACCCTTTTTCAAGACTAATATGGTTCCGCTGCGTAACCAATTTCGCCTTCTCGCCATAGAGCCTTATGTCGGACTCGAACCAACGACCTACTGATCAGTTGCGCTACTAACTGCGCTAATAAGGCATAAAAATAAGATTTTTTAAAAGAAAACCTTGAAAAACTTTTTAAATCGCTCTACAAAACTAAGAGGTCTATCTGCTGGAGTATAAAATACACATCCACCTAAATACATTCCTGAAGTACAAGAACGATAATATGAACAGTCCACACAACTTTTTGGATAACTCATATGTTTTTAATCTCCTTTCATTGTATTAAGGGTGGATAGGGGGAATCGAACCCTCACTCTCAGAGCCACAATCTGACGTACTAACCATTATACTATATCCACCATAACGGCGGGGGTGGGATTCGAACCCACGGACCGCTCATCACGGTCGGAGGTTTTCAAGACCTCTGCACTCAACCAGGCTATGCGACCCCGCCATAACGATTGGGAGAGGATTCGAACCTCCGGACCGAGTTACCCCGGTCAACAGATTAGCAATCTGCCGCATTCAACCGGCTCTGCCACCCAACCAAAAGGATTATAAAAAGTAGTAGCAAGAAAAACAAACCATAAGGCTTAGATGTAAAAGAATCTACTACGTTTATTCTTTTGTTTCTAATACATTCCAGATATATTAGAAAAAGATGGCATCCTCCAGCCGTACATACCAACCACACAGAAAGGAAAAAAGAAACACAAAAAACAAAATGTACGGATCTCTTGTTGGAGTTCTTTTGATAGCGGGACTGGGATTCGAACCCAGGACCTCCAGCCTATGAAACTGGCGAGCTTCCGCTGCTACTACCCCGCAATATTAAAATCTTCCGAGAAAATTTCCAAATTCATTAAAATCAAAACCTACTGGTTCTCTTTCATAACCATTCGCAATCATAAAAGAAACTCTGGAAGCAAGTAAAGAAGAATACTGCTTTTTTAATTCAGTAAAATCTTCATCAAGAAAATCCTCTACAACAAAAGCAGTATTATGACAAGCTGATTGAATTAATTTGATTCCACCAAATAACTTTTCTTTATCAGTCATAAAAATTTTCTCCTTTTTTACAAGACAGTTTATTTTAGGTTTGTAAGAATTAAAAGTTCTTTCCTTGAAATAATATAATTGTTTGCGGTTTCTGTCTTAAATGACCCCGGCGGGACTCGAACCCAGCATTTTCGCCGTGAAAGGGCGAAGTCACTAACCATTAGACCACGGGGCCGCAATACTTGTACTGGGACTCGAACCCAGACTCTCGGAATTAAGAGTTCCTTGCTTTACCAACTAAGCTATACAAGTTCAAAATCCGTCTGACAGGACTCGAACCTGCGATATATCGGTTAAAAGCCGATTGCCATTCCACTTGGCTACAGACTGTTATTCTGTTTTTGGTATTTCTGTTTTCGTTTCTTCATCTTTATTCTCCTTTTCTTCATCTTCTGGATTTTCTAATTCAATATCTACAAAAGAATTTTCAGAAGCCATTTTTAATAAATCTTCAAAAGTAAATACTTGTTTCATATTTCACTTTCCTTTATTATTATAATATAATTTTTTTAAAAAATCAATTAAGTTAAAGACTTGGCGGAATATATTTTTCAATACCACTTTAAATGCGAAGACGTTTTACAACCAGTGGGAACATGTCCCCAAACACACGAAGTTTTGGGTAAGCTGGAAACCAACCTCACATACCAAGTCGGGCGATTGGACCTGACCCGTTTCAACTTAACTGTAATTGCGGTGGGCAGGATTCGAACCTGCGTCTCCAGCCTATGAAACTGGCAAGGAACCACTCCTCTACCCCGCTATAATGTAGGGATTTTTACGAGATACTTCTCTGTAATGCTACCGTTACACCATACGTCCCCTAAAACGCAGTGGGATTCGAACCCAACACCTTTTTCCATATCCTAAAAATAAGAAGAAAAAATTGCTGTATGTATCTCAAACATCCCATATAGGATTCGAACCTATGAATGCGAGATTAGAAATCTCGTGCCTTTCCCACTTGGCGAATGGGATAGAAAAGAATCTGTTGCCGCAGATTCTCCAAAACTTATTTAGCATTTTATTGGAAACTCGGCAAAGAATCCGCCATTCAGCTAAAATGATTTCTTCAAACTAGACCATCACCGGCATCCTCAGCGCCAGTCAGAGAATCGAACTCTGTGATTCTTCAATCTAAGTTTTTTGTAGTATAACCTGTCACTACCAAACACTGCACACTCATATTTTATTAGGAACGTGCCCAAACCTAATCCTACTACGATGATACCTACTTAAAAACTTTTTTCAGTATCGCCGCAGATAGATGACTCTAAGAGGAATCGAACCTCTGTCTACAGATTGAGAGTCTGTCGTCTTAGACCGCTTGACTATAGAGCCGAAAAACTTATCACTCTTCTTCTGGTTCCTCATTCATAATGGATTCCCAGTATTCAGCATCATCATAAAATTCTTCACACTGTGGACCTAAATCAAAATCATCAAACATAAATATCATTTCCTTTCTTTATCTTATATAAATATTATATAATAATTTTTATTTAAAATCAATAAGGAAAAAATTAAGGGGTGTTATAATCTTTTTGTATAGCACCCCTCGAAGTCTCAGGGTTGCAGCTTAGTATTTGTAAACTGATTGCTAATCCCAGCTACATGACTCGACAGGGATAGTCCGTACCCTATACTTTAAGTTTTGGTTCCATTTCGTCTATACCTACAATCTTACCTTTCACGCCATGTAATTTTATTTGTCCCTGTTAATTTTATTTTCTTTAGACTTCTCATACAGCCCAGCTCTGTACACGCCATTTTTTTTTGAGGTTTTTATTGAGCCGCCGAAGCACTCAACGCAAGCAGGTATTTACCTCTAACTTGGACTCTGGTTAATTAAAGGTTCGCTCTTTTTATAAGTGGCGAAGCACTTTAATACTCAAAATGGGATTCGAACCCATACCCTTTCGGAGCGGTGTTTGAGACCGCCGTGTCTACCTATTCCACCATTCGAGCATATTTATTAGGCTTTCCACAGCAACATAAGCCATTAAAAGTTGCTATGAGTCGAGTTTAGTGCTAAAACTCAGTTCTCCTCTTAAAAAGCACATGGCGAGACGTTAGTCTTTAAATGAGTCCGTCCGTGGACTCGGAGTGAGGTTCACCATGCTACACAATCTCTCCCAAACGGCATAACACCAGTACGCTATGCGGTACTCATACATCTCAATCACACTATTTTCTTTCTCAGTGCAAGAAAGTGTGCCAATAAACCGTATGACAGCTTATTGATAATGCCCAATGAGAGACTCGAACTCTCACGCCTAAGCCGCAGCTTCTAAGACTGCTATGTCTGCCAGTTCCATCAATCGGGCAAATGAACGGGGAGAGATGAACTCTCCCCTAAAAGAGAGGTAATATGGGATATTGTCCCAAGCTCCCCCAGTAGGACTCGAACCTACGACACGCTGGTTAATCAGAAGTTGAGATTTGAACTCAAATACTCGGCATTACTTATGCTACTCCTGCACAGCCAGCCGCTCTACCAACTGAGCTATAGGGGATTAATAGTGAACGCCCCGCCTCTTTCACTTTGATTGTCGCCCTCAGCCGTTTACTCGACGCTATAACAATCCCTTTAATTTAATCAAGACAGTTGGAACCTTTTCGATTTTTTATTAGACTCGAAATTAACTACCACTAAACATATACTAAAAAATTCTTAATCGCAAAAGAATTTTTTCTTTATCATCTATTAACCAGAAAGGTTATTTGCTGATTAACTGTCTTTACATATATATTATAACATTTTTTTATTTAAAAATCAATTTTCTTTATTTTCCTTCGACTTAGACTTAGAGCGGTTTTTAGCCTGCTGCTCCTTATCTTTCTCGTTCTGAATCTTTCTAAGAGTTCCTCTGAGTTTTCCTACTGGCTTACAAGTAATTCCCATAATGTTTTTATTTCCTTTCTTTATCTTATATATATATTATATAATAATTTTTTTATAAAATCAATTTACTTATCTTTAAACTGAAGAAAATAACTTTCCATTACCTCAACAGTTTCGACCTTTCCATTTTTGTCTGGTTCAGTCGCAAATGTAACTGAATAAGGAGTCTCTTTTACATAATGATATTTCTTCAAAAATCATACTACATTCTCATAATCCATAGAATACACCTCATTTTATATCTTCAAGCGATAGGAGCGGGCTCATGCGTCACCGCCCCCACCACAAGAAATCCTATCTATCATCAAATATTAAAAATAATGTTCTTAAAGTCAACGCCACAATAGACCAACATGCCATTGGCGTTGCTAAGATTATAAACATAATTCCGCCTACTGTTTCATAACTCAAGCCATACACTCCTTTAAAATATTGGCACGACTCGGATGACGCAGCTTTCTTAAAGCCTTTGCTTCAATCTGACGAATACGTTCTCTTGTAAGACCATATTCTCTACCAACTTCCTCAAGAGTCATAGCTTTTTTACCGCCAATACCAAATCTCAAACGAAGAATATTAGCTTCACGATCACTTAATGTATCAAGAACCGCATTCACTACATCTTCATTAGATTCTTTAATATATGCACTTTCCGGATTAACAAAATGAGTATCTTCGATAAATGAACCAATAGTAGTATCATCATCGTCACCCACCTGAATATCCAGGCTGGTAGGCTCTACAATATAAGACTGAATCTCTTTAGCCTGTTTTTCAGAAATGCCCATTGTATCAGCAATTTCTTTTATTTTTGGTTCTCTATTTAACTGGTTAAGAAGCTCTCTTTCAGTCTTTTTGAACTTATTTATATTCTCAGTCATATGAACAGGAATACGAATAGTTCTGGACTGGTCCGCAATAGCTCTTGAAAGAGCCTGTTTAATCCACCAAGAGGCATAAGTTGAAAAACGGAAACCTTTTGATACATCAAACTTTTCTGCGGCTTTAATGAGACCAATATTTCCCTCCTGGATAAGATCCTGATAGGATAAACCACAACCCTGATAATGGCGGGCAAGAGAAACAACAAGACGTAAATTAGCTTCAACTAATTCATTCTTTGCGGACTGGTCTCCTTCAGCAATTCTATGAGCCAGCTTAACTTCTTCATCTGCTGACAGCATAGAAAACTGTCCCATCTCACGCATATAAATCTTAATAGAATTATCTACAACTGCTTCTGGAGTCGCTACTTTTACATTATCCATTAAGAAAACACCTCTCTTTTATTTATTATAAATATATTATAATATTTTTTTATTAAAAAATCAATTAAGATTTTTTAAGTAGCAGGCCGGTGAGGAGTCGGACCCCAAGATTTGGAGTCTTGCCCTCATCCGATGAGGTTTAAGGCTACCGACCTATATGGGTGGATTAATCCACCTTTAAAGCATATAATATATCCAACTGTTTATTAGCTCTTGGAAAAAGCCTTTTAAAAGCTGAAATCATTTTTTTATTTTTCTTATAATCTATTACATCTCTAAAAAGAGATAATATAGATACTCCATATGTTTGTTCTGACATTACATAATTATCTGAAAATATGTAATCACTTTCATCTGTATAACAATCAAGAATGATTAAATAATCTTGAATCTCTTCTGCCCATTTTCTACCATAGTCTGGTTCATGAATATCACGCCAAGTCATTTCTTCAATATAATCTTGATGCGATAATTCAAAACCAACTGCTACGACAGCACGAAAATCTACTCCCATGCAGACACCTCTTTTTATTTTTCTTCTTTCTTAATTTTCTATATATATTATATAAAAAATTTTTAAAAAAATCAATTTAGTATCTATTTATGTAATTTTAATAAAAAATCCTCGGGCAAAATTTTTGTAGAGTGCCCGAGGAGATTTAATAATATTCTGTCTTACAAACCAAACCGCCTAATCATATCAGCGATTTTATCCTGCTCTTCCTGAGTAATCTCTACTTTTGGTTTCATTACCTCAGCTCTCTGTCCTCTAATGGGAGTGGTAGGAGTATCTTCACTCCAATCCCATGCGGTATGAGCTGCTTCATTCTCTGCCGCAATAGGTGTTTTTGGGCATGTCATAGCAATAGCAATCTGAACACGTTCTCCGCCATCATCTGCCCACACATAAATCTTCTTATCCTGTTCTCCAATATAATCGGCTCCAAAAGCCATCGCAATTTTATTCTGCACGTTTACTTTTGCTGTGCTGCCCTTTGCCATAATTTTTCCTCCTTAGTCCTGTTTTTTTGCGTCTGTAATGCTAAAAGATGCAGAAAGGTCTCTGTTCATATGCTCTGTGTTCCACATTGATACACAAAAATTTAAAATTGTTAAAATCTGATTAATATCCCAACTTGGATGTCCATTTCTCAAATAGTCATAGTTACGCTCTACTTCTTTTACTTTTGAGTATAAAGAGTCCTCTTTAAAATCCTTCGTCTCTATTATTATTTCCTTCTCCTATTCTACAATCTATATAACAGTCTTTGCAATAATATAATCCAGTAGTGTGATCAAATTGCATATCAGTCTTATAATATAAACCACCACAATTTGCACATTCAGCAGTTTCCGTATCTGCACAAGATGGACAAATTACCTCATCAGCAAGCTCTACATAATATCCATCATCAAATACAAACCTCTGCCCGCAACATGGACAGGTTCCAAAAATGTCACTATCACCTTGTCCATACTCAATTTCGCATTCATTACACATCATGGATTCAGTTAACTCAATGTTTCTATTACCACAACACAAGCATTTAACTTCGCCTCCAACTCTAATTTTAGGCATATTATTAATGTATTTTATTATTTTTTCTTTCTTTGGAGGTTGACCTTCAGATCCTAAAGAAAGAAAATATGAAGACCAAGGTGATTCTATCATCTTATAACAATACATCGGCTCATAACAGCTTGATTGTAATAAATCATTAAATTGTAATGAATTTTTACGATTCGTTACAATTTCATCAATTGGAGCAATATTACCTCCATATGGTATATAAGCATGTCGAAAAGAAAACTCATTTACTCCATTATCATATGATTTTATCTTTTTATCTGTCCATGCGCTCCAGCTCCCAAGTCCTGCTTGCGGTAAAAGATTATCTTTAACAAAATTAATACCTACATCAGTCCTGAAAGGATATTGTCTGCCCGCAAACATCATATCCCAATTCTCAGATAGATAAAGTAAAACTCTCCACTTCTTAGAGTTCCATTTTACATCTTCTGGAAAATTAGGTAATTTTTCATTTTTATCAGACTTGAGATAACACATAATCGTACAATTATCTGTCATATATGACAAATTTCCAGCTCGATATTCGCCATCTAATGCATGACATGAACGCCAATTATGATTATTTTCGCTGGCTGAAAGAAAATCAAGTGGATGCACAGAAAGACATAGTGTCCCTTCAACCTTATCCTCTTGGATAATCATACTCGCCGCAGCCTGTAAAGCTTCCAATGCTTCTTTATTACTTTCAAAAAACTTAAATGCTTTTAAAAGTTTCATATCTTTTGGAATTTTTTCACCTTTATCAGTGACAATAGAATTGATAACTCGATTTGTAAAAAAGCCTTCTCTTTGAGAGCTGATAAAATCAGCTAAGCCAGGATTAGAATAATTTTGTTCAACTAAATTCGCAAAATCATCGACTTTAATCTCTTTATCATGCTTATTCAATTCAAAAAATACTTTTTTTGGAAATTCATAGATCAATTTTCCGCCCATTGCTTCTATAAAGTCACGTTTTCCTTCTAACCACTTTTCAAATAAATCATCTACTACAGGATTTTCTATTCCTTGTGAATAGGAAATAACCTTTTTAAACTGTTCCTTAATCTCGTCAATCTCTTTTACGCTCAATCTTCTGACCTCTCGCTACCACATTTAGGACACGCAGACATTTTTTTCTTTTCATAAGCTGTCCCGCAATCTAAACACCAAGTTACATTATCAACACAACAATCTGGACAATAATATACAATCTTCTTATTCTTATTTCTGGTTGGAATCACTTCATATTCACAAAATGACTTTCCGCAGCTCTTACATCTATAATGAGGTGTATAATCATACCAATCTTTATATTTCTCATCGTAACCCCATTTAGTCCCATTATAAGAATAAGAATATTCAATATACTCAAAATCCGGGATATCTTTCTCTTTAAGCATACGTTTTACTTTTTCGATAGTAGCCATCCAAGGTTTCAAATGTAAAGTTTCATATCTGGTATGCTCATTCTCATAACCTATGGATAAATTAACTCCAACAACATCCCATGCTGGACATAATTCCGCAATATCTGAAAAAGTTCCAAAAGCCTCAATGAAACCAAATGATTCTACATATGTAATAAAATCTTCGTTGTAACAATCATAAAACACACAATCATTTGTCCCATGTCTATCCAACTGAATTAAGTATTTTAAATTTGGAATTGGGCATTCAGGAAAATCTTTTACAAGCTGAGCTGCACCAATACCGCCAACTTCTTCATCTGTGGTAAAAATTATTGTTGGACGAAGCCCAGACTGAATAATTTTAAGTATAGCAAATACACCTGCACGATCATCTGCTCCAAGACCTTGCGGACTCCACATTACGCCTTTTTCTCTATCATAATATATATCTTCTGGCGATTCTGGAAAAACTGTATCTACATGAGCCACCAACCCAATCGGAATATCTCCAATAGCATACAAATAATCTCCTGTATAAGTGAGATTACTGTATCTGCCACAGAGAATCCGATTTAACATCCTCATCAGTTTTTCTGGGGAAGCTTCAAGTAAATTCTTAAATAATTTTAAATCATTAGGACTTAATACCTGCACATTAATCTCCTCTCTTTTTCTTTTTCTTTTTATAAATATATTATATTATATTTTAATTAAAAAATCAATTAGCAGAAAGTTCGTCCCGATATTGTTCAATAGATTCTTGGTCTGCGGCAGAGAGTACATGATAGCATAAACGGCAATGCCCACCTTCTTCACATCTCTGGCGGCAAGTCATTCTTCTTTCTGATAACACTGGATTAATAACACGATTCAAAGCACTGAAATTTAAACCAGTAACAAGCATATTAAGATTACCTGGCCAATGCTTTTGTTCAGCATAAATACGAAACATCGCACGTTCTTTTTGATAATATTTTTCTCTATCTTCAGTAAAATCTTCAAATTCTACTGCGGTAATGTAGTCTTCATACATCTCTAAATCTTCTGGACGAATCCATGTACCTACAATACCATTATCTCTTGGTAGTCCATCTTTTAAAGCCAAATTAGGTACTGCCCGCACAGGAACATCAATAGATTTAACTAAATCCATATTAAAGAATAATGGAGCATCAATTAAAGCATAACAAACTCCTAAATCCTTTAATGCTCTTAGCTCATATGCAGTTTTAACTCCAGCATTATGATAAAATGGAATATTTTGAGCCTTTGCCGCAATACAATCATCAATAGTATCTACACATATAATAAATCTCTCTTGAGATAATATATTATAATTACTTATCTCATTCCAATTAATTTCATCATCAAGATTTGAATGAACTAATATAATTGTTGCTGTTGGATATTTCTCAAAAAAATCTGGAATTGCTTTTCTATCTCTATAATAAAACTTAATTTCATCTGCCTTACGCAGATAATCAGTTTGTTGTCTACTGGATAAACAAAATTTCATAAGAATACACTCCTCCTTTATAAATATATAATATCATAAAAATATAGCCTTGTCAATTAAAAAATAGTAAAGCCATTTTTTGTTTTAGGTTTACGAAGTGTGCGCCCAGCGCCGGCCGGCTTTGTTTTACCGAACTTTATGGGGCTGAAAAAAAGAGAGTTGCTATATAGCAACTCTCTTTTTTTAATTACTCCTCAACTGAATCAGTTGGCTTCTCATCAACATCTTCGTCTACCGGCTCACCTGCCAGCTTATATCCTTTTACAATTCTCTTTTTGCCTTCAGCTCCAGTTACTTTCATATCTGTCTTTGCAGCAATACCAGCCTCAACTAGGGCATTCAGTCTGTAAACACATTTAGCAACTGTAGCATCTTCATCCTCAACCTTTGCCGCAATATCTGCAATAGTCTCAAACTCATCTGTCAGAACTGCCTGAATAGCTTCCTGTAACTTATCAGATGTAGCTCTCTTTTTCTTCGCATTCTCTTTTGCTTTATTCAACTTTTTATCCAAAAGAACAATCTCATTCTCTGCAAAGGCTTTCAGCTCTTCACTTGTTACTGTTGGGTCATCAACACCCTCTTCTTTTGCTGGATAAGACATAACACCAGTCTCTGCGAAGTGAATAAGTGCCTGATACATTTCTCTCTTTGTAATTTTTTCCATAATCTATACCTTTTAACCTTTCTTCATCTTTGATAAATATATTATATAATAATTTTTATTTAAAAGCAAGTCTCTCTTTTAAAGTGCCATTGCGATGTCTCCAATACGATTCCATGCTGCAAAGAAATCTCCTCTGTCAAAAAGATTGCAAACATTATAAAACTCTCTCCAATCATGAGGAGTATCAATGACTATTTCATCATCAACATTCTGATACTCCTCTTTGACACTCTGCATCCAAGTTGTATCTTCAAGGTCTTCATTGCCGTCTCTTTTAATACCAAAGAGAGCAAGACCTTCATCCGTACAATCTGACATACGCACATAGTAATATGGCTCTCCATAAAATCTGTTTAAGACTTCTCTCTTACGAATAACCTTAAAGTATTTTGCGGTGCAGCTTTCTTCCATATCGTAAACAAAGATAGTTTCTACGATTTTAGTTTCATCCTTATCAAAGAGGAGTCTGATAGGAGTCAAGTTGTGGATAAGATGATTCTCACCAGTAATTGAATCCTGAGTTACATTATCATCAAAACAATCTGGGCAAAGAAGTCTTCCATCTACACAAATCAATTCATCTTCTTCTCTGTAAGACTCTCCGCAGATAGAGCAGAATGCCACTGTATCACAGCATTCGCCCATCAGATGCCTTTCATTGTCATAGAAGTCAGCTTCCTGTCCGCATCCCATACACTCAGATTTACCAGAGTAATTGAAAAGAATTCTTACGCAACCCTCTTCATCATCTCTATTGATGTAATATAAATCCTTATTAAAGTATGCTGCGTTCATGTAAGGATCATTTAAGAAATCATTGTACATTGCCTCAGAGCTCGGATAAACCATCAGTTTATAGTCATCTACATAAATATACTCATTTGGCTCATACTCTCTTAATGTTTCATCGAAGTTCCACTCAGGCAGGTTCTTTACGGCAAGCTCTCTTAATAGACTTAAACTTGCTTTAGTCAGATTAGAGTTAAAGTAAGGATAAGACTTGATGTTTGTAATAAGATCTTTATTAACAATCATCAGCTCTCTCCACTTCTTATTGCTCCACTCCAGCCCGCAAACATCCATCGGCTCAGAAGCTGTAAGATATGCAACAACAACCATCGGAGAGTTCATCATCTCAACAGTTCCCTGTCTGTAGCATCCATTATCCATCCAGGACATACAAGAACTCCAATCGGAGTCATTGTCGCTCATTGTTACATAATCCAAAGGATGAATTGAAAGGCAAAGATTACCTTTTAACACTTTCTGATTCAGAATCTGAGAAACTTTGATACGGAAGTCCTCAAAATTACTCATGTTCAGTCCATAAGCAGAAGCAATTTTTCCAAGAGCCTTCATAGTTTTACAACCATGCTGAATCTTAATTTCTTTTCCTTCTGGAGTAGGAACCATAAAGGTATCGCCTGTGTAAACATTATCAATCAGCTCAGAGCTACTGCAAATAGCACAGATGTTCTCATAAAGTTCTTTTTTCTCATTTTCATAAGCATAGTTACTCTGAATGTAGTCCATCCAAAACTTATTCTGGATTTTATCAATGAACTCTCTCATAAAGAGGTGCTCATCCATCAGGTCATTCATCTCTCTACGCATCTGACCGGATTCTTTTTCAAAAGTAACAGTTTTAGAAACGATAAGTTTGTTACCAAACAGTTTATACAGATACTGCGCCTTAGCGTCAGCCCAGAAGTGAAGAAGTTCTTTACCACTTACACTTCTCTTGCCATAATACTCACTTGCATAAGTATCAATATATTTCTCAAAAGCAGTCATCTCAGCATCTGTAATCATATCTCTTAAATCGAATACTTTTTCCATATCTTTAATTACCTCTCTCTTTAACTTTCTATAATTATTATATTATATTTTTTATAAAAAATCAATCAAGCTTCATTATGTCTAAGAAAGCATCTTTGTTACTTTATCCTCTACATAAGCCAAGTCTGAAGGTGATAACTCAAATGATGCCTGTGCAGTGAATGTCGTATTTCCTTTACGATATTCATTAACAATCTGCTGAGCAAGGTTATCAAGATCTTTCTGATGAACCATAAAACCTAAGAATAAATTAGATTCTCCAAACATTAAATATCATCTCCTTTTCTTTATCTTATGTATATATTATATTATAATTTTTATAAAAAATCAATAGCTGTCTTTTTGACTACCAAATGTCTCTTGGAGATGCTACATATATATCTGATGGCATATCCGGCGTCCGCACAAGTACCTTCCGCAGAATATTGGATTCGTGCTCAGGCTTATTCATAACTTTAAAGTCTGAGAAAGTAAACACCAAGTCAGCTCGCACTCTTTCTCCATCCATCAAGAATAAAAAGAGTTTCTGGAAATATTTTACTTAATTTAATCATGTTCTCTACATGGTCATACCACTTAATAGGCTCCTCAAAAAAGTCATCCAAGAAAGGGCTTTCATCCTCTCCGACTTCAAAATCATAAGGATTGATGCTATTAAGGGCATTTACAACATCTGCTTCTTTTGGCATTTCAGTTTTCCCAAAATGAATGAAACTGATTTTATAATTTGTTAAATATCCCATAAATTATTTTTCCTTATTTGCTTTAATGCATCTGGTTAATACCGTCTGCTTTACGTTCTTATAAATTTTATGGTTTTTGATAGTACCACGAATCCAGTATGATTCACCTTCATCGAATTTTACTCTGGTAGAAGATGTAATCCAAACAAACACATTACCTGCGGCATCTTCCATTGTGTAGCAAGTGCTCGGTCCATAATAGCCATTGATTTTTAATGCTTTGGTGACGATAACTTCAATTTCAATTCTGTTACCGATTTCGCCAACATAATTAGAATGGCTCTCTTCATAGAGCAGAGCATTGACTGCGGCTTCTACAATGTTATCATTTTTGAGAGATTCACCCTCGCCAACGTCTTCCCAGTTAAGTCGAATAGCTTCGACTCCTTCTGGAAGTTCTTCTGGCAGTTCTGCTTCAGAAGATAAAGACCAGCCCCACCATTTTCTATACTGGCAACCGTTTTCTTTAAACCACTCTTTATGCGGATAAGTATCGCCTTTAAAGATTGTAATATATCCATTTTTGAAACCAAGAATCTCTTTCTGAGATTTCCAGTATGGATCGTTGGAATGGTCTTCTGCGGCAAGGTCTGGATAATATTTCTTATATTCAGCATTGCTGTATGCACGTACCTGCTTCAGATTTCCATTCGCCATCTTTACTTTGATATACATTTTAGTTCCTACGAAGTAAGGTTCTCCGACCTGTTCCAGTCCTACATAAGATCTTGCTACTAATGCCATATCTTGAACACCTCTCTCTTTCTTTATCTTATAAATATATTATATAATATTTTTTATAAAAAATCGATGGCGGTTTATTAGTTGCCTTATGAGATGGATTTAATTCCTGATCTTTCCATACCCATATGAACTAAATAGTTTTCCCATTTCTTTGAATTTTCTCTACTACCAATTAATGCAGACATCATTTCTGGTGTATAACTATTTAAGTCTCCAGGCGGATTTGTACTAAGAATCCTGGCTGCTTCCTTTACAGCTTCTTGAAGAATCCTGATTCTTTTTAAGTTTTGATTATATTCTTCAAGAAGTCGGTCAAGATTATGTTTTTCCATTAACTTTTACTCCTTTATTTATTTTCTATATATATTATAATAAAATTTATAAAAAAAATCAAAGGAGACTTTTTAGTCTCCTTTGATTCTCTTAATTTTTATTTATCATCATCATCTTCAGTGATTTGATCGGCTACATCAATAATATAATCTACCAGCTCCTGCGTTCCATCTTTCACAACTTCAATATTATCTGGAGTAATAAGGGATGCCGCAAGCATCTTATAACAGGTATTCTCAGAAGGTACAAAAATTCCAATAGTACCGACAATTAAGCCAATAATGAGAGGTTTCTTTAAAAACTTGATTATATCTTCTACATCATAATCAACACAGCATATAAAGCCCACAAAAAGGACAATCGCTGCAAGTCCAAAGCCGCCAATCAGTCTGTTACAGAAATAAAATAAAAAAACAGTGGATTAATAATTGGATTTATTATAAATACTCCTTATCTTCATCATCTAAATCTTTATCTTCATCTTCTGGTACAGCCCAGTAATCAATCCATGAATTGATTTCTTCATTGAGGACGTCATCTACATCTTCCTCATCCCAATCTTCATCAAGACCAAAATCTTCTGGATTGTCATAAATGTCGCCTCTGTCTGTAATGCCACCCATTCCAGAATAAGAATCATACTCTTCTACTGCATACTCTCTTGCCAAGGCATAAGCATCTTCCAAAGATTTGCAATCAATAGTACCAATATAATTAGCACCACCAAAACCGCCACCTAAACCCGCATAAATATTATACATCATAATCAACAATCCTCCGCTGATTTATCTTTATCCTCATCAAACTTATATCTTGAATTGATTACCATGTCAAATAAAAATTTTGTCATGTTTGCGGCAATGCCCGCATTTGACCTTATTTTAGTCTGGTCCGCAGGAATAAAATCATCACTATCAAACATATTATTTCTTCTCCTTTAAAATAACTTTTCCTTCCATTACGCCATAGTTGGACTTCTCCTGAAATGTCCAAGTCTCAGCT